TCAAGTACAATATCTTGCACTTTATCCCAAAGCCAGTCTCTATATTCATTCGACATAATATTTACCTCAATAATTGTTATTTATCTTTTATTTCCTTTAAAATTACCTTTAACGCAGCGCCAATCTTAGCATCTTTCCTAATTCGATCCAATTCATCACTGGTATAGCTAAGACGCCTTTCTGTCGATTGTAATTTAGCATTAAGCTCAAAATTTTCTTTTTCTAACTTAGCAATACGCATATGAGCTTCATCACCAAAATTAATTGTTTGCATCATTTTCTTTACTCATTTCCTCATAACTTTTATCACTATCCCAATAAAAGAATTCAGTATAACTGCCTACATCAAACTTCCAACGTCCATCCTCTTGCCACATACGAGTATAGTAGCGCTTGAATGCTCTCTTATTAGGATATCTATCATTAGCATCGGCAATAAACTTATCAATTTCTATATTAACTTCTTGTAAAGTTTCACACTCGGTAAGAAATCTTTCTTGTCCTTTACTGTTTCTGAACCATAGTTTCGCCATATTCTCGCTCCTTTAATATATCCATTGCTTCTTTATAGTGGCCGTGTGTTATTATCATTAAATAGAAAACTAATAATTAATATAATTGCGATTAAAACCAATATACTATTTAATGACATATCACTCATCCTTTCTAATGGCATATTTATCTCTAAGATCTTCCCAGTCTTGATGATTTCTTAACATCTCACGATATTCATCCATAGTATGTTCTGAACTCAGTTCATATACAGACCATTCCAGATTATTAGCTATGAGATCTTCGACATATGTCCCAACATAATCTTCATATTCTTCAGTATCTTCTTCAAGACATTCATTTTGTGCAGCATCATAAGCTTCTTCATACATAGTATCAAGAATACTAGTATAGGTTTCCATTACATCACGAGACATTTCTTCGCCATATTCGTCAGCTTCTTCTTCAGAATCTGCTTCAATAATATCAACATTATACATACCATGAAGGCCACCATAGGTCTGTTCTGCAGCGTAAATAAGATAAATCATTCCTTGTTCTCCTTTTCTTCTTCTTCTTTAATAACTCCATCATAATTAGGATTAAATGGAACCCATAATACTTGTTTGCATTGCGGGCAAGTAATACATTGATTTTTATTTACATCTTCTGGCTCAAAACCAATTAAAGCGCCGCATCCGCTGTTACATCGCGCGATCATTCCCATCCAATGGGGATTTAGTATTCTTGTCATTTCATCCACATCTCGTAAAATTCTTTAGTTTCAGGGTCTTGAAGCATACTCCAGAAACAAAAACCCATATTTTGTAATTCTTTTTTCTGTTCAGTAGTGGGAGTACCAAAACAATATTGATTAACCAGTTCTTTGTCTCTAATAAAGGAGAGCTGTCCCATTGCTTTATACTTCCTTACAATACCAGACAACCGTGCATTTTTCTCCATTAATTTCCTTATGCTCCTTTACCTTCATTTTTAATTTAATTTCCATAGCAGGCGCATAATTTTTGGCGCCTGTTTCCCAAATATACTTATTACCTTCGGCATCAAGCATAACATGCGTATGCTTTTCACCGAAATGACTTTCATTTGTTTTATTTTCTTTAATAACAACTTTTCTTTCAAGCCATTCATCTTTTGTTCCTTGAAAGTGGCTTGTACTATCCACCATATCAGTAGTGAGTGCCATAACATATTTTCTTACTTCTTCATCAGATTTAAGCTGAGTTTCATTTGCGGCTATATCAGACCATTTGACCTGTATAGGAGTAATGGTAGAAGGCAAATTTTCTAATGCTCTGCCGCCAGGTGTATAAAAATTAAAAAGCGTATTATACCAGGCTTTAGGCGGCCAGCTAGCTTGAGCCCAACTCCGTATTGTATCTTCATCACCTTTAAAAATAGTGATGTATCCTACTTCTCCAAAACCAAAGGCTTGTCGCGCATTGAAAGAGGAGACAATAACTGTGTCAGGATACATACGCTTATATTCTGCATTAGAATACCAACGCACCTTCTTCTTGCCCTTGGGCGCGATTACGTACACATAAAGCCGATTATTTTCTTCAAACGGCTCTCCATCAAGTGGATATTTTTCATAAGTTTTCGCCACTGGCATCTCTATCTCCCCTTTCTGTATAAATATTATACAATAATTTTAAAAAAAAATCAACCACTTAACTTTCGCTAAGTGGTCTATAAATATAAAATTTTTCTACTGTGTTTAAATCTAAAGGTTTCTTAACTAAATTATCAATTAGATCAAAAATACTATATACATAAATAAGTGGATCTTCTTTTAATATATATGCACATCGCATATTTTCAAGTCCTGGGTCTCCGGCTTTACAAGCTTGAACTAATTGTTGGAGTACCGTACCAACATTATCAATTGGAATTTCCTGTCTTTGCTGATTCATTTATTAGCCCTCCATACTTCCTGTAGATATCCTGATTTAATTAGTGACTCAGGGGTAGAAGTAATAAGAGATGTCGGGCATCCTGCAAGACTATGATTTTCTGCAAATTCTAAATCACTAAAAATGATATCAAGCATTAGTTTATTCTTAGGATTCATACCGCTATTGCCGCGCTCCCTATCTTTAAGCCACCAAGCGCGTTCGCCACTATAACTAAAAAAATCACCACTATAGGCACGACCTGCGGCTAAGAAATCACATACTAATTCAACGAAGTCATTACATGGCATACAATATACTTTTAAGCCTTCACTAAAATTATCTGCCCAATAAGCCCAGTGATGTGGATTGCGGCCGCGATGGTGAAGCCAAGCGCGCGAATATCCATAAAATCGCTTTGCCGCGTGAATAGGAGATTCGTCTCCAGTCCAAAATCTTGCCGATTCTAGAAATTCAATAGGAGAATACTTACTTAAATCATGTTTTATGCCGCGCCAGGTAATACCGGCAAGATGACAATAATATCTTACCCATTTTCTATGAGTACGAACAGTTTTCCAATGTCCAAAAAACTTTTTCCAAGTAAGCTTAGGTTCTTCCATTTTAATCTCCTCTTACAATGTATTTAAATGGTTGCTTTTCAATCCAGTTACGTGTATATTTAGCTACACTATAATAGCCATATTTACCATCAGAAACATAAGCATTTTCTAATTGACGATTAAAATTTTCATCTTCAATAAAGGTGATGTAATCTTCTTTAGTCATAAAATATTTTGAATGATCTTTTACCCAATCATCAATCGGAAAAGCTTCTAAAAAGTAATTCTGAAGTAATTCTTCACAATATTCATGATCTATTGTATCTTCATTTTCAATATCTTCGCCATCATTACTCATATTAATTAGTAATGAAGGGAGATATAAACCCTTTGAAGTAATATGTACGTTACTACTTTCTACTAACTCACAAGGGCGCCAACTACCATTAATTTTTACTAGTCCTCGCATTCCTGCGTGAATATCAATATTCATTAATTCTCCTCTTCCAACATTAGTTGAATATATCTTTTAGTTAAATCTTTTTGAAACTGTGCGATTAAAGCTAATCCTTCAGTTTCCATTTTCTTTTTAAATTCCGATTTTACAAACTCGTCACGTTTATCATCAAGCAATTGCGCGATTGCTGCACATTCTTTATCATAATAGCCATCTCGCGCTTTATCAGTATCTCGCTTGGCGTCCAAAGCACTTCTATAATCACGAGGCAGCAATTCTAACAAATAACGATAATCAAAGCTATCAATAAAAGTATCTACCATGCTACATAAGCGCAAAGCATGTGAATAACGTTTTCCCGCGGGCATACTACGCTTGGTAAGCTGATGAGCCATACCTGCGGCGGCGTAAAGCATATGATCATAATTACAATGAGTCATAGCATTCATTTTCATATCATCATTTAAGTAGTTTTCGAAAATATCTCTATATTCTTCAGAAAATACTCTATACTTTCCTACAAAGCATTCAAGACTATTAGGAGAAGTCCTTTTAAGTAAATTTAAGCCAATACGAATATCTTTATATACACATTTACCATCTTCTACTTCAAATTCACCTGCTTGCGGCTCTGCGGCGGTAGCAAGCTCTTCCATAGAAGGAAAAATAAAAGTAAAAGTATCAATATCACTATTTTCATTATCAAGGCCATAATTTTGAGAGCCAATTAATACAGTCATAACTGCATTAAAGCCTTGACTAATAATAAAATTATGATGATTTTGTACGGCGAGCATAAGTTTATCCATTCATCATCTCTCCTTTTCTAAAAATATTATATCAAAATTCAATAAAAAAGTCAAGCAATAAATTGCTTGACTAATATATAAGAGAGGAAGAAAAGGTTAATTTAAGTAAGAATGGATTGGTGCGTACCGATCACTTAGAAGTGCTTCTAGCATAAGATCAATCCCTGTCTTACCGGTCAGAATCTGAGTAAAAATAGAAGGAGAAGCTCCGCTTACGAATGTAATGCCATCCTTATCCTTCATTGGAATATTACCATCTCCAGACGCATTAACATTCCAATAGATAAGCTTAGGCATCTTATATCCATAAGAATTCCACTTACTTTCAATTTTCTCCATCAGAGTAGTGCCGCTATAACGAGCACTAGTGCGTGCATAGTCAAACTGCATATCACTAATTACAATTAGTGTTTCAGGTAGATCATCCTGGGACAGATGCTTATTAACAGCAGTCTGTAGAATCAAATCAAAAGTAGCTTCAATGTTAGTATTTTCACATAGATTTCTACGATAGATACGATATACCTTATCACAGAAATCCACGCCTTCAACTTCAATAAGTTGAGGTCTAGAACTAAAGCTAATGAAATGATTCTGGAACGGCCCCTTCGCGCGCTCAGCAGTATATAGAGATAGAGAGATAGCAACATCAATAGGAGCAATAGCATTGCGGTCATAGCCACAAAGCATACTACCACTAGTATCACATACACATAGAGCATTTAGAGTAGCACCATTGAAATAATCAGTAAGATTATCCCAATATTTATTTGCGGCCAAACGATTAACATCCTTAATAGATACATTGTTTACATCATTCCACCAGCTAGAACCGCCCATAACTTCGCGCGCTTTCTTTACTACATCGTAAGGATATAGAGTTCCAGCATTTACCTTAGTCTTATCAGAAGACATAAAAGCAGCATAACGTTCCTTAGTTTCTTCTCTGCGCGCGAATGCCTTTGAATAAAGGATACCAGCACGAGAAGGAAGCTTATTAAATGCAATCTCATCCCAACGATTCTGGCTCATTAGGGTTTCAACAAGATTACAAGCCTTACGGCCTTCAGAAAGCATCTTACGATACTCACGCTCAGTTAGACCGAATTCACGCGCGATCTTACGTCCGCGCGCCTGAGTATTCTTAGAAGATGTATTGATAGAAGGCATCCACTTATATACAAGGTGATCTTCATTCTTATCAATCACATACTTAATATATCCAAGCATTTCAGGCTCGCAAGGAGTATCAAATAGCTCGAATAGGTCATCATAACGGCCATACTCAGCCACAAACGGAATTAGACGCCATGCCTCGTGTCTGTGGTTCATTGCTAGCCACTGTAGGCATAGACGGAAAAATCTACGTTCGCCTTGGCCGCCACGGATATCACGAAGCCAGAATAGACACTTTAAGGCTAAGGTAGGATTCTCTTTATAGGCAGATGCAAACATATTGATACAATCTGATTCAGAAGCTCTACGCATAGCTCCACCTTGCGCGAAAAGGTCATAAACCTTTGACATAGTAGAATGGTAAGCTTTCGCGCCATTCGCAGTATAAGTTACATTTTCACGTTCCTTGAGGTTCTTTAGTAATTCGTTCATTTTCATTCTCCTTTTCATCTTGGTCGTTGTCACGACTGTGGGATTTATTAAAATTACATGTAAGAATACAATTTTTACATGGATGCCCAATTAGACATTGTTCATCTTTTAACATAATAATTATAATATAAATTTATTTAAAAGTCAAATATCAGAAATAATTTCTTGAATATTAGCAATTCCTATTGCTATATCATTTAAATAATTAGGTACGTAATAGATAGTAAAATTATCTGGATAATCTCCACCATCATAATGGAAAACAAGATACCACCCAGGGCCTTTCCAACTGGATGAGCCGCAACTATTCCATATTGTAAATCTTAAGTATAGATAATCTTCATAATTATCAATTTTATATAATTCACCATATTCAGTATCTTCAAAAGGTAACTCTACCGTTCTGCTATAAATTTCACGCTTACTAAGTAAAGCAGATTCATGATTAAAAGCATCTACCCACTTTTCAAATGTTTGTCCGTCAACAGTGGTGTATGAACAAATTTCTTCTCTTTTTATAGTATTAGCTTTCATTTAATTTTCTCCCACTGCTTTTTAATGTCAGAAAATGCTTCTTCAATATTTACTGGAGTACAATTATGCGAGTCCATTCCAACATGATACATAAATGGATTTTTCTCATCAAAAAAGTTTACTGGCTGATGAGTATGCCCGTGAAAGTTGAATACATGCTGGGAAAAATGCTTCTGATCAAAGTTAGAAGTAATAGTAGGATAATGACTTAGATAAATAGAATATTTATTATTATACTTAAAATTCCAAGCATACCAACCACCATTCATATAGCGGCATTCTTTAAAGAGTCTATCCTTACGCTTATCGCTATCATGGTTACCCCAAATAATAAAAAATTCTCCATTCAGCCGCTGCATACATTCAATGCCCTTGTCATCATCATTAAGCATGATATCGCCAAGAACATATACAGTGTCATGTTCTCCAACAGTCTTATTCCAATTTTCAATAATAATTTCATTCATTTCTTCTACAGAAGAAAAGCCGCGTGGCTTATAAAGAAACTCCTTATTATGACAAAAGTGCATATCACTGGTCAGGAAAATTTCCGGCATATACATGAATCACTTCCTTCGCTCGTTCATCTTCATTAAGTACAGGTTCTTTATAATCTCTGCACATATTACGAATAATAGTTTCAGGCACATTTGCACGTCCTTCACGGTGAGAGTTACGCTCAAGGCAAAGATCTGTATCCACATTGAAACTTACATATACAATTTCATAATCTTTAGTATAATAATCAATTGCCTGTGTAAGCTTACGGCGCGAAAATTCATTAAGATGAGTTGCATCTGCAATTACATCAAATCCATCTACAAGTGTCTGCGCAATTGTAGTAGAAAATTTACGGAATACATCTTTTTCTCGCACAAAATATTTATCATTCTCACCGATAAGTGCGAAACGAATTTCATCTCTAGAAACATAACGAATATCTTCATCAAGATGATCTGACATAAATTGCTTAGCCCAAGTAGATTTACCACTTGCAGAAGGACCACACATAATATATAAAGTAGGCATTAATTATTCCTCCTTATAACGCCGAAAAACCATCATCAAAGGTGAACCGCTACCACTATCGCGGCATGTCCATTCATTAGTATACAATCTATCATCTTTATAATTTTTACGAAGAAGACGACGTGCTTCACGAGCGGCATAAGCCGGAGCTTTGTGTAATTGAGAACGACACCAATCGTTAATTTCTTTACCTGTAAAAATATTACCTTCAGTTACATAGCTAAGTGGATTTTTCATATTAAGCCTCCCCATCTCTCATACGCCAATATCTTATAAATTTATATTTAATAGGACTAATTGTAAATGCATTCCAACTATGAATTGTATCACAATTAGGACAAGGACCAACGCGGTCTGTCTTAGGAATAATATCAGTATGTAAAAGAAAGATTGCACCACAAGATGGGCACATACAAGGTATAACTTTAGGTTCATCACGATGAATAATACCGCTAAATGCTTTTTCTCTCTTAACTTTCATTTTTTATTTCCTTTCTCTTCCTTACATAAAAATTATAATATAATTTCAAAAAAAAGTCAAATAAAAAATTGGGACGGTATGAAAACCGTCCCGAAGTAAATTTGCCAGTCTTAAGGGGCGACTTTTGCGGTCTGAACGCATTATCCCACTGGCGCCACTCGGCGGTTAATTTTAGGTGTTCCCGCCATCGCACCTATGATACACAGTCGTTATTTTGTGCACAGTGGAGTGACTGGTACCTCCACAGAATATAGCTATTGGCTAATATTTACCGAGCCGAAGCCAACGCTCGCTTTCAGACATTTGTTGCATCATTAAGGAGGCGATGCATAGCGATAAGATCGCTAATCTATATTCAATCCGATAGATGACCATCGGGAAGAATATCTTCAGTTTCATAAAGAGTCATTTCTACAATGTTATCTTTACCATAAAAGTCAGCAATGCGCTGAGCGGCATGACCATAATCTTTTGCGCCGCAAAGGCCCTTCTCTTCTTGAGGTTCCTCAATATCTTCGTCCCAATACTTTACATGATATCTAAACATTATTTTACCTTCTTTCTATAATCAATACGGTTGGTACGAATATCTGGAACTTCTTCCCAGACTTTACAATCATCAACAATAAAATTATTCAAGTCCCACCAAAGCCTATATTCCAATTCAAGGCCATCATACCATTCAGTATGAGTACGTCCTGTTTTTTTATCATGCATAGTAATGTTAACATACATTAAACCGCCGCTCTTGTCATCAAACCAGTCCATAAAAGAACCATTTTGACTAATATAAAAGCGACCAAGCCATAAATCATCATTCTCAATAGATTTATTGACATAACGACAATGTCGGTTGACCCAACGTTGATGCTTACGTCGATTATGAGATTTCATACTGTATCTGAACATTACTCTCACCTTCTTTCTATAAAAATTATAGTATAATTTTTATGAAAAGTCAAGTCTTTAACCATTCTTGTGGAACTAACATATGTCCATAAATTTTACATTGCCAATTCATAATACGTTTCGCGCGCTTATAATTCTTTTTTCGCACACGGGCCTTAGGATGATAACAAGCACGCATAAAACTTTTATTAAAAGCCAAGGCTTGTTTCAAGATTTCAGTTTCTGCCATTCTTCAATTTCCATTCCATGATCTTTAAACCACTATTGAATTACGACACGTTCACTACATTGATTTTGTGGAACTTCATATACTAATAGCGCAAAATCAACATCATCTAAATGTTCGCCAGCACGAATTTTATCTCGTAATTCTAATAGCTGACGTAAGAAGTCTTCAAAATTAATTTGATCTAATTGTTTACGATACTCTTTTAAGAAAGAGCAATCCTGCGGATGCTTAGGATTACATTTTCCATTGCATAGCCCATCACAAGATTTTCCGGGCTTTAATGGAGGAATGGGAAGCCATATAGCTCCATTCTTGTCTTTACCGGGCTAAAGCCATTTGGGCTCCCAAACTGCGGTTGAGAGCCCTACGAGATTAGGTGGAAAATTTCTTAATTGAGCAAAATAAGAAGTATATAATGTCATTCAATTTCCTCAAGCTGTTTTATAAAATTTTCGCATAATAATTTTAAAAAAGTTCTATCATTTTTTGGATTTTCCATATATTCATCATCAACATACCATTTATTTTCATTAACTTTCCTATAAATAGTATATTCTCCAAAGCCAATATCACCACTCCATAAAATTTTAAAACCTACATATTTTTCATTAATGAATGGTTCTATATTATCGACTTGTACTGTAATTTCTTTTCCGTGTAAAATCATACGTCTAATCTCTTTATTAAATATTCGCAGTCCCTGATGGAATCGGACCATCACATACGGAGTCAATGCATGGGGTGAGGATCGAACTCACTTCTTCTCATCTGTGTATTCTAATACACCGAGCCGGCCTTCCAACCTAGACGACCCATACAAGTCCGTTGCGCTACCATTACGCTAAGGGACTATAAATGCGGGCAAGGATTTGCACCTTACATGACATACGTTTTTTCGCTCTCCATCTCTACTAATATTCCTATCTATTAGTGGCTGTCAGTGATCTTTTTCAATCTCGGCCATGAATTAAGTAACTACCGTAGTCTCACGACGCAGCGTTTACCTCTTCCGCCACCGCATTAACACGGTTCTGGTGCATTATCTTCTTTATCTTCTGATTCTTTAATTTCCTTTTGTTCTTTTTCTTCTTTAAACTACTTACAATTCCAACAAGTACATTCAAACATATGTTTGATTTCTATTCTTTTTATATTAGAATTGTCACTTCTCATTTAAGTCACCTATCTTTTAATATACGACAGTGGAAGGATTCGAACCTTCGGTCCCTGTACAAGGACAACGGTTTAGCAAACCGCCGCTTTCGCCCACTCAGCCACACTGTCATTTATCAAATAAACCAGTATCTTTTAACATTGCTTGCCAAAGTCGATCAAAAAGTAAATCTAATTCTTTCCCTTTTTCTTTCAATTCTTCATCATCCATAATGCCTTCTACTACTAATGGTTCTAAAATCTCTTCTTCCATAATATCCTTTCAAATAATATAAAACTAGACTCTGTATTAACTGGGACTTGAACCCACATCTCCCTATCTAAAATAGGGCGCTCTACCAATTAAGCTAAAAACTCTAACATGGCGAGTTAAGTATACTTAAGTTGCTGAAGAGTCTAAAAACAAGGCCATTTAAATTTTGATGGACTTGAACCATCTCAGCTATGTAACATCAACATATCTTTTATCCTTATAAAAATTTTGCTGTAATGGCCTTTTCTTTAATAAAATTATATCATAAATTTTCTTCGAAGTCAAGTTCTTGTTGTCTCATATCATCTAATTTGCGTTTATCAGTTTCAGACCAATTTTTAGAAGGTTCATATCCTCTCGCGCCAGAATGATGTTTATTATTTGTTTTTTTACTACACATTGGGCAAGAACAATGAATTTTATTCTTACTATATTGATGTAGATTATCATAATAATCCCAGCCATAGGCATTAATTATTTTCTTTTTACGAATAGCTTTTGTCCAATCGTTATGACGTTTCTCTGCTAAATTTCTCATTAACAAGTACACCTCCAACGTTTTTCTCTTCCAGGCCAATGTACCTTTTGATAATACATACAGCCTTTACATCCAACATTTTTTCTTTTAGATTTACTTGTTTTTCTTTTACAATAGAAACCCATAATATCACCGCCGAATAAAACAGGCACAAGTCGCCAGTGAACTTAGCGTGCCGAAGACCCTATTACTGGCTGGGTAGCGTAAGAGAGAGGAGTCGAACCTCATCCGTTTATCACGGACGCATCGCTTTCCAGGCGAGCCTCAGTCCACACCGAGATTCTCCTACAAGTACGCCGTGGGAATTTAACCCACCCGAGTATAGTGCCCACGCGCTGCATTTCTATACTCTCTGAATTCTCTTAGCGATGGCGACGGGCGGTGGACTCGAACCACAAGCCTTACAGCTCCCACTGTTTTCGAGACAGGTCCCACACCTTGCAGGGTTCACCCGCCATTAGACCAGATATCTATCTGATCCATAAGTTTTAACACGAGTTAATACAATTCTATCAAAAATCCACTTTTCATTAGCTTCTTGAGCCTTCTTCTTGGCAACTTCATCATCATCTTCCCAGAAATCATCAGCATCATACTTATGATTAATGATACCTTCATTAATGATATACTCACTACCAATTAGATGCGCCTTAGAAGGACAAATCTGAATGCTAACACTATCGCGCCGACCTGTTGCAGTATCATAATTATTAACTGTAAGCCACTCATATCTACGAGATGTTAGATCAAGTGTGATATTCCAAGCTTCATATACGGCATTATCCTTACGATAAGCCTTAATATCGAAAGTAAGATTATTAGCCTTAGTAATATTAAGATCCTGCATCGTTTCCTTTAAACTATAACCCTGATTAAGTTCAAAGGCAATCGCGCGTAAGTAATCATAGGGCATTTCAATCGCGCCAGAAAGCTGTACTACATCCTGAATAGCAGTTTCATATTTAGGATTAACCTTATCGCGCATATACTGTTCTACTTCTTCCATTGTAGGTGGTTTCATTGTAATATGATAATGAAAACGTCCTGGCCTATTAATCATATACTGACTAAGATTATCAAGCTCATTACAAGTTACAATAAATAACTTATGACCACCATCAATACCATCAAATAGTGAAAGCATTTCATCTTGTGGCTTCCATTCATCAGTATCTCTAAAAGTTTTTTCAAATTCATCGAAAATAACAACACAATCTTGCGCGATTGAGGAGATAAAAGATGCAATTCCAGGCGCAGCACTATCTACTACAATTACAGGATAGCCTTCTTTAATACCTTCTTGCGCAACAAGGCGCACAAAAAGGCTTTTACCAATACCTTTCTGGCCAGAAAGAAGTACACCAAAATTACGCCCATTCATAAGTTTATATGATTGCATAATTTTAGTTACTTTCTTTTGACTACTACCATAAATTACATCCTCAATTACAGTTAAATCTTCGTGAGAAGTTAGATAGAAGCCCTGCATAGGATGAAAATTAATAGTATAAGTACCAATAGGAAGATTACGAAACGTCTTCACATCTTCACCAAATACTTGAAAACGGCTACCTGCATTTACAATGTTCATATAATTCTCCTTTATATTAAAAACTAGACTCGTCCCTTGCACTAAGGGAAAATGTTGTGCAGTGCTTTAAAATATTGCTGTCTGAGTCTTAAAAGTCGGAGTAGCAGGATTCGAACCTGCGGCCTTCTGATCCCAAATCAGACGTACTACCAAGCTGTACTATACCCCGATAATGGAGCCGCCAGAGAGACTTGAACTCTCAACCTATCGCTTACAAGGCGATTGCTCTACCAATTGAGCTATGACGGCATAAAAGAGGTTCCAGTGAGAGTCGGACTCACTAACCACGGTTTTGCAGACCGTACCCCGGCCGACGAGGATTGGAACCTATATTAATATTCATATTATTATTCACTATAAAAATACGTGCCAGTGAGACTTTCATAAATATTAGCTAACTTTTTTATATCACCAGGCACTTTTAATACTTTATACCCACGCATGACAAATTCAATCATACCTTCTTCATCTGCAGGACGTACCATTGTAATATCTTCCATGTTAAGAATAGCCGTACCACGATCTTTAGTAGTATAAATAAGTGTATGCAACATATATTCCTCATCCTTTCATATATATTATACATGAAAATTAAAAAAAGTCAAATATTGGTGCCGAGGGGTGGAATTGAACCACCACATGGGAGATTTTCAGTCTCCAGCCTTGCCATTTGGCTACCTCGGCATAAAGGGTGCTAGATGGGACTCGAACCCATTACACGCAGAGCCACAATCTGCGGCCTATCCGCTTCGGCTTCTAGCACAGTACCGGAGTAGGGAGTCGAACCCTAATCAAGAGATTAGAAGTCTCTTGTCGTTTCCGTTGGACCACACCGGCATAGTGCGCGTGACAGGGATCGAACCTGCGACTCATGGATTAAAAGTCCATTACCTTACCACTTGGTTACACGCGCATATTTCTTTTTCTTTTCTCCTCTCATACTGACGTTTCAACCTATCATGGTAATGTTTGTTAGCATAGAAGAGATCAAGCATATCAAATATATCTTCAATAGATTTCATATCAATCACCTTCTAATAAATATTATAAGTACCTCCCAAGGGATTTGAACCCTTACCTGACAGATTAAGAGTCTGCTACGCTACCATTACGCCAGAGAGATATGTACTCGGTGACGGGCTCGAACCGCCGACATCCTGCTTGTAAGGCAGGTACTCTCCCAGCTGAGTTAACCGAGCATAAATAAACAGTGCAAGCGGTGATCTTGCCAAACGCGGTATCGCCTATATCCGTGCAGCGAGCGTTAGTGACCAACTAACGGCTTCCACCCACTGCATGAGGATTCGAACCTCTACACTACGTTCCTGTCAGAATCTCCCGTGGACGATTCGAACGCCCATCTAGTGATCCGTAGTCACTCGTTCTAATCCCTTAGACTAACGGGAGATAATTCAGATACTATATTTTCCGGATTACTAAGTACCTCTCATGAGATTTGAACTCATACTGTACACGTTCTTAGCGTGCTATCTCTTCCAGTTGGATTAGAGAGGTATGGACGGGATTTTTAGCAAGAACCCGAAAACTTGCCGCAATATTTGTGGAATTGGCCAGCACGTTCCTGGTTGCGAAGTAAAGGGCCCATATTAAGATTTGAACTTAATTTGGACACAAGATACGCTTTCGCGTATCCGAAAACTCTTTGTACACTTGGTACATAAGATAATGCGCTACCTTCGTGGGCCGTGGTCCGCATGCAAAGCCTAAGCGTGTACCCTCTCGCAGTAGTAGCACGGGATGCGTCAAATCCATCCACTGGGTTGTCAGCTGAACAACAATCGTACCTCTCGTGAGATTCGAACTCACACTACATACGTTCTAAGCGTATTATCTCTGCCAATTGGATTAGGGAGGCATACATACTTTGTTAGGCTCTGCAGCACCTATCTAACAGGCTTCAAAGTATAATCGCCTGGCCCTTTCATCATCGGTGCAAACGCTCACGCTTGTTCATTATAGTCCCTGCATTGTGAGATCCCAGGACTTGGTGCCAGAGGCTGGTGCCGCCCCAGCTATGCTTAAGAGCGCCGCATTTACAGTGCGGTGGGTTTGCTGATTCCCTATACTCTGGCGTAAGGGAGATTAAATCTTCTCCCATTCTTCGTCTGTATATTTGTTAATTTCTTTTTTTGTTTTCGGTAAATTATAAGCTATACACCATTTTCTAATACTATTATCACATAAATTATATTTATCTCCAATATGAGTAAATGGCATAGTACGAATCATTTGTTTTAGTTCATCACGAGACGGTCGTTCAACAGTTCTACGTTCTTGACTTAAGCGTGTTCTTGCCTCTTCACTCATTGGAGCAATTTTACATTTCTTTTGATGAGAAAGAAATTCTTCATCTGATAATATAGGTAATTTATAATCTTCATCTTTAGTATAAGCCCATCTAAATCCTACATGTCGATGATATAAAGGTTCATTAAGTGAATTTAAAATTCTTGAACCTGCGTGTTCATCTTTAAAGAATTTATTGATAGCATATAATGAATGAAATATTTTTAATGGCTTTTTTGTTTTAGGGTCATAAGCAGTAATTGAAATAGCTTTTTTAGCTCGCGCTTGCTTAGAAATTTCTTCATCTGTTATCCCGTAACTATGTAACGCATTATTTATTACTTTATCACAGCATCCTAATATAATTTCAATATCCTAACATAGATAGCCTTGATTCCATAATTCTACAATTTTATTATAATCATGTTTTAATCGGCCATCTCCTCCCGCAGTTTCATTATAACCTTCCCGGCTATGATAAGTATTATATAATTCAATATAATATTGTTCTAATTCTTCTAATTCATCTGGTAAAGCATACTAAATAACTTCAAATGAGAAATTTTCAATTCCATACTTACGCATGGCTCGATATAAAGCACAATCATCTGTTTTTGAATGACATTTATGTTCAATCCATCTGTGCGATATATTCGTACTTTTACCAATATAACTATGACCATTTATATTATTAGTAATTTTATAAATTCCACAATTTGTATTCTCCATTTTTATCACTCTCCTGATAATAATTATGGCCGGTAGGAGAGTACCTTAATCTCATTAGGGAGCTACCCTAATGCTACCCATATAATAGCGGTCTAAGGTGCCGCAAACCCCATCCTTGAACCGCAGGAACTCTGGATAGATTAGTTCCATATAATAAGCAGAATATTGTAATGGTTTTGTCCTTTCGGGGCGCTGTACTGCCGTGCCTTCTGCTATAAATTACCAACCACTCGCGTCCCACCGCCCTGTTCCACTCGGTTAGAGGTCACTGTCACGTTATTCACGCACTCCCTCATCGCCTAAGTAGTCATGCGCCTAAGCCTTGTCCGTTGGTAAGTGGACCTAGAGGTAATCGAAACCTCATTTGCCGCTTGCAAGGCGGCTGTTTTACCATTAAACTATAAGCCCATCATTCATTGAAGTACTTATATACATTACTTTCACTGAAGCCAATAGAGTTCATAAACTGTTCAAACATTTCGCATACTTCAGAATCTTTAAAACCATCTTCACGGTTCCTATCACACATTACAGTATGCTTATCACCATTGTCATCTGTGAACTGATACACCATCTTAATCATTTCCATCATTTTTTACCTCTCCTCTCTCTTTCTGTATATATTATAACAAAAATTTTTATTATAGTCAATTATTTATCTGTGAAAAATTCAATTAAAAATGCAATAATAAGAAAAACGCCTAAAATGACCATTCCTAGTTCAGTGTCACTTAAGGCGCCAAATATAGCTTCCATCTTTATTCACCTCTTATACAAAAGCATATAAAATAATCACCTTTGTATAAATTTAGGTGTGGATTGCCATCCTCATCAAATCCAATTTCTTCTACTGTAACAATTTCAGGTTCAATAAAAATTACAATAGGTTCATCTTCAGTAGTTAGTGGACGTAGTAATTTAAAAGTTACATCTTCATAATCTTGTTCTGGAGATAAATGTAAAGCTTCTAATACTACATATCCTTCTAATTCATCCTGAATTTGCGCTAAACTTGTAATTACTTCATCCCAATAGGGGCTTTCTTCAACAAGCTAATACTCAATGGTTGGAGTAATTACAATTGAATTGGATAATTCACGGGAACTAGGCGCTTCAGCGTTAGTCGGAATTAATGTACAAATTAAGAAAATTAGGGTAAAAATAAGTGTTTTCATTTAAAGTACCTCTATAATAAGATAGTGCGGATAGCCGGACTCGAACCGGCACGTCTATACAGACATCAGATTTTAAGTCTGAGGCGGCTGCCTATTACGCCATATCCGCATAAATAGGAAAGTTTATATCTTTCCTATAATATTCAAATTACGGCCATTCACCTAATGGCTTACCAAGTCCAGCGCGCTCGACATTCGTATTGAAACAAACATTATCACAAACGGGGCCAGTCAAAAGTTCATTCGCAATAGTCTCATAAAGAGTACTGATTACACCATGGCAGTCATTAAGATTATCTGCGGCAAACTGCACAACACAGTTATTAAACACAACATATGTCATACTAATCCACTGATAACCTTCCTCAGCAGGACATACAGAATATGCATATGCAGGATTCTTTTCAAAAGCAGCATTAAAAAGATCAACCTTACTTGTAAAAGCACGATTAGAAGGAGTACCATCTACCGCAACCTTCAACTTGACGCCACCAAAGCTAATCTCTTCTGGAAGAATCTTCTGAAGTGCGGCAACTTTATCTCCGTTATTACAAGCCAATACAATAGAAGGCGCATCGCCACCAAAATTACAATTACATGCAATCTGCGGATCACCATCAAATAATGCTTCAAATTTACGAATCGCAATAGTCCATGGGGGTAAAATCTTTAAACGGGGTTCATTCATATAATAGGTACCTCCAAATTTTATCTAAATAAGCGCCATTTCATATAGTAGAACGAAAATATTGCAGGCAATATTTGCGCAATGGCTTATACTACCAAAACTATAGTGCCCAACCTGGGATTCGAACCCAGACTGTACTGATTTTGAGTCAGTTCCCTCTGCCAATTGGGGTAGTAGGGCATAAAACAAGACTCGTTTATAGCTAGTTAGATTAAAAGTCCAATGCTTGAAAAGTTGCTGACGAGTCTTTAAGCAGGGGAGGCTGGATTCGAACCAACACGAGCGGTTTTGGGGACCGCGCGACTACCATTATCTTACTCCCCTACACGTGACTATTTGTCGCATAGCTGCGTTGGCTGTCCGGAACAGCTGGTGAACTGTGTGTTAATGTCTCGCTCACCACACGAGATTTGCCTAGTTTCGCTTCTAGGTGGTCGAGCATCTTGGAATTGAACCAAGAACCTCAGAGTTATCAGCTCTGTGCGCTAACCAATTGTGCCAATGCTCGATAAATACAGGTGGGGATTTGCACCCTACATATTATTTTCTTGCCTATCCGGCCACCGCACTATCTATCTTATCACTTAGTTCTTACGTTTTTAAGTCTCGGATGCTTAATTATTTTTTCTATTTTTCTTTTTTCGATTAAATAATACACTGCTACCCCAACAAGTAAAAGAAACATAATTCCAAGTACACACCATGACTCAGCTATCGTTCTTGGTGATGGGACAATATACACCGGCGTCATATTAATTTCTCCTTTTCACTGTTTCTCAATTTGGTTTTTATTTAAATGGTAGATCACGACTCCCAAGTGCTCGCTCCGATTGCACTGCCGCATAAGTATAGTTCACGTTGTTCTATACCCTGTATCCTGCGGCCTGCGTGGACTTGAACCACTAGTCACTCCCATATCAAGTGGATTCTGTATTATCATTATATAAATGAGCATATTTTGCTTCTAATTCTGTTGCATAGCGCCACTTATAACCACCTACACCACATCGCCTATTATGACAAGTATCTTGTATATGACTATATGACAATCCAGTATGTCTTGCCGCGGCGTAAGCAGAACTATAAATATGTACTATTTTTTTACCTTTTAATTGAGCTACAGGTTTACCCGGATTATTCATTACTATCTCCAGTAATTTCATTCAAATATTCAAGACAAAAAGCAAGAAATGCTTCATCTTCTACATAAAAAGCATCAGAACCATGTTTTTCTTTCCAACCATTCATCAGAGTATACATAAACTGAGTTAAACGAAGATCAGGTACAGTCTGCCATAAAGTAGCAAGTACATCACAATAAGGTTTGATTCGCTTCGGATTACGCATTTCTTACTTCCTTTCCTGTTACTATAATAATTATAACATAATTTTAATTAAAATCAAATACTAGACACGCTTATCTTCCCGGAGCCGACCCGGTGCTTAATTCTTGATGCATTAAAAGATAGTTGCTGACGTGTCTGCGGCTATGGAACAGAGGTTACTTTGCTTTTTTCTATACCGCATTCCACTGTGCCACATACCTAATAAGTCGGTGGTAGTTTACCTCTGCAAAATCCATGTTAGCGGTCGCTAGGCGCAAATAACAAAAACCAATAAGAAGTTCATCAAATAAATAATTCTTATAAATATCATGCTGCTCGCGCCTATATAGTACCCGATGAGGGATTTGAACCCTACGTCTGCACCTTGAAAGGGTGCTGTGCTAACCTATTACACCAATCGGGCATAAGCAGCAGGGAGGTTCCGGCCCTGCTGAAAAGTATCGAATGACCGTCACGTCTTTCGAAGCGGCTTGCACTATTGGCTTACGAGCGCCGAAACCCGTATAGCTTACCTATAAGCATCTAACCTAAATTATTTCCCGTTAGATGGGATGCGGCCCGACCAGGCTTTGCTCCTGGGACATGCTGCTTAACAGGCAGCCGCTCTGCTGGGCTGAGCTACCGGGCCATTTGAGAGAGAAAAATTATCTCTCTTTTATATAATAATTATATATCAAATTTAATTTTAAGTCAAATATTTTTATTTCCAATATTTTACTACTCTATTACTAATACTTAAACCAATCAGCATTGTAATAGTATCAACGCCAAATGCTACTGCATTTTTTACAATCTTAACTGCAAATGGAATATGATACAAGTAGCACTCAATACCAGTTTTCGCGCCAAGCATACCTACCGCAACGAATCCTACTATTGCGGCAATTCGTAGCCAAATATTCTCGGTTTTCTTGAACACGATTCCGCATCCAAGGCCGATAATTAAATTTGCTACGAACCAACTGATACTGAAGCCATATGGCGAAAAAAGAATACTTTCAAGTCCACATCCTACAGCACCAATAACAGCGGCCCAAGGGCCAAATAGCGTGCATCCTACTGTAAGTGCAATATACCCCAAATCAAGAGAAATTGCACCTATAAATGGGATCTTCATCATTGCGCTTAATACACAATAAAGCGCAGTTAAGATAGCGATACCTGTAATTTGTCTAGTTTTTAGATTACTCATTTTCATTCCTCCTTAATATTTTGTGATGAGTAACCCAAAAATACTAAGGTGAATGAGTATTTTTGGGGACAGTTTAACGACATAATTTGCGACAAATACAAACTCTTGGTCGGACAGTGTCCCGCCATTTAAAGTCTAACGGGCTGACTTATGTACCATAAAAAACTTGCCGCCGAACATCCTATTGGAACGCTTTCACCTTGCGGGACTTCTATTGTTTCGCTATTGCCGGCAGAATTTGAACCATTAACCGTGGCGACAGTTTTAATGTGTGCTAACCCGGGCACACCACTGTAGGACGTGTTTTTTGCTAGCTTGGGTTCCCTCCATCCAATTTAGGAAAGGACTTCAAAATCAACCTATGCGACCTTACGCAGAATTGAACTGCGGTCTTAGCCGTGACAGGGCTACGTAATTACCACTATACCATAAGGCCAAAAACTAGACATACTTTTACCGTGCTTCTAACAATTGAGCGACCACCCGATGGTCGGGTGGGTTGGATTTAAACCAACACTGAACGGGCTCCTCTAGCAAGAATGATTGCTGATATGTCTAAAGAGCGACTAATGGGATTCGAACCCATGACAGGTGCATGGCAAGCACCTATGTTACCACTACACTATAATCGCGCGCCCATACTTCATTATTTCGGCAGTATGGCACCGATGTGTGATGTCTACACAAGTCATCTATGAAAGGATTCGCACCTTCGACCTCTCCCATTACTGCGGGAGCACTCTACTATCTCTGAGCTACATAGATGATATAAATAATAGACTATTGCGAACTTGCGGTCTATCAGCGCGGCACCTTTAATTTCTACTGCGCAGGTCATGTATCTGCGCTGGTTTGCATTTCAGTTACCTTACGCCGCGGTTATCTCCGCGGAGCCACTCAGCCAGATTTGCGCTGGCTTCACGCGCCTTGCGAGTGAAATAATTCGGCCTACACATTGTGACAGGAGCAGTAGATGAAGCTGCTTTGGTTTTCCAGTTTAGGGCGCGACCCTAAGAGCTGCCCAGGACTTCCAATCCATTTTCCTCAGCCTTCCTGTTTTTCGGCCCAATTTAATGACTTCTGATTGGCCATTCAGAAGTGCGAGCTATCTTGCGTCCAAGAACTCTAGCGCCAATACGATTCTGCGCTTAGCCACGGCTAGTCTTTTCTTACGCTACTAGCATCGCGTCGTAGCACGACTGGGAATCGAACCCAGATCTTCTGGTTATGAGCCAGAGGTTTTACCTTTACACTATCGTGCGATATTGATAAGGTTTTTCGCCAAAGCGAGGATAACCATAAACCCCTTGCGCAAGTGAGCAGTTTTGTCGTTCTTTACTACGGGTTTTCACCGTAAGATCCACCGGCTCTTGTTCAGGAGCATATTAGAGTTAGGAGACTTCTTTATTTATGCCCTATCGTTGCTAGTAGTGAGGAACCTAACGGGCAATCTCTACCACACGGTGCGTTTTTGTATACCGTTGCCGCACTACGGTCTCCAACTAACCGCTGACTATTGTGTTACTATACGAGTAGCACGCACAACGGCTAAGGATTCGGCTTATTGCCGCAGTTTGAGTTACAAGACTCCTAATTACCTGCTCTACCTAGCTGAGCTACCCTATTCGGGATTGGAATCGAACCAATGACACGGGGATTTACAGTCCAAAGAAAATTTGCTGCAGGAGCCTTTGTTCATATTTATTATATCAAAAATTTTGATATAAGTCAAATGTCGGGCACCTTGGATTTGAACCAAGCATCTTTGGTTTATAAGACCACTGCTCTCACCGACTGAGCTAGTGCCCGAATTAACATCCATAAAAGATAATAAATGAATCCATAGGCTTCAAGCCTTCTTTCATTAGAAGCTTATAAAAGCATTCCAATTCAATTTCATATTCTGTAAGGTCTTTAGGGATAAAATCCATTTTAATAGAAGATTCAGATTCTTCACCATAAAAATGTTCAGTAAAAAATTCAAATACTGCAAACCGATTTAGTCGAAGTTCCTTCGCAACTGCTTTTGCCGCTTCAAACAAGTTGATAGTTGGCATCTTATGAATCATTCTCTTATCCCCTTTCAACATAATTATTATATCATAATTTTTATTTTAGGTCAAATATTAATCTGCGCAAATTTCAAATTCATCACCAACAGATAGCTTGCCTTCTTGCATTAATAATTCATATGCTAATTCAATATTAGGAGAATAATTAATAAAAGCAGGCATATTCAAATTAACTCCATAAACATCATCTCCTTCAAAGAAATGATTATGTAGTTCTTCATAAATAGATAAATATGAAGGCTCATTATGGCGTCGCTCCAATACTATCGCAGCGATCTCCTTAAGATAAAATTTAGGAATATATTCAATCTTCATATACTTCAAACTCCACAGCCATATCTTCTAAAATAGATGCTTCGAGATCATACCAATCAATGTAGTCATAATCATCTTCATCGTAAGAGTAATTCATAATGAAATCATCCAACATATTATCTCTCCTTTCTGTAATAAAATTACAATATAATTTTTATTAAAAGTCAATTAATAAAATCTTTCTGATTTATATTGAACATTAGAATTTGATTTTGTTAAATAATTAGCAATATCATAAATTTTATTATCAGATTCAACCCAAGCGTGCGGCTAGGAGTTAGCAGTTCCAATAACTAATTTTGCCGGTATTTTACAAATACGTAGCATTGCTGTGAATAGCGCAGATAATGAATAACAAGTTCCTTTCTTGCTATCAAAGCATTCATTTAAATCTAATATAGAAAAAGACTTATTCGCAGACGAAATCGCGCCAATATAATCATAATAGAAGTTGGTAATGAAATATTCATATATATTATCTAAATTTCCTAGTTCGCGCGCGAGCTAATAAAAATGAGATTTTTCATTAAAATTAACATATGAGTTTGCTGTATATGTATAAGCATTAGCATCTAATACTATCTTCTTTTTATATACTGCTTTTTGTTTATAGTTTTTACTAGTGGTTTGCTCATATAAAGTAAATGAATAAGTTCCACTACCAAATGTTAAAGGCACAGTTATCTAATCTGTAATATCATGGAATATTGTTTTATCTCCACAAGATACTTTTAACTTTAATCTCTTATTGGATTTAATCTAAGAGAATACAGTAACTACACCATAAGCTGCATTAATACTAATTTTCATATGAATTACCTCCTTTTTAGAAAATAAAAAACTCTATATCATTTACTAGCCTAATTGCGTTAGGTGTTCAATAACATAGAGTTCGCGCGCGTAGGTTCGCAACTCCTATTTGCGCTGACGATATAACGTGTCGCCTTACGTCTCTTTATTACACCGCAAGAATTGGTGGATGCTGTATCAAGAGCATCTGACTTGGCACTATATATTTTTGGTGTTTAGTACTGGCACCCAAATCTGCTCACCTAGGATAAGCTTACGTGGTTATGGCTCACGGCAGCAGTTATTTGGGTCGCTTACTTACCTACTTCTCCTTTGCTCGCGATTTCAGGCGAGAAGTTTCCTGGGTTCTGAGCTTCCCAGCTAGAGCACCATACCAGATTCGAACTGGCCACATTTGCTTGGAAGGCAAAGATGTTACCGCTACACCAATGGTGCATATAGGCAAGCGTGCTAAGATCTCGTCATAGCGGGTTGCGCTGCCTAAAGAGCGTGGCGTAAAACCCCAAACTAGCCATCGTCGCGTCCGGCCGGACCGCATGTTTTCTGCCTTGAACGGACACTCACCGTAGGCAAGGAAGGTGGACCCGGGGCATTTCACCCAGCCCGTGGCAGTTTTTTGCTCTTACTGGAGATTGTATTAAAAAAAATGTCAACTAGTATAAGCCAGCATCCCGCTGAACTACATTTTCCTTTACAAAGTACGTACTCATTAAGCACATACCGCAACTGCCCTGGTTGGAATCGAACCAACTTCGTTTGCTTCAGAGGCCACGGTTTTAGAGACCGTCTGTCCGCCACGGACCGCAGGGCACCGAGAATCGGGTTGTTTCGCGGCACAACCCATAAGCCGCTCAATTACCAACTAAATACATCATTGAGAACATCCAAAAGATGAGGAATATCTTCGAGATTATTTAAAGAAAAATGATAAGCACCATATTTCTTACAGAAGGCTTCGAGCTCCTTCTTATAAGCATTCTGGGCTTCTACCATAGCCTTATGTGCGGCTTCTACCTTATCGGCAGCAACCTTACGTTCAGCGGTTTCCTTTTCCTTCTTAGCCTTTGCTTCGGCGGCTTCCCGCTCTTTACGAATCTTCTCACGATTTTCCTGTTCTTTCAGTTCAAATTCAGCCCTATTGGCTTCTTCCACAGTGTTATAAAACTGCTGTGTCTTGTCGCTATATACACGAATAGCCATATCTCATTACCTCCTTATGTAATGAAAAAAATAATTTACAGAAGATAAGTTCCTTTCCTTACCTTCTGTAAATATTATACAATAAAATTTATAGAAAGTCAAATATTAAGTTAATGAACTTTAATCCAAATACGATTATTTACTTTAACAGCTGGTCTATCTCCGCTTCCCCACTCTTCATAATCAGGTACACAAGAGACAGTTCCTACGATACGATCTGGATGATCTTTAATTTCTTGTTCAGTCATTATATCGACTGTACCATCAGGCGCTGCGCATACGCAATCACCAGGTTGATATAAGTTTCTATCTTTATATGTATAAGCAAGTACTCTACCAGATACTGCTATTGGCGTTTTAGCTTTGTCTGTTTCGCCCTGACAGAAGCCCCAAGTATCTGATACAATACCTGCGAAATGCTATAGTCGCTATGTAGTTTTTGATAATGTATCATCACCATTTTCATATACTACATATCCAGGTTCTTCACAGTGAGAGCGACGATATTCTGCATAGTCATTCCAAACAGCACCAGTAACTGCGTCACCTTCTTTCCATATTCGTGCGCAAGAAAAAGTACCATTCATAATACCACAATACCTTGGTGTTCCATAATGTGCAACAAAAAAACCTCCATAAGGATTACTATCGTAACCATTTAAAAAATACCCGGTCGCAGATACTCCATTGCCAATACCAAGATATAAATTAATGGCTATATTACGGCCTACTGTACTTTTATTTGTATTAAACCAAGATTGAATTGCTGCCTGAATACGCTAATCCATACTATAAGTAGATGTTGTATTATCAGAACTACCAGTATATAAACCTGTAGAGCGGCCAGAAATATTACCTTTAATTAAGCCTGGAACCGTTAACTCTTTAGTAGAAGGATTAATATAAAATCCAGATACATATGTACCGACTGCTGCAGGATTACCATTAGAAGAAACCCATATATTACAACTAGCATTAGCGGTATTTGCAGCTAAATTGCCTTGTAAACGAGTAGCTGTTGCAGCGTTACCTGTACATGAAGCCGAAGAACCAGTTACATTGCCGTAAAAAGTACTACTAGTAGCGTCTGCGGCAGTAGCAAATACACTATAGCCAGTACCGGCTGTAGTATAACCATACATACCACTACGGCCATCAGAATTACAATATAAATATAGTTTATGGTTGTCACCATTAGTAGCCATTACCATTCCTTCTCCACTAGCTTTTCGAGAAATAATTTCACCTGCTTCTAATGTAGCGCTTCCCGCGAGCGCGGCATCTCTCGCTACATTTGAACCAAAATAAAATACACCGTCTTTCGCAGCCATAGCATCCCAAGTTGTATCAGATCTATAGGCTAAATATCCTTCACTAAATAGTTCTGCTTTATCACTAGTATATATACCATTAACTCTTATAATGTCAGAATTAGCAGCATCGAGACCGACATTGCCATCTGGTCCATCATACTAGTTACCTAAAAGTGTTAATTTGCCATTAATATATGAATTAGAATTAATATTAATTTGATTATTAGCATCGGCATAAATTATCCATTTATTATTTGTATGGTCATATATACCTCTATTAACATTTCCAGAACCAACCATTAAACTAATACTATTCTAAGAACCTGTAACCTTAATAGCAGTATCTGCTCCCGCTGGACCTGTTAATGTTAATTGATTGGTACCAACCGTTAGAGCGGCTCTAGATGATAATTTAGAAGCAGATTCTGCAAATACTAAGGTATTTGCAGTATAACTAGTATTACCAGTGCCGCCTTGTGCAACCGTTACCGTAGCCTTATCAGTTAATATGTTATATGATGCATTGTTAGTTCTATCATCATTAACTGTTGGTAAATAATAATTTTCATAAAAATTTAATTTTGTTAAAGTATTTGCCTATTTACTATAGACTCTAAACAAGAAACGACTACCATAATAAAAAGTACTATTATCAGTAGTTAATGTACGCTTAGCAGGAACCTATGCATATAAATAGCACCATCCATCTACAGTAACAGTTTCATATGTATAATGGTTTCCATCTTCTGCACTAACCCCTGCTTCAGTATCAAATCGAACATTTGGCCAAGGAGATTTAGACATTTTTATACATACTATACCTCCATGTCCAACAATATCCTCTCCAACATGTAATTTTTTAGCAATACTTGCACCGCCATCTACTCGTAATGCGCCTTCGGACGCACTGCTATCTTTAAGAGATAATATTTGTGTATAATAACTATCACTAGCATTATTTAGTTGTATAACACCGCCATTGGCATTTAGATATAATGTATCTACTGTAGTACCAGTTTTTTTGCTCATTATTTCATTAGTATCAATTTCTAAATGCTAACCAGTACGTGATCCTATAATAAGAGCGGGGCCATTATCTGCAGTGCCAGAAGCATCTGTAGTACTAGTTAATCGTAAATTAAGAGCAGTAATAGTGCCACTATAATTACCATTTACAGTATAAAAATCTTTCCATCTAAAGCTACTTTGACCCAATGTATATGTATTATTTTTACCTGGCTTTAGTGCTGTATTGGTATCAAATACAGCAATGCTATAATCAAGTCCTGTACCAAATCCAATTGCTAATTGTCCATTACTCGGGTAACATATATAGTTTGGACTACCAGTTCTACTAAATTCAATATGTTTTATAGCATCGGTAGAAGTAAATTTAATTTGAGTACCCACTTTAATTGATTTTGCAACCCCAATACCACCACCAGTAACAATCGCGCCAGTAGTAGTACTAGTAGAGTCGGTATCTTTTGGCACTTCAATAGAACCATCTGTTTTAATGCGTAAATTATTTCCATCATAATTATATGTGCCAATATATATATAATTTAATGCATTTTTCCCGCCATAAATACCCATTACTGCAAAAGGATCAGTTTCATTTTGTCCAAAAAACTTAATAAAAGGTTTAGCCCATCCTGTTGTTTGTGATGTATTTTTGCGATTAATTAAAAACTAAATTTCTTTTTCATCACCTAGTTTAATCGTACCATCAATACTAGCAGTACCATTAAAACTATTACCCCATAAATTTCTGGCAGTTTCAAGAGAAGTAGCACTGCCTTTAAAATAAGAATTTCCATCAGTATCTCTATATAAAATCCATTTTGCACTTGATGTAAAAGATGTCTTATCATTATTAGAATATCCAGATGACCATAAACCCTATTTTCCATCTTCTGCAATAGTTAAGTTCATACGAAAAGTGGTATCGGTTCGAGAAGAATTAGTATCAGCTAATATTACAGTAGGAGTACTCTTTTTTTCATATAAAGAACCATTTATATAAGTGGTACTAGTAATTGTTGCACTACCATTAACATATAAATTTTCATCCGGCTCATCGGTGCTATTAATAGCTAATTTAGTAGGATTTAAAAAATGTTTTCCTAAATTATGATATACTAATATTGAGTTACCATCATGCCAATAAATAGTATGAACTTGAGTTAAATAAATATTGGTAGTAGAATAAGCCAATCCTAAGTATATATAAATTTTATCATCTTTTTCTGTGGGTAAAGTTTGAGTATACCACTTAGTTGTATCTAATTTAAATGTTAATCCATCATTCTCCGGTTTACCAACTAAATAAACCGGTTGCTGTATAGTTAAAGCTGTCCATTGACTATTATATACAGAATAACGTAAATCATGCGGTGCCGACGTATAACCATTAGCATTTACTGAATTACCAGGAGTTGCATTGGTATTTGTATCCTAAAATAATATTGGTGAAGTGATTAAAAATTTACAAGTTGCTACAGTTTTATTAGTTGCTGCACCGTTTGTGGTCGCTGCAGTAGGATAATCAGAAGCTATAGATGACCAAGTGCCATCTAATTTCATCATTTGTAAACTATATCTATGTAAACCAACGCCATCACTCGCGGCCTTACGTCCATTTCCACCAGCACCATTTACATATGCATAATCATATGTATTATTATACCAATATGATCTAAACCAAGCAGTGCCATCATAAATAAATATAACAACTGCACCTGCATACCAACCATTAGTATTACCGCCACTAGACATAGTAGTTGTAGCGTACTAATACAAATTTTTTGCTGCTGTATAAGTTGTTCCATTATCAGTACTAATAGCAAGTGTCATGGTCGCGCCGGCAGATGCATTTGTAAATTTAACAGCAACTGTTACACCAGCGACTAATGAAAAGCCTTCACCATTAGTTAGAATTACCTATTTTAATTGTGTGCCCTGTGGTGTGCTACAGGTCCCATAAAAAATACTTTGTTTATATGGAGCAGTTCCTAAATTCGCGCGTGCTTCACTGGCAGTATCTGCACCAGTACCTCCGTGGGCTATTGGTAATTCACCAGAAGTAATTTTAGATGCGGCTAAACCTGGTATATCCGCGGCAACTAGCCCTCTAAAGATTGGTGCCCCATCTGCGCTACTCGGTGTTGCTAATACCTAATTTTTAGTTTTACTTCCCTATATAACTAAATCTTCTGTATAAGTTGTATCTGTAACTCGTAAGCTCCCCTATACGAGTGTATCTTTTAATTGAGCGATAAGTCATCCCTCCTTTTCATATGACATACGCCTCCCTACTATTTTTCTAAGTATATTATATCACAATGAGTGAGAGATGTCAAATGTTAAAATTCTATTATCTGCTCCGTATCAATAGCCTAGTCAGTTTTATAGAATTTTGTATTAGTATTTTCTGTTAATTCCTTACATAATACGCGGCCTTGCTTATCAATAGCAATTTTATTTTGATTTTCGACTAATTCAAAAGTATGTAACTTTTGTTTATTATCAACTTTCGCACTGGTGTGATAAAGCTATAATATATCATCTGAAGAAAGCGTTGTACAATAAATACGAAAATCTGATAAATTATCAATTTTTCCTTCATCTGATTTTTGATTATAAATTAATCTTATATTATTAGAAGCGGTAACAGTTGTTTTTGTAGAAGTAGAGCCACCATAATCAATTCCATCTACATAGCATTTAGATATAGCATCCTTAACTGTAAAACATATATGATGCCATTGATTATCATTAACTACTATGTCGGATGTAAATGCGCCTGAACCATTATAAGCAAATTGCGGTTTTCCTGCAGGAGTTATCCATAATCCTCTACAACCGCCAGAATTATCTCCCATATAATATATCCATCGTGAAGTAGTTACATTAGTTTTTAACCAAATACTGAATGAATATGAATTATGTGTTGTTAGAGCGATTGGAATTTCAGATGTATCATTTTTTACTTCTACTGGAGTTGATGAAGTAGTACAGCAAGAATAACGAGCAGTATCAATACTAGTGGTTAAAGTGCCACTAATTATTTTTGCACAATGATTATATCCACTACTATCCTCAATACCATTAGTAATATCATCTAACTTATAATGTAGCACTAATCCCTATGCAATCTCTCTCACTTCCGCGGCGGAAAGGCAGTGATCATAGATGCGAACATCATTTTCACAAATATTAACACCATTATCTCCAATACAAAAGTCTCCACGGCAATAATATGCCGTATTTATATTAGTAGTAGAGCCACTTAATACACCATTAATATAAAATTTAGCTTCACCTGTATTATAATTAAATGTTCCCGCGAGATGCGTCCAGACACCTGGAGTAAAAGCTTTTCCAGAAATGGCACCGCCCTTATACCACGTACCAATTAAAGTACAATTGGTATAAAATTCTTGACGTGCGGTACTAGTTGCGCTACCATCTGTTTCAATCCATCTAATTCCATCTAACCAGTCATTGCTCCAAGCAGTATTTACTTTTATCCAATAAGCATAAGATATTTCTTTTGCCCCACTCATACAAGATGTAGAAGGTACAATTAGCTATAATTTAGTTAAAGTTAAAGCATTATTTCCAATTTTACCAGGGGATGTCCAAGTATTACCATTTGTTAAAGCTATTGTATGATTACTAATTCCCTAATTATGTAAATCTCCATCCAGAGGAATCCATACTTTTAAACTCATGTATCCTTCCTCCCTTCTATTCTAAACCTAATTATTCCATCAATACAACTAAAATTTTGCCGCTTCTAATCTACAAGTACATCTTCCAATTCATTATCTTTATATAAAGTCACACATGACAAATTATCATCATTTAACTAAAAATATCTTTCTAACGAATTATTGCCTTCCACCTCAAAGGTGGAAGGATTAATTCGTGTTACATTATCAATATATGAGCCATCTAAGAATTCTAATCTATACATATATGGCCTCCATTATACGAAAATAAAATCTAGGGAACTATCAGTAGAGTTCCATTGGAGAGTGACGTTTTCATCTATACAGAATTTAGCAGAATATAGTGTACCCGTACTTGGATTAGTATAAAATTTTGTAATATTTTTTTGTAATCCTTCTGTTTTTGCAGCAGTAGGGTTAGTACCATCAGAGGGTGTTGTGCCAAATACTAATGCGTATTCTTTATTAGTAGTTGTATCAGCGCTAATGGATACATTAGTAACTACAGTACTATTCGCCAGTGCTCCGACATTCACAGCAGTAGGCGTACTCCAATTTCCTTTCTAATCTAACCATTTAGTAGTAGAACCATTAGTAGTATCCATACCAGTAATACTAATAGTACGCTCACCAGTTGTTGTAATAGCAGTTCCACTACTACTAACAGTAATGCCTGCGCCTTGGATTAGTTTGACACTGGTTACAGTACCAGTATTAGTTGTATAGCCAGGCCCATTTGTAAATTGATTTAGATTAGTTGGGCGGTCAGAAATATTGGTCCAAGCAATTGATTCATTTCTATACCAAGGACGATAACAGTCCACTGTTGCCTATACAGTACCAGTAGATTCTGTTTCATGGATAATTTCAAAAGCATTTGACATATCTTGTATTTGAGAATAGCCATTAGTAACATTAAATATATCAATACCAGTATATTGTTGTACTGGAATAGAAACCCATAATGTTCTATATCCATTTGAATCGGCGTCATCATCATAGCCAAATGTCACAGTATGTTTTGAAGTAGATTCACTCCCTAATATTGTAGCCTCAGGACTATACCATTTACTAGAGCCATAATTATAGCCACTAATAACATAGTCGTCATAAGTATAAGCCTAATACACACGAATTGTAAATGCTAACATCCAGCCTTGTTTCTTTTTAATTTTAACTTTTAGAACACCTGTCGGAGAGCCAGCCTAAGTATACCAATGCGCCGCAGAGGCATGCTTTGCTGTATTAGCACTAGCAGCATTACCTGTATACTATGTACTACTAATATAATTTGTAGTTCCACTTCCAAGATAAACAGTTTTTACTTGTAAATCTGCTGTCCCAGTAGAACTGCCAAAAACAAATTTAGTAGGTATTTCACGGCTATCTTTTTTACGATATCCAACATATAATGTTGTACTAGTATTAGTACCACCAAAATTGATTTCATTATTATTTTCTGGATATAGCCAAATTGCAGCAACACCTAATTTAGTTGATGTGGCGGCATTACCACTCCAAGTGCCACTTGTATCTAATGGCCTAGTCTTTACTGTAATTACTCCGTTCTCATCCTATGTAACTGAATGTACGAAAGTAGTAGCTTTTGTAGTTTCAGCCGTAGCAGAATTAACAGCTGTCTATGTTACTTTATAGCTGCTATCTCCACCCAATAGTTCCCATTTATTTGTAGTACTCCATACGTATTCGCGTGAGCTATCTTTATCAATAACAACATCGCCTGCAGTTTTTGTACTATATCCACTAATAGTCGGGTCTTCAGTACCTCCATCTGTAATTGCTGTAGTAGCTACGCCAATAAAACGCATAGCCTTTGATAAACCAAGGTCTTCTAATGTAACATCGCCATGTTTCCCTGCAATACTACTTACTGTATAAGTTTTATAATTCCCGCTATCTAATAAATGTAACCAATCTCCCCAAGTGTCTGTTGCTCCCTATCTACGATGGATTCCATCAGCAGAAAAAGCAAATTCATGTGCATTACCACCGCTAGAATTTGACCATCCTCGTAATCCAATTAAATAAGAATAATTATCTGTATAGGGAGAATTAATTTTATTATTATATTTTAATCCCTAAAATATAAGCTGATTGTTATATGTATTTGGCGTAGTATTATCATTACGCTTATCTCCGATTGTATTTAATGCATAATGTGTATGCGCAGCAGGAGTAAATGATGTTGGCACTCCGGTTAAATCAGTATAAGCAACCTATACCCAATCACCAGTATCCTTTAAAAACTTCTTTGCTGTAGTACTAACTGTACCTAATGCTGCCTTGACTAACGTCCCATTAACGACTTGACTTGCAGGACGTCGATGATATGTTGTAGTTGTTGTACCGCCCCCAACATACTATGTAATTACATAATCATTAGCAGTTAAAGGAGAAGAACCAGTATCTAAAGCATTTATTAATGCATTAGCACTATCTTTTAATGTTGTTTTACCAGTACCACCATATGCAGCACCAACGGCAGTTATTGCGGTTATGACGCCAGTAGAGGTCATATATACTGGCTAAGAAGTACTTCCAGTATCATTTGCACTCTATGTAGCATGGGCAATTGTTTGCCAATCTCCCCATACATTATCTCCGGCGGTACGATACCATAACCGGCCGTCATTTGCTGTAGTATTACCCAATTGCCATCCCCAATCTGCTTTAGTATTACCAGAGGCTTTTCTATATGGAACATTTAATATATTAAAATAATTACCACCATTCATAGAACTACTTGCGGCATGATTCTAATTTACATATATACCGAAATCATATAATTCAGTACTAGCTGCCGTAGTAGTTTGCCATTTTAAAATAGAATTTGGAATATCATTAGTATTAAATCCCTAATCTCTTACCCAGCTGGTTCCATCATAGGTTAAAGTAAGAATTGCCCCGGCGTACCAGCCATCGGTTTCTTCGGCAGTTCCAGCGGCAGTGTCTCCATATTGAACTATTGGAATATTAGTAGTTTTATCATTGGTACCTGTACCATATTTTATTTGTAATGTTGGATTAGAAGCACTATTATTAGCAGTAAATTTAACATGTATAGTAACTCCGTCTATTAATTTAAATCCTGTTATTTCTACTATTTTTGGATTATCACTCGCGGTGGATTCACAGACTCCATAAGCGGTTGAAGCTATTGCATATTTTGTACCGCTACTGCCGCCAGGTTGGATTTGTTCAATCAAACCGCTTACTTTACTCGCCATTTAATCACCGCCTTATTATGTATACGTAATAGATGCTCCAGTTAAAAAGTCTGTATTCTTAGTTATGCTTAATTCTGGCCATTTAGCACTAGTTGTATTTATAGAAATGTCATTTAATTTTGGTACTGTTACTGCAGTTGCTTTTGTTGGCGCAGTACCATCAGTAATAGTTAATACTGCATTAGTTACGGAAGCTGAAGCGGCAGAACCAACGGAATCAATTCCTGTAATTGATACTCCACTGCCCTTATTTACTGTAGGCCAAGTTCCTGTCCCTGAAGCTGTTGTACCAGAAGCATATGATACAGCTGTAACTGCTTTGGTTTTAGAAGGATTAATTCCTAATGTACTCCATGAGGGTGCGGCTGCGGTGGTTCCATCGCCTTTCATTAATAATACTTTTTCAGTAGCATCAATATTTCCAGATAAGAAATTATAAGTTCCGCTACCAGTACCATATATTAATTGTCCTACAGCTGTAAATTCACTTTTTTTAATTACCGCACTATCTAACGCCCAAGAACTATCTCTGCCCAAACGTTCCCAAGCACTACCAGTCCATACAAATTCACTATCATTATAAATAACTACATCACCAGCACTAGGGGTATATGAAGCGTTATTGATAGTTACAGCAGCAGTAGTACGGCCATCAGTCATCTATGTTGTTGTTGTACCTTTAAAGTGCATTGCGCCACTTAATGCTGCAGTTTTATCATCAACATATTTTTTAGTAGCAGCATGTAAATCAGATGTGGGTGCGCCCGGTAATGTTACTGTACCTGTAAATGTTGGAGAAGCAATAGGAGCTTTTTCTCCTAAATGTGTAGTCAAATTAGTAACTTGACTTTCTGTTATCTAAATATCTTGGAAAGTTGCTCCAATTTTACCATTTGTCTATGTTAAAGTTGCTAAAGTTTTACCCTTGCCAAAACCAGTAATATGGGTTCCACTACCACTAGTAGCATTATCTACATCTAATGCATTAATAGCATTTGTAACTGTAGAAACAGTTGCTACTTTATTTGTACTTGAATTATAAGTACCATCAAATGTATAAGTTGTATTAGTATTATATCCTCTATCACGAACCCAATTAGTTCCATCGTATGTAAAACTTACTACCGCCCCTGCAGGCCAGCCAGTAGTTTCATCATCATTACCTGCTGCAACAGCAGTAACTCCATTTGCAGTAGCACCGCTTAAAACAATTGGTTTTTTACCTTCACTACTTACATTTAAAGTAGGATTAGCAGCGCTATTAGCATTTTTAAATTTTACATGAATAGTTACGCCCTCAATATATTTAAATCCTTCTATACTAACTACTTTATCAGCTTTATCACCGTCGGTAAGACATTCACCATATGCTGTAGATGCTACATTATATAAATTACTACTAGCATTTATTTGTTCAATTAAGCCAACGGCTCCATTATTCATCGCCATTTAAATCACCTACCTTATGGATTTGGGGCAACAGGTACAACAACCGTTGTATCATGTGTATTCAATGCTGCCTATGTTCCCGCATTCCAATTACTTACTGCATCAAAATTTACCGGAGTGGCGGTTACTGCAGTTGGCGTATTAGCTGTAAATGTCTTTACTTCTTTAACAGTAATAGGAGTTGCCGCGATAGTAGGCGCAGTACCTAATGTAATATTTAATATCCCACCAGATACAGAAGCAGTAGTCATAGTACCTGCACTTGTTACATTTGGAATAGAAACATCATGAGTTTCTAGATCCGCTGCGGTGCCATCAGTAACACTAACACTGGAAGCGCTAGTTGGCACGGGAGTTAATGTTGGTAGTGTATTAGCTGTAAAGCTTGCTACTTCTGTAATAGTATCAGTACTACTCTTTAAAGCATAACTTCCTTCATCACCCAATAGCTCCCAAGCAGCGCCAGTCCAAACATATTCCTGCGAATTCCATAATACAACGTCACCTGCGTTATCTCCATTACTATTAAATGTATAACCATCAATAGTAGGATTCTATGTACCTCCATCTGTAATAGCTACAGTTGATACGCCACGGAAGTGCATCGCGCCAGTTAGTCCTGACAAACCGCCGGTTTGTGCCTATACATAAGAGGCAACCGCTGCGGCGGTAGGTAAGTCTGCGCTAGAAGTATTCGCGCCGATATCGGTTACTACACCCTTATAGGCACTACCCTATAGTCCATAAACACTTACTTCTTGCGCCTAGCCGCCTAATGGAGTGACACTAATTGTACCATTGCTCGCGCCAGTTGCAAATGTGTATGTCGTATCATTATCTACATTATCATTTACATTCCATTTATCATTTTCATCTAATGTAAAACTAATTACTGCGCCAGCAGCACATGTAAAATTACCTAACACCTGTTGCGCAGTTGTAATTTGTCCTACCTATAAAGTTACATTATTAGTTGCGGTATTACCTTGTATAAATTTAACATGTATAGTAATACCTTTCATTAGCCCATTAAAATGATTATTAATATAATCCGTAGTATTATTAATATTAGCTCCTGTTAAATCAGCAGGCAATACCGTTTTTGCAGTGGCTGCGGCGGAACTATTACATATACCATATAATGTTGAGCCAACTAATGATGTTTCTTCATTAATATGTACTTGTCCAACATATCCTGCCATATTCATCACTCCTTAAATTATTTTATATCCTAAACGACATCTGCGTTAATGTATGAAAGTGTAGGTAATACGCCATCATTGATCTATAATGTATTGTCTTTTATAGTTGCTTTTGTTGACACACCTGGCTTCCATTCATTAATCTATGAAACGGATAATTTCTTTATATCAAATTGAAAATGGGATAACTATGTATATCCACTTAAAGCATCATAGTGATAAATAGCTTTGTTTGTTAAATCAACATATAATTTATCTGGAGATCCCACAGAAGGGAACGATGCGTAATTTTCTTTTTTAACAATCTCAGTCTCATTCCCGTTTAAGGTACCTGAATCTATGAAAGGTAAATTTACTACATTAGTAATCCCATCACCCACCTTTAAACGAGAAAAAGGGTGAGTTGCGTCTGCATTATAGACGATCAACTCACCCAATAGCGGTACGAAACCTCTAGACCCATCCTTAGGTCCGGCTTTATCCCAATTAGCTTCAGTATCGCTTTTCAACTGAATTCTCGTCTTTAAGGTTTTAGAACTAGTCGCCATAAAGACACCTCCTTGACATCATTTCAGCCAAGTTAAATAACATCTGTACTGCTCCCGCAATACAATGTAACATATTCATCATTAGACTATAACAAGTCTTTTACGTCTCCTGTTGCCGCAATGCGCGCGAGCTATAATTTTTTATTTATCTACTCAACTTCCTATGGGGAGCCGCCAGTAGGAATTTGCGCGCCTTCAAGTACATTTAGATTAAGTGCGGCCTAATCTATTGTAATATTAACCTATTTATTTTGATTTGGTGGATACTCCGTACCATTGATTGTAATTGATTCAATTACATTTTCGTGCTCTTTATGAGGATTAGATGTAATTGTAACTATCTAATTTTCAGGTATAACTTCCTATCCATCAAATATAATTTTTTCTATTTTATTAACTTGCGCGTTAGCTTCAATTGAAGCTAACTTTTCTCTTGAAAGTGAATCAAATTCAGAAATTTGAAGATTAACCACTTTATCTACATTATTAAAAGTGGTCGGGCGCACTTCAACGTCATTAACCATTATGTGCTCTATGACATTAGTCTCAGCATTAGTGCCAATATCTTCTAATTTCTATTTTAATTCATCTGTAAAATCATTAGATGTTAATGTTTTACCTTCAACTTTATCTACCTTAGAGCTAAGTGCGTCAGTAAGTCCTGCAATTTTGTTTTGCTGGATATTAGCATTATCACTAATATCAGCATCAACTATACTACCTTTGATAGCATAACTGCTCTCATCGCCAAGTAATATCCAATGCGCGCCATCCCAAACATACTCTTGTGAATTGTATAAAATAACATCGCCGGGTAAAGCTTGCGCGAAATCATAATTACGTATTTGTGGATTAACGCTACTGTTTGGTGTTATAACTACAGAAGCTTCACCTACAAAATGCATTGCGCCAGTTAATCCTGCAGTTGCCGAATCAACATAAGCTTTAATCGCGCGATTAGTAGCTAAGTTATTACTATTATCAATAGCATCTGTAATTGGTAAAGTCTGAATAGTATCTGCATCATTACCAACAAGTACTTCTCCATAAGGAAATGAAGTTGCGCCAGTACCACCTTGAGTAACCTAGGCTGTGCCGCCAATATCAGAAAATGTAGGCTATACTCTTTCAACTGAAATAATACCCGCATTCTCTGATACCGAGGTAATGAATTTATGAGTAACTGCAGTATCAGTAAAGTTTAAATTGCTAATACGCCGCGATGCTAAATAACCAATAAAGTCACCTATTGTGAAGTAGTTATCTATTGCATATGAACCAATCCAATCTTTTATTTCCTAGTAAGGAGTTAAGTCAATTGCTTGATTAGTATCAGTTACCCATTGCGCGTCTTTATTATTTTCTTTGTATCTTAAATAGTATTTATATTGATTATCACCAGTACCTTGTACTAGTTGATAGATACGCGGAGCAATTGTAACATCGCCGCTAATATGAAAGTTGTCTTCTATAAAACTTTGTAAGCCGGAAATTTCAGATGCGGTATAAGTAGGTTTAGTAGAAGATTTCGCCCAATTATAAACATCTGCGGCAATCGCCTATACCCAAGGAAGTTCATAGAAGTAACGTTCGCCATCACCTATTTTAATACCAATTGCGGGAGGCGTATATATAGGAGTTGTGTTAGATAATTGGTCTATTACCCTTTCAGAAGGGAATGAACATATTGCGGCTTCGCCACGTTTTAATATAACTCCACTATTCATCCACTCGGAATATGTCCCATATCTTAACTATATTCTAGTTTCTAAAACATTTTCCGCCACTATGATTCACCTCCTATTATGCTGTACCTCCATATATAACAAGTGTATCACCAGTTGGTACATATAACTTGGAGGTTGAAACTTGATTAAATGTCATAAAACCTGAACTATCTACTACTATATAATCCTTATCAGTCATTACATTACCCTAACCATCTAATGGCGCCGACTTGACACCACCTAAACGCGCATTGGTAGCAACTTCGAGCGCGAAACCGCTACTACCGCCGTCTCCGGTACTACCGACCATATCCCACGTGCCATTGATAACCATATATTCTTCGTAATGGTCACCACTTGGCGCGAGAACCATATATAAAACATTAGGGTCGGCATCTGCCGTATTAGGTAAGGTATTAACAACTTCACGATGTAAATGGCCTGCGGCCGCAATCGCATCATCTACATACTTTTTATTTGGTACATCTGTGTCATTCACGGGAGGCTCGGTTACTATTAACTAAGTAATAGCTTCGCCCGCGGCCGCTTCTAGCGCGTGAATTTTATTCATAAACTCATCGCTAAAGGTGAGAGAGCCATCAGTTTCTTGCTTGAAGTAAGAAGCATTTAGTTTGTTAAGATAAGGTAAGTGCGCCCAATCTCTAACACCATCACCTACTTTAATTAGAAAAGTATTAGTTTCTAAGCCATATTCACCTTGCGCGAGAACTGGATTACGCGTAGTCCAATCAGTAGATGTACTATGTCTAATTTGTAAAGTAACTTTTACTGTATTAGATGCCATTATGCCTCACCTCCATCTAACATTGTCTAAGCAATAAGCATAGCATTTACTGGAATATATTCCTTATCCCAATAATATAGAATTTTTTCATTTAAATCAAAGTAAAGCATTTCTTTACTTCCAACTTCAGGAAAATTCGCATATTCTTCAAATAGGATTTCCTAACGATTATTTTCTAAATATTTTCCAAAGTTTTTATGGAACTCTTCGCGCGTACCGGTATAGCCGCTACGGGAAGCTAATATATAAATCTAGTCTCCTAAAATACTTAAACCAATAGATTCCCAAGGATATACAATAGAGAACTCTGCGGTTTCGGGAATAGGAACACTATAAATTGTATCCGTATTAGGTGTATTACCATGAAGCCAAGTATAAATTAAGCTTAGACCCGCGGCGCGAGGTCTAGGCGGCATAACAAGTCTATCATATTCAAGTAGAAGGTCTCTAGTACGGCGTCTGCTATTCTCATACATTCTAAGCCACCTACTTTATTACGCATTTAGGCATTCCTATGCTAAATGCGGCATAATAAGAATCTATTTCGGCGCCACCAATGAGCTTATTATTTTCATCATACTCGGGGCTATGGTATATTTTAATATCCCATTGATAGCGGTCAGAAGGCTCAAGGTTAATTGTATCTTGAAAATTAAAATGAAATGTTAAGGTTTCATTAGTTGCATCTATAACCTTTTCACATATTGTTTTACGCATCATAGGGTCATAGATAGATAAAACCGCGATATCTCCTTCTTCTACCATACCTAAAGTGGGAATTGTAAAACTTCCCGTATCGCCGCGAGGTATAATTAAGCGCCGCTAAACTAATCTAATCATTGGTATCACCTACTTTTATTTAAGTTTTTTCTTATATTTCTTATACATTGGCTACTACCAATTTACAATGGTGCCAATATCATATCCAAGAGTTTCTAATTTAATAAATTTCTTTTCTGCGTGTTTCAGTTCTTCATCGACATCACAGATAAAGCAGTTAATTTTATTTGCTGCGGCGATTTCGCCTAGTTCAAATAATTCTTTATACATATCCTAATATAATTTTTTAGTATTACGTTCCCATTCAACCCATTTTTCCATCATTGTTTTAACAGCTTGCCGCTTTGTCGCAACATCAACTGCCATTGTGGTATATTTATACCAATTAGCTGGAATAATTTCGGGTTCGGGAATATTTTTTATTTCTAATAACTTATGATATCTGGTAGAATAATAATGTAATAAACACTCATAACCTTTAGTTTCTTCAATATGATGATATTCATGGCATTTAGAGAAACCATATAAACCTAAAAAATCATAACCTTTAGATAGAGTATCATGAATCATCATACCTTCTACCATATGCGCGGCGAGTTTAGTGAAAATTTCATCAACTGTCATTTTCTATTATCTCCATTTATCTGAGTAATGTAGTTACTACATTAATATGTGCATCACTAAGTGCAGTATCACCATTCATGAATTGTAAAGTTGTTGGACTAGTTAAACAATTACAATTACAGTTATTCTCTGTTACACGTACAAGAGTTTTAAAACCAAAGGTACGAGTATCAGTTACAGATGCTGGCACAAAAGTAGAAATTGCTTGTGGCTATGGAACATTATTTACGTATAATTGTACACTTACTTCGGTTGCGGCATCGGGAGTAGCAAATCCATCAACTTGAACTAAATAAATACCACGTTTTTCTAAGGCAATAGTTGATGTACCTACTAGACGTTCGCCGCATCCTTTATCAATATATACACTATTAAAAGTAAAAGGGGCGTTTGCTTCAACTGCTAAATTACTAGAATAAGCTTGTAACATAATATAACCTCCTTACTATATAAAAAAATAAGGCGTACTAATATATAGTACGCCTAATATATCTTAATCACAACAAGGTGTACTAAATACACTCATTACATATTTCCGCATCCACCGCAGAAAGGAGAAGTACCAGCATTATAAGTCCAACCATTTGGATATCTTACAACGCCCTGTAATTGATTCTGAAGTTCAAGCTGATTGATACGATTCTGCATAGCATCCATCTTGTCGTCTTTAATCATATCCTTTAAGCCTTGAATCTGAGAAGTAAAGTTTGCATTAGTAGCGGCATCACGCATTGCGGCTTCATAATTTGCCTGTTGGATTGCGGCCTGTGTCTGGCAGCAACATTCATTGAAGCGAGCGAGCTGATTTGCCTGTCCTACAGCTAGGCCAGCGATATCACGCTGTAATTCGTTGTACTTATCAGATAGACCATTCATTAGGTCATGATATACTTGATTAGTAGTTGCTATGGACTGAGAAGCACCATAATTAATAGCCTGCATAATGTCTCTATTCTGATCCTGAAGATCGTTAAAGTTGAAACCATTCTGTACGAAATCCTGTGTTGCATACTGTGGCTGATAACCGCGATTCCAACCGTTGAATCCACCGCCCATCATAGCTAGGATAGCAAATAACCAAATCATTCCACCCCAACCATTGCCGAAGCCATCTCCGTCACGAGACATTAAAGCTACATCAGAAGCACTTAAACCATTTTCACCCATGGTCCATTCCTCCTTATATTTCATTTTAGGGCCAAGCCCTCTAATAATTTAGTAATATGAATAAGAAGAAATCAATGTATTTTTTTCACGGGCTTAAATTTTTCTTATAGGAGATGCCACTGCTTCTGGCTATCTGCCATATATGCTTCTAAAGAGCCGCCATCGCCATTTAATACAATACATACTGAACCTAAAGTAATATAATTACTATCAATATTTGCCATATCCGCGGCAGTATCGCATATATGTTCATAAGTTACAACATTATCTAACGCGCCTTTCTTAGTCATAATATTAGCCATAATAAAACCTCCATAAATAAAAAAAGAGGAAGCTCGCGCTTCCTCTAATTTAATTATTCAAATGAAAAATTGATGTCAATTGACATTCTATCGCCATTAAGATATTCAGAAATACTTGTTACATGACCTACTAAATTAGTACTTTCATAAATCTGAGTCTCATCGTGTAAAATTTTAATGCTGGAAATACCAGTTTCTGCTAATTCATATAGTGCATCGGTAGAATCGGTATTAACATTAGCATAACCACTCTAATTTACTTCATCGCCCATAAAATTTGCAGACTTATTAAAACTATTGACACCGAGACTAACAGTATCATTAAAGATAATTGTATTCATATTATTATCCTCCAATTAATTCCTATATTAAATTATCCAAATTAATTCCTTTCTATTGCGCCATTTGTCTTGCTAATGGCTCTAAGCCACCCGCACCTTTCATCATTTGCGTGATTTGCGCAAACTAAGGATTGTTTTGAATCATAGACATAAGTACTTGCTAAGGATTAGATGCATTTTTCAACTATTGCATCATACCCTTAACCTATTGTATCGGTAGCTGTTGTTGCGGCGGCATTTGCGGCTGCATTTGTCCGTTTCGCATTTGACTTATTAGACTTGGCATTTATCCATTCCTCCACAGCGGCGAGTCTCGCGGCTAAATCTTGTGTATCAACTGGTTGCTCTTTTTGATGTAATTTAACATCAAAAGGTGTTACTATTCGATTACCATTTTGATCTGTCTTAATCCACCAAATAATATCCTTATCATTATCTGGCAAATAAATTTCGCTATTGGGCCCCATAGGGAATTGCCACGCGGCATTTTCTCCTTGAATCGGGTCAGCACGATATGTTGGTAATGGTGAGTTAAACATACGAGGCTATACACCCCATGAATTATAAGGATTAAATTGTGCCTATCCTACCATCATATTATTCTGATTCTAATTCTGATTCCAACTATTCATTCACTGGTTCCTCCCCATACTTTCTGCCGCATTTAGGACAGTAATCACACTCTCTTAAATTATTTGCTGCATCAAAGAACCATAAAATATCTTTTTCTTTGCGCTTGCGCGCGTCCCAACAATATGGACATCCAAATTCTTCCATTATTACCCCTCTGCTGCTGGCGCTGTCAATGTTACTAATGGAGTTTCAGCAGTTGATTTCTCAATACTTAATTGCTATACTTGAGATTCAATTGCCGCGCGAATAACGTCTTCATCAAAGGATAAACCTTTAGAAGCTAATAATTTCTGAGCAAGATTTAAAGCGTAAGCTAACTTATCTTTACCCATTTTCGCGCCAAAAATCTTCTCTGCTGCATATACAACTGTCTGCGCGATTCCACCTAAAATCGCAAGCTACTCAGCAGATACGTGTGTCTTAATATATGGTACTACAAATAAACTAATTAGACCACCAATTAGAATAATAATACCAAGTAAAATTTGAGTAATATTCACTGTAATATTACCTCCCTTTTTCTTTTATTATATCATATCGGATAATATGATGTCAAGTATTTACTTGCTTCCATCCAGCGGGATAAGCTGCTGGGCTCCAGATATTATTATCAATTACACTTTCATATACCAATCCGTTAAACATAACTCTATCACCAATCATATAAGGATTAGTGCTGTCGGGTTGCTCCCATTCAGGAATAACATCTGGATCTGGAATCAATACTTTCGCCCATAGGCTTGGCGCCACACTTGGCGCCCAAGTATCCTATGAAGTATGCGGCTGAAGGCATTTATATAAAATGCCCTCATCGCGCACTCTTTCATCTTTCTTATATGGCTAATTGGGATGCCAATTAGGAAATAAGTTAGTAGCCTCAAGCGCATCTTCATCAGATAATGAAGTTGCGGCTTTCTCTATATAGGGACGCAATTTTTGCGCTAATTCAATTAATGTCATACTTAATCAACTCCTAATAGAATTTTTGCGGCCTTGAGTTCTTCTTCTAAAGAAGTCACCTTTTCATCCTGATGAAGTAAATACTCACTTGTGCTATACTCTTTTAAATTATATTCATATCCTTCTTCAATATAACCTTCAATCTCTTTTGTAAAAGGTTGAATATCACTAGCAACAAATACAGAAGAAGCAGTAATAGTAACTTCCTATGGCTTCTCCCTACTTAATACTTTACCATAGTCTACCATATTATCAACCTCCTACTTTCTGTATCCACTTATTTACATTTGCGTTATAGACTGCATTCTTAGTGGGTTTAAACATTAAACGCGCACCATATTGATACTGCGTACTATCAGTCTTTAAATGGTCGCAAGCATAAGCAAATGCGCCCGCACGTTCTTGGAAGCTCCAAGCACCACCTAATGTACCAATTAAAGTACCAATAGCAGAAGTATTGACATATAGAATATCACCAACAGGTAATGCGCTAGTACCATTACATTCAATTGGTAAGAATACCCAGTCATATTTAGTATCACATTGCCCCATAGCAGAAACCCAACCCCAAGATGTTGGTAGTTTAAATCCTAACTGTTCATAAGTACCATTGGCATAGTCTAGACTGGTACATACTTGCGGTACGCCGCCATTCGTACTTTCACTACGCGCAATATTAAAGCCACCAATAAACTTCCATAAATTACCCCAAGGATTCTCCATACCACGATAGCTAATCGCGCGAGTACCAGCAGAACTATATGATACGGTGTTACCATTAATTTCATTAGTAGTAGCGGAAGCCGCACCTGTACTATTACCCAAACTAGCAGTAGAGCCAGTTAAAGAAGCACAACTTGTACCTGCAGTAGAACTAATACTAGTAATACCTGCTTCTAATGCTGCCTAAGAATTTAAAGTACCAAATTCAACCATCTCTAACATCTAATTAGCAGATTCGGCCGCGAGATTAGTAATATGCCAACCTATGCCACGTGCTTGTGCGTACGCTTCGGCCTAATCAATGGAGATATAAGATATCGGCTTGACTCCGGCAACAGAACTTAGCTTATTATTTTCATCTACGCTAGCTTCATATGCTGGTAATAATACATAGTCTAATTCTGTATCTCCATCCATAAAGATTGGATGACATTTAAATCCAGTCTGCTTTTTGGTAGAAATGATTAGTGCTTCTTTGCGAATTGCTTTACCAAAACTAGTCGTTTCAGTTTTAATTGGAGTACGCTGATAATAGAATTTAGGTTGATAAATCATAACTTGACCATTAGAACCATCATCTTTATAGTTGGAATCTCCATAGAAAGCAGTAATTTCGCCATTATCAGATACATTACAACGCATTCTGCCGCTATACATTACATAAGCATTGAAGTCTGCGCCCTTAGTTTTACCTTCGGCTTCCTATGTGCGTTTAAATGCTGAATTAGCATAATCAATTTCTAATCCAATTGCATTCTCAATATCATATGTGCCCGCTTTAATTAGGGCCTCAATGATTGCGTCTTCAGATACTTCGCCAGGTTTAATATTGCCATCTTCACCAATTACTACGATACTGCCAGCATTATTACCACCTAAGTCAGTAGTGCCGCCAGTAGTTGGAATTGCGGCGATAGCGCTATCAACATATGATTTAGTAGCTACATCTGCACTATTAGCTTTTGCCGCAAGAGCTTCAGTAATTGCTTTCTAAGTCATACCGCCATCTTCGTTAGTACCTGTAGATTTATAATTCTTATCTACTGCGCTAATGTTAGCGGTAGAATTATCAGGATATTTTAATTTTAAATTAGTAGTTACTGCGCTAGAAGTATTATCGGATTCTTTAGTAAGCTGTACTCTCTTAATTTCATTATCAACCGCATCTACATCTAATCCCTAATCTTCCATAGCTTCAATTGCGGCATTAAGATCTGCAATTGTACTATTAGCCTAATCTAATACCGCGTCTGCTCTTGTCTAGGTAGCAGTAATTGTGTCTGTCGCATCAGTAACAGTCTGCACCGCCGCATCTGCATCATTTCTCGCGGCCAAAGCATCTTCTGCGGCGGCTTTGGCTTTTGCCGCGTAAGTATCAACTTGGCCTTGAGAAGTCATTTTCTTAGCTAGTAAGATATCAATAATATCCATATGCTTACCTCCTTACTGAGTTAAAAATTTCTTCATCATGTATCCTACTCTTCCCTGATAAGATACACGTAGCCATTCATCTGTATTAGGTAATACCTATACACGTTCGCCTTTATTAACACGTGTGAGCACGCTTGCTTGCGTGGAAGGATCTTTACGTAGTGCTACTTTTTCTGCATTAACAACAGCACTACCAACAACTAATTCACTCACTTTATTCTCCTCCTTTTTAGCTGGTGTAGATGCATATTTTACGCCCTTTAATTCTCCCCATTCACACCATTTTGAATTTGTAATTTTAGTGGTAATTACGCCACTCTAAGTACCAGAGGCTTCAATGACGAGGCCATTACCTATATATAAACCTACGTGGGAACGATCGTCACCATTCTTTAGAACGAATACTGCAGTACCAGGCTTAAGTTCTTGTCCATCAGTTCTTTTTCCCTTACTTAACTTGCCTTTAGAAACGCAATACTTATTCCACATTGTATTGGAGCCATGATACATATAGCCCCCAAGCTCTTTAAAGGCCCAATAGAATAAGCCAGAACAGTCAGTTACCCAGTGTCCTATCCATTTTTCGCCATAACGCGCGGCAGTATAGCTGCTACTCTCTTTTGCTTTCTCATTATCAATCCATTTTTCGCCATAATTCTTATTCATAAAGCGAACTTTTTCATCTTGTAGTTCCTTAGTCCAAAGAGTATGCCATGTTTTTAAAATATATCCCCACTTATTATCTAATGCATACTAAAACTTAGCAATTAAATCAGCCGTTTGTATCGTCGCCATCTATCTCCACCTCCTCTACTTCTTCATTAATAACTTTATTAATTAAATGTTTAAATCCGCCTTTATCTAGCCATTTAAAAACGAATTTATCACTATAAATCCATTTTTCGCCAAGACTATTAACTAAATATGTGCCTTCATTAACTAACATAATAGTATCAATGCCCGCTATGGTTGATACTAATGCTTCCGCCGCGGAAGGCTATATCGTAGCTAAAATAATAACAGTAAAGCGATATATTGCCCAAACCCAACAAATAAAGCGGCTTAGCCATTTACTATACTATAATGCGGCCGCCGCAACTTTCTTCGCCATAATATCGCCTCCATTTAAACTTATTCTGTTACTTCAGTGACCCAAGATTCCTTCTTATAAACTGCATTCTTATTACCAGTAACTTTACTGGAAACCATAGTAATATTTGGGAATTTAGGATTGTTATGTCCAAATTCCATATATGTATGGAAAGAACGAAGCGCATCTGCAAAATTATTGCATACATCTATGCCTTTTGTATATGTATCGCCATCATGTCTAATGTAATGAACAAAAAAATCATTAATACTTTCTGTACTCCAAGTTTCATTATACCCTGGTAAGATTTCATCGTTCTCATTAGTAACCATACAGGAAATAAAGTTTATATCAGGATAAGAAGGATTATTATAACCCATCTTCATTACACTATGAAAAGAACGAATAGCATTATCTGCAGTGTCATGCACTTCAATACCTTTAGTATAAATTTCTCCTGTTCTATAAATACGATGTACAAAAAATTTATTTTCCATAATATTTTCCTCCATTTATAAATCAACTCTTCCATAGCATTTAGCTATGGAAGGGTTGAGTATATTCTTCAAATACTTTTAAAACTTCAGACTTGTATTTATCTGGAATTGGAGTTCCATAAGTAATCGCCGCGATATCTTCAATTGTTTCTAAAGTATTGATATATTCTTTTAAAGAATTATAATATGCAGTATGATATACTTTATGGTCATTTGCGGAGTTAATAATTTGCTTTATTTCATCTGCAGTATAGTAGGTATATGATTCTCCATCTGCGTGATAAGGAATTAATTCCTATGTAGTATCTATATTCATTAAATTCAATTGATCTTGAGTAGTTAATGAAAAATGATGAGATTCGCCGCGTAATATCAAATCGAAACCTTGCTCTATTGCTTTGCGGCAAGCGTAGGACATAGCGCTAATTTTAGAAGAGCGAATAAATTCAATAGATAACTAATCAATTGGATCTATGTTTGTCTGCTCTTCTATTTCTCTTTCGCGCGCTTCTTCCTCTGTTTCTACATTCTCAATTTCTTCTTGCGCTTTTAACGCTTCAATAAACGCATCATATTCAGATTTACTAATTGTAATAATTAAAGCTGATTTATATTCTTCTGTAGTCTTGGTTGGTTGCATCCAACTACTTCTATATAAAGTATTCTAATAAGAAGCGTATTCTCCATAAACATCTGTTGTTGCATCATAACAATCAGTAATTGGAGAATACTTAATAAAATCATTAGAAGTAATTACTCCTACAATATTATCTTGTTCTACTATTTTATAATATTTCATTTTAAATCCTCCAAAAAGGAGGGATAGCAAGCTATCCCTCCATTAATTAAATTGTAAATGCAAAGTCAATGTTTAATTCGCCTGTTCCGGCTTGATCGTTAGAGTTAGAAGGAGAATTAATAGCACCTTCCTGATCAATATAAATAAAGTTAGGATATCTACCAGTGCCTGTTGTAACAGAACGTGTAACATATGGAGTACTCTTAATCCAACCGCCATCAACGCTATTTGCTGGACCAGTCTTCCATACATTAGTTTGCGGTAATGTCTAAATACCCTTTTGCGCGGCTTCAGAACTGCTAATATACATATATACACCTTCAATAGAAGTTCCACTACTATTAGTAGTTGTATAAATAATAATATCACCAGTCTTAATACCCGTGCCTTGATTAATTATATCATAGAAAGTCTAATTGTTCATCATAGAAGAATCAACTTTATAAATAGTTAATTTATTAGAATTAGACCAAGTTACTGGTTTTTCATTAAATCTAATATTATACCAATATGCTTTAGGACTTGATATATCACGCCATTTAACTTCTGCACTTGATCCTTGATATTCTTTAGCACTAATCATGCTAGTGCCCGCTTTAAGCCAAGCATAAGGAGTAATTACAGAAGTCGTGCTATCTGTTTTACCAGTTAATTCATAAATAGATTCAAAGCCATAATTATTAGTATCTGTTCCGGCATAGCTATTATCTAAGCTACTAACAGAAGGCGCATATACATAAGAATTATTTGCAAATTTTAATGTACTTAAACTATGTGTTGATTCGCTGCCTACGATGCGGAAATCATGATTATAATAACCAATAGTAGGTTTACCAATAATTGCCTATAGAATAGGCGGCAAACCTTGCCAAATACGATTATCACATATGATTTTTGTATTAGAATCAGCCCAACCACCGGATTTAGTTTCCTATTCATTGGCATTTCCTTCTACTAATGTACTATTAGTTAAAGTAATATGACTTGAACAATTTAAATTAGTAAAATATAACTTTGGTCTTGTCATAGTAGAATCAGTAGCAGCGCCAGTAATAGCAGTAATAATAGCAGTCATATCTTCATGAGGCCAAGATGCTAACTATAAGCATTCTCCTGCACCTAAGTCTTCATTCCAATACTTCATCCAATAAACACTGCCTTGTGAGCCACGAGTATTATTTAATTCATCGCTAAAATTACTATTAGTTGTTAAGTCCGCGCGCAAATTACCAATACAAATTTGTGCGTTGTCGCTTAAGTTCTAAGTAGAAATATCAATTATAGTGCTTGGTCCTTCATCAATAGTAGTATTTAAATTTGAACTTGTATTTGCCGCTTTACTACTATATATATGTAAGATTGAGCTATTCTTTTCATGACGTAATACGATTATATTTCTATGTTCTGCGTCACCAACCTTTCTACGTTTAGTAGAATCATAGGAGTATGGCGCTTGACCATAGCATACAAATGTACCAGTGCCACCATTATTGTCATTAAATCCACGGTATAAAGCAAAGCCTGTGACGCTATCTCCAGTTCTATCATAGCACCCTACTAATACTTCAGGTAATGTAGAGTTCCCTTGCGCGCCAAATTGATAGTCAATAGCTAATGTAAATCCATCATTTTTAGAGAATGGTAATACTGTACTATTAATATTAATTGGTAAGGTACTAGAACTAATACGCTTTACATTATTTTTATCAACTAATGTAGTGCCTTCTTTCATTCCAGAGTAGCCCATTTGATAATTAAATCTACGCTATTGCGCGATACTACTAATAGAAGAAGTACTGGCGCTTATTCTAGAGAAGACTAACAATTGTTCTGGAGTTAATTCAGTAGTATCTGCAAAGATTTCATCTAAGGTTGCAGTTACTTCATCACTCCAAACAGCATTAATTACGCATATACTGCTATTCTTTTCCGTATCATTAATTGGCGCGATATTAGTAGGTAATTTTTCCCAACCAGTAAGAATGCTATAAGTATATGTACCATTAGCATTAGGTGTTACTTTTGTAGTTGTTATACCAGCACTACGCATTTCCGCAATAGTTGGTGCTTTTAGAGTATAACCGCCACCATAATCCTGATTGGTAATTTCTTTTACTACTCTGTCTCCTACTTTCCACTATACAGTGTATTTATGCGCTTCGGCATAATAATAAGTATATAGATTAATTAACGTCTAACCCGCAGCTGGAGAATATGGACTATTTACTGAATATCCTAAGTCCATAAGAGATTGCGCGCTAGAGTCAGTACCTGTAGTCCATCCAGAATATGGAATATATCCATCTTCATTATAAGAACCAAAGCTGAATACTTCTGCTGCAGTTGGCTCTCTTGAAGGTAGATCATCACCAGACATACCTTGATAAATATCAGGAATAATTCCGGTTTCGACATCTATAAATCTATTAGTAATATATTCTGGTGTCTCATGTCCCAGATAGCCACTGTGATAATATCTAACTTCACATTTAACTTTTTCATTCGCGGGGTCAGTATTAAATTCAAGATTAGGCCATATACCATTAGGCTTACCATATTGTTGAACTTCAACATTAGACCAATTACCGGTAACATTTAAAATACCAGTCAATACAATCTTTTGAATTAAGTTGTTTTCAGAATCATAATTTACTTCTGTCTATCTCTTTCTAACTGCAAATGGCTCTAATTCAGTAATATTATTAATACTTGCATGTGATAAGCGTCGTAAGTATAATGTATCTAAGCTTCCATTCAAGGCACTCTTAGCAACATCTAACCAGTTAATATTACTAGAATAATCACTATCATCAATATTTAAACTAATTAAAGAGGCATAATTTTCTTCTCCATCAGCATCATGAATATAGAAATCAGATAAGTCATGAGCAGAAGTTAAAGTAAGATTAGTAACAGTAGAAGGTAAATGTAACTATTGAATATGTGTATAATTTGGTAATGAAACACCAGTAATAGCACTACCTTCTGCTTCAAAGACACGTAAGTTATTACTCTGACTTAAATTAATAGTACCACCGAGCATATTACAATTCTTTACACTAAAAGATTCAAGAATTGGCATACGCGCATTAATGCTCAAACTTGTAAATCTTGGATTGTTATAATCAGGATTATCTGAACCTAAGTCCAAGCGCTTTAGACGTACGCCCTAGCCAAATGAGCCAGAATAAGTATAAGCTGGTGCTAAGTTTTCTATGGCGGCAATATGTTCTGCGCCATAAATATATACACGAGTTTCTTGTGCAGAGCCACCACTACGGCAATCAATAGTTACACGATCGCCCGCTTTCGCGCGCTTAGCATATTGATCAGTAATAATACGATCTGCTATATTGGTTGTACTATTACCTACTGCAACGTTAATATACATATCTTGATAAGGAATAACTACTACATGTTCGCGATCAACGGGAACTGCGAGGGAAGTAATTCCATCTGCAGTAGGTGTATAAGTATTAAATTCAATAGTATGAGTATCCGTGCCTACATTATTAAGGAAATATTTACTTCCAAAATAAATGCTCTAATCACGAACCCATTGTCTACGCTGATACTTTTTACGTCCTTGCATCATTGCTTTCAAGAAACGAATATTTTGTTTACCAGTAGTAATAGAATTATCATAGGACTTACCAGTGAAAGTACGAATATACTTTCTCTGAATATCTAAGCGCCAAATCTCTTCTGGATAGCACTCTTGGAATTTATCAAATTGATTAATTAAATTCTGAGCATCACTGAAACATTCGACTGGAGATTGCCGCATTATTGTGGTAACTCCATCTGCAAATGTAGTACTCAAACGACGCCAGAAGATAGAGCCAGAACCATTAAATGCCCAACCAGAGTTCGGGTCATTAGCTTCACGATAATCTAAGTCTTCTTTACCATATGGAAATACTAATTCACCGTTGTTATCAATACCACAAGCTGTATCAGTATCATATATCCAGAGATCAAAAGCATATTGTGTCCAATATTGTTTTGTATTATCAAAAGTTTCTGTTGCTTCAATTGGTCTATGCCCACCGTTACCATCATCTATTTCATATATATGGAATAATGCAGGAACAGCACGTCCAATAGGAACTTTTTTCCATACATTAGTTTTAGCAAAATGCCAGAATGTATTTTTTGCGCGATTATCCATCATTGTATAATAATGAGTAAATGCATAGAAGAATTCCATAGCTTCGGGCACGATCCATAAAGAAGCTTCATTTCTGAATTGTGTTTCATCTGCTGTGACAACCCATTCATAGAATGCTTCCCATATTCCACGATTTAAATCAAACTGTACATCATCTTTAGTAAGATATGGTTTATCATTTGCTTCTTCGGGATCAGGATTTGGTACTGTACTATCACCATGTGTGTCATTAATTAAATCGCCATCACGATAATCACCACAGCAAGCATAACGGAATTCAAATGAATGGTCTCCATCAAAATCTTCTGTAGAAAGTGTTTTATGACGATAATTAATATATTGTCCCTGTTCGTCTTTCGTATTCCACTATTCAGAGCTAATTGGATATACATAATCCATTGGATCAGTTTCGGTTGCGCTAGTCTCAATAGTTTCAACATTATTAGTTGAAGCATTTTTATAAACGCCAGACTGGAACTGAGAGTTTGCGGTATTATTATCAGAAATTTCAATAGTGAATTCATTCATATCTTCTGGATCATACGCACGAGTATAGTCTGACTTTTTAGAGTCACCAATATTTCCTAATGCATAGAAGTGCCAGTTATTATCCTTAAATTCACTATGAGATCCTGTACCAGTCTCACGAATAAATAGAATTGCAGGTACAAATTCCATACCATTTTTAATACGACTATCACGCTGTTTTGCGGGAGAAGTATATGGTAAGAAATCATTATATCTCTTCTGGAATAGAGCGTTATTTACATTCTCAGAAGAAGCAACATTAACTTTTAAATTGAAGTAATTGTTAGGAATTGATGTATCTTCACCGCTATCTGCATCATGGGTTAATGATACTTTACATTCTGCACCCATCCATCCTCCATGATTTTCATCATAAATACATTCATCAATAGTCGCGCCCTAAGCGGCTTCCCATTGTCCACGTATAACTTGATTATCAGCAGGGTTTGCTGGGTCACGTAAATCACGATAAACCGAACCTTCATTCCCATGAATAACTGCAGACCGCCAATTCTTTTCAAAGTCAGTCAAATTCTTTTTCTTAGTTGGATAATGTACCCCATCACATTCAAATAAGAAGTCAACATTACGTGCAGATTGACCATAGTTATCAGATGTAGTTCCTTGCCCCGCATGATAGCCATTAAAGAAGAACCAGTTATCTTCATCAGTCGCAGGATAAACTTTCCCGCCCTTTGCTTGAATACAACGTAGAGTCCCGCGTACAAAGTCCTTTTTACCAGTAGTAAAACGAGGAGTCTCTAACATTAATATTTTAACATCAGGTAATTGTTTTGCAAGCTGAATAGGATCTAATATAGCACTAGAGCTAGCATATGGAGTAAATTCACCAGTAGAACTATTATAATAGATACTATTACGATTATATCTATTAACACGTTCATTAATATCCTTACCATCTGCAATAAAGTTCTTTAAAATTTGATTAGTTTGAAGAGCATTGTCATAAATTTTAATATGATAAATATAAACGTCACAGTCAGGAGAACCAATACGAATATCAGATTCCTGTCCGATTATTTGATATAAGATATCGCCGCCCGCGGCGTAATCATAAGGATATGCTTTGCTAGGAACGCCATCTTCATAAGACATAATAAAGTCTTCGCCATTACCAGTCTTATTAATATTAATGTCTAACTCAATCTTATCATCTTCAGAATAAGGGAAATATAGGTAACTATTTGTTGCACTGACTTCAGTTTCAAGCTGACCAATTTTACGCCATTTCTTTTCTTCATCATCATCAAAGACTGAATTAATGGTTTCTGTAATACATTCATAAATAGTTTTCTTTTTAACTACTACAATATCGCCAGGAGTATAAGTATGATTAGCCTCCCATAATGCATAGCCCTATTCAATAATATCTTCTTCTGTAACTTTGGTTGCAGTTGAAGTGGCTTTATCAGTCATTAATCTACCGCTATGTGCGCTAAGTTCAATACCTACTTGCTTATCATCTGTAGCAACATATTTACCCATATTTGTTAGCCAAACTGCTTTAGCATCACGAACAGCAGAAACTTTAAAAATAATTTTCATTTCTACGCCCTGATCAAAAACTTTACTAGTAGTTTTAGTAATACCGCCAGTTCCTACATTGTTTTGAGTAAACATTTTATAATTTAAAGTAGCATAGTCTCCAGCACGAATGACAAAACATTTGCCATCAACATCATCACGATAGCCACCACCACTATCTTCTGCATTAGTGGACCAGTTAAAGTTATCAGATACAGATAATTTATATGTTTTTTCATTAGCTAATCCCTTATTAACAACCCATTCAGGCTCACGCCCAACTGAAGTATTAGTTAATAAAGCAGGATTAAAGTCAATAATTGCGCCGCCCACGGGAGCAATGTCAATTGGTAGATCTGTTACATCTAAACCAATAGTAATCATAGCATCATTAGCTTTAATAGTTAATGTATGATCGCCTGCTTCATTAGCACTATAACGTAAAATACCGCTATTGGTATTAGTTAATATTGCAGAAGAGAAAGGTGTATTCTCTTGTTCTGGATTATAATCATAATAATATTCTACTAATACAGAAGAATCAGTAGAATAAAGAGTATAAGGAATTTCTACTTCATCATACTAAGTAACTTCTTTAATACTATCACGGTATGAAGAAGCCAATATTGTAATATCTTCTGCTGTACTATCACGCCAAATATAATCTCTAGTGATTGGTGGATCAGTATTGATTGTCTTACCATTAAGTTCAGTAGAAAGATAAAATTGTATTTTATGATGCCCTTGCGCCTAAGCAGGAATATTATATGTTAATTCATTACCAGTATTATTCGCGCGTAAAAGTACTGTATCAATTTCATTGTCATCAACAGATACATGTAAATATTTTTCTAGTGCGCCAAAAGGTGTATAGACTAATTCAGCAGTAGAATTTAAATCAGTGATTAATGTTTCTGGTGCATTAGATTCCAAACGTAATTCTTTAATATCAACTGTATATTGACGATAAAGAGTTTCATTTGTACCGGTAGTCATTACTAAATTAAAAGTATTCATACCTAATCTACAGAATGATTCTACATTAAGAGAAACATATCCATCATCATATGTAATTCCATCCGCACGTCCCTCGGGCCATCCATTTACTGTAGCATCAATTGCACCACTATTAATTTTACCTGTTAATAGTTCAATATTATTACTATTACGTAATGAATAGGTACCTTCATGAGACTCTCCACTGTTGTCATAGCAAGAATAAAAGAATCTTAAAAAGATGCCTTGCTTATTAAAGATAGTAGTAATTGAAGTTGGCGCAATACGTACTAACTTGGTATTAGCTGTAGTAGCACTACCGCCGCCACCTTGTGGAAGTACAATATGAGCGATACGTTTAGTATCTGAAGGCAAATCGTCGTCTCTTAAAGTATTACTTTCACCATAATTAAATTCATATAGATCCAAATAATTAATAGGCTCTGATTCAGTACCACCAGTAGTCTTAATCATATTATATGTTTTTAACTTAGCAGGATCAACGCCAATTAATATTGGTAATAATGTAGAACTTCCACTCTGTTCAATATAACGATAATGTAAGTATCCATCATTATTATTTCCTACATAATAATCAGTATTTATATCAGCTGCTTCAGCCGCGGGTAAAGTAGCTACAATCTATGCAGATGAGGTTCCGCCGCCACCTTCACTAGAACCACCACTGATTAAAGCCCATGTATATGTTACTGGAACTGTATTATTTGGAATATATTTCCAATAATAATATTTGTCACCTTTCTTTAATAAATAATCTACATCTGGAGATGGTGTAGTTCCTATATTACTAGGATTACCATCATTATCATAAGTAACATTATCTATTACAACAGTCCCTGATTCTTCTAGTGTAGTCACTCTATCAGATAAGTCACTTACACTCTAAGTAGAAGCCTTACCCGCTAATGCACTAGTAACCTCAGTAGCCACTGCCGCTTTATTTGCTTTATCTAAAGCTTCATCAGCAATTTCTTTTGTCTTAGCAAGACCAGTTTCTGCATTAGTAATAGTAGAATTTAAACCAGAAACGCCTGATTCAACCGCACTAAAACGAGCACTTAATGTATCATCATCAGTACGATGAGCTGCATCAATCTCGCCCTCAATACTATCAATTCTAGTATTAGTATTTTTAATAGCAGTACCATCAAGCATATCTAATTCTTCCGCCATAGCATTAACATCGGTACGAACTGCGGCTGCGTGAGATTCAATTGCTTCTAAACGTGCATCCAAATTAGCATATGTAGTATCAGTATCTGGATCTCCGTCATTCTCACCGGGAGTACGCACGATGGAAGAAACTAATGCGCCATCTAATATATTATCAATACCAGCAACGCTTTCTTCTAATTCATCGAAACGCTTATCTAATGTATCAACAATAGCGTTTCCAGTCTCTGGATCAGTACCTAATTCACGATGCGCATTTGCAATTTCTTGCTCAGCTAATGTTAATCTATCATTTAATGCTTTACCCTACGCCGCATGTAATACAGAGCGATCATCAGCACCAGTACTTACATACTATAAATTATTTTTAACATCATTAGTAGTAAGCATAGTATTTAATCTAGCATTTAAATTATCGCTTTCACCACGCGCAGTAGTAACCTCATTTTCAAGATTACTAATTCTAGTAGCCTGAGTATTTGCGCCTGAACCATCAATTTGACTTAAACGAACATTTAAACTTGCACTAGAACCACGAGCAGTTACAACTTCATTTTCTACTGTTACTAACTTATTTTCTGATGCTTCCAAACGTTCATCTAAACTATTATAAACAGTATCTTTATTATTAGTTTTAATAGCAGTAGAAGTATGAGCATCATTTAATTCCTAATTAATTTCAGGTACAGTTTTACCAGAATAAACAGTTTCTTTTCCGCCATCTAACGCATCTAAACGGCTAGAATATTTTTCATCACGAATCATACCGGCAGTGTCATTAGTATTTTGACCAATAGTTGTAACTCTATCATCTACTGCTCTAATAGTATCATAAAGATTTAAGATACGAGCCGCGAGAGTTTCTATTGGAGAACTTGCTACAACTGCATTATTACGTGTTGCAATGATAGCGTTTTGAATAACGCCTTGTAAAGCGCCTATATCTGTAGTATGAGAACTGATTGTACTATTCTATGTACTATTCTCAGTGTTGATATAAGTTTTAATAGTATTCATCAGCAAACCCATACTCGGGGCATTAAATTCAGTTATACCTGCAGATAATGCACTATAAGCAGATTCACCATGTGATGCCTTCTAATCTATTGCAGGCAGTTCATTTGATACTGACTAAGCTAATGTCTAAGCATTACTCGCTGTAGTACCCGCATTACGTGCTATAGTATCTATTTCGGCAATACTATCATATAAAGCATCAGCATTAGAATCAACTTTAATAACATCTTGCGTAACTTGATTTATACCCGTCTCAATTTTATTCATTCGTTCCTACGTAATTGGGTCTCCAGTAGACCAAGTAGAATTACTATAAGTCGTAGGATTGAATTTTTCATACGCCATACCATTACCTCCTTTTTCTCAAATTGAAAAGTACAATGACTTTTCTCTATATTTTTGTATTTCCAAAAGTACAAAACAACTCTTTCTTTTTCCCAATAAATAAAAAAAATAAGCGGCTTAATTGCCGCTCAAATATTCTTCTGCATATCCATTTTCAGTTGTATAGTAGATATGTTTAATTTTAAAATCCAAAAACATTGCGATACAAGAAGCACAAGGACGAGCAAGTGCAAGTGAGCCATCTTTATGTGCTCGATACAAATAAATATGTACTTTACCCCAATCAATACTGTCTCCAAACTTCCACCGGAGCTTCTGTACCAATTGGGTTTCACAATGAGTTTTATCTGGGGTATTCGCGCGAAAACGATATATATTATATTTTGCCTGCAAAGGTGAAGTCTTATCTGAGTTCCAAGCCTCTGCTACAATACTTCCTTTATAGACCGCAATAGCGCCAATAGCTGGCGCGAAATTATTAGAACCTTGATAAGTAGCCTTCAAAGAAGCTTGCTTGGCAAATTTAAAATATCGTATATTCACACTTAATCTCCCAGTCGTTCATCAATGGAGCGCTTTTTATCACTCATCTTAGTGCTAACTTTCTCACCAATATTATTAAATTCATCACATAGCTCAGTCAGCCGCAGTTCAATCCTATTCACATACTGCTGTGCGCGCTTAAAGAAACACTTATAGAACTTATCCTTCGCGCGCATAAAAGCAATATCCTTGCCTAGTTCTTCATCCCATTCATCGTTATCAGCGCATACAGCCTTGCCAATAAACCAACCAGGCATCTTTAGTTCATCGAATACCTTCTCAGTACAATCAAACATAATATCATCCCAATCAAACCTCTCATCAAGGTATTCAATTAGTTTGTATGTAGTATTCGGAATCTTACATACAATAGTTCGTTCCTCTTCTTTAACAAAAAACTGACACATATCCTTATTAATACCAAAAGTCATTTCCAATATACTCCTTCTATTATCATAACAATCATAAAAGCTAACGCCAACAATAAACCAAATGAAAGTACAATCCAAATCGGTGATAAAATCCAAAACCAAGACAATTTAATAACGCCACAAAGTTTAAGAATGAGGATAAGTAATATGGCAAGCGTTACTAATATATCAACAATCCGGTCTTCTTCCATCTTCTTCCACCTCAATATAGAAGACCGGCTCATAATGCTCATCTTCCCATTCTTCAGTGTAGTTGGCAGTTACCTTATTAATATCAATATGTAACTTCTCTGCTACTAACTGCCGCAAATCTTCCTCTTCGAAACGTTTAAAAATTTTCATCTTCTCGCTCCTTTCAATTAAATTATAATATAAATTTAAATAAAAGTCAAGAAAAAATTCTTCGCCATTTTTCCATTCCGCATCTAGTACAAGTATAGCGCCGATATAAACCGTCACGAGAAGTACCTAATGCTTGCCATTTATGGCGATTTAATACTCGACACAATATCTCTTTCATTATTATTCTCCCTTACAATTAGGACATTCTGCATCATCGGTAAATGCGAAGTATAAGTATCCGCATACTGGACACTGATGCTTTGTCATTACTTCCTGAACATACTTAGCCCTATCGGCCTTGATATCACGCCTTGGAGTGCGCGAAAATTTTGGTTCTTCGCGCGCAGAAAACTGCTTACCGCATTGAATACAACAGCATACTACATTATGATAATTAGGATCTTCATTTACAAGTTCCCCATTAACATAGTGCGGCTGCCATCCTATTAGTGTGCTCGTCCTATATAATTCATAATAATCAGATTTCCCGCAACGCGGACAAATATAATTACTCATACTAATCCAAATTCCCTTTTTTTATTATCTAACATAAACTCATTATGATTAACCATATATGAGCCACAAGATTTACAATAACATTCATCATCGCCTTCGAATGTATTATAACAAATATCGTGGCCGCAAATAGAGCAGCGCCACCCATTTCCATCCATTGCTGGATACCAATATCCTTCACTATGATATTCAAGTGGCGCGCTTAATATCATATTATATATCTTAGCTACTGAGACCTTCTCGCCCGCTTCAACGTCGTACGACGTAACCAAGGTCTGTAGTAGTTTCGCTTGATCTATTAGTGGTTTCATTTTTATTCTCCTTGGGCGCGTGAAGCTGCTCCCAATACTTTAATTTTTCTCTATCAACTAAAATAGTATCATGAACCATATCCATTACTACTTCTTGCGGTTTAATATGGTCTTTTAATTCTTCTTTTATTGCTTCTACTCTGTCCACGTGTTCCCTATGCTTACAATCAGAAACATATTCTGAAAGAGTGACTTCTTTCGTTTCGTGACAAATACGGCATACATATATTTCTTTTACTAGAATTTGAGAAGGGCACACCTTATCCGCGTCATATTTAGATACAATAAACCAGGGAAAATCCTGCCACATATGCCCAAAAATTTCACACGGGGTTTTCACTGGTTCTGGTTCGGGCGCGAGTTCTGGTTCCTTCTTCTTTCTTTTAAATAACCCCATAGTCTCCTCTATGATATACAATATCCTCAACATAATCAGGTTGCTGATTAAAGATAGGAATACTCATATCAAGTTCCCAAGTTGTATGAAGCAGATTTTTCTTAACCCTTCGCGCGCAAACACCACGCTTTAGAGCAATTTCATAATCATTCCAATTGATATTATGCTCTGTTAGAAGCATATTCTGAATATCATTACAAGACTTGCCGAAAAGCTGATTATGAGAGAAGTAAGTCTGACCGACAGACTGAATAGAATTGCGCGTACAATCCTGCTGGCGCCAAACAAAATAATTCATAACTTCTTCACGAGGAAGGATGAATGCGCGAGCGTCAAAGATTGCCATCTTATTTTTAATATAGGCGTCCATCATACCACTAGATGCTTGCGAAGTAGCACACGCCAAATCAAATTCTTTATTAAAGAAGAAAGTAGCCATTGCGGCGGAAACACTTACAATCTTTTGAATGTTCTTCTTAAACCAAGGCTCAGTTTCAATAGTGTCATCATCAAGTAGAAGAAGTGAGATTTCGTCAGATTGGGTATATCCAAGTCGCGCGCCCTGAATATTTCTACATAACTCAAGCATAGTATTACGCATACAGGTAAGAAATACCTCATCAAATGGGCGCTCGAATCCTTTTGTAAAGCTATGAAAATGTACGCCATCAATACGAACAATAAGGGGTTCGCGCCGAGTTAGGTATCTGCGCTCAACTCCTTCATAAGTTTTCATTCTATCTCCAAGACTAGTATTATCCATTATCTTCACTCCAATCTATTTCATATGTATGACAATTTACTACACTACCAGGATAACTATTTACTGAAAAGCCTGCGGCACGCAACTTTTCAATATTTTCTGGACATATATGCCCAATAACTGCCCTATATTCACCATCTTGTGCTTGACGATGTAGTTTCTTTTGAATATCTTGCCATTCTTCTTCAACCCAATCATTCTTATGAATTCGCGTGATTATTCTTAATTGCTCTGGTGTATAATCCATCATTCTATCTCCTTTCTTAATTTAATTATACCATAAAATTAAAGAAAGTCAAATAAAAAAGAGGGATGATTTTCATCATCCCTATACAAAATTTTGAAGATTTTGATCACTCAAGAAAGTAATGTCTTTTTCGCGCCAATCTCCATTCTCTTTATAATATATTTTTGTTACTTTAATCCAAGCGCCATTTGATTTCCAGAATAACTCATTCGATGGTTCGCATATAATGTTTAAATTATGTGTTGCTGTAATGTTTGTTAACGCATAACTATAACTAACAACTGCATTATTATTTTTATCTACGCCATCTAATCGCGCGAGTTCTGATGTTTTATCAACATTGTTATCTGTGATTGATACTTTATAAGCAATATCATCGGGTACTATATTAATTATATAGCCTTGACCCTCAAGTTTAACTTGCTAACCATCAGGGAATAAGCGGCAACCAGTACCAGTTGAAGTAACAAAGTAATAACTAACATTACCAAATACGAATATTAAGCTATGTTTCTATGTAATATTAGTTAATGTATATGTATATTCGCCGCCAGCAGAAGTAGCCTCTAATTCTACCTTCCACTGTAATGAGTCATTGCCGCTATTGGAAGCATCATCTTTACCATACTTTACTTCTATAAAGTGTGTACCCGCAGATACTTCATATGTTAATGTGCGCGTACTATTAACATTGTCACTTGAACTACTACATATATATTGATAATTAGATGTACTATCTGATGGAACTGAAGAGCCGCTTGAAGCTGTTAAGCCATCATAAGCAATTTGGGTATCTAATTTACCAAACATACCATAGTCATAGCCGGCTTCTGCATAGTTAATATATGTGAATGTAACCAAGCAGTCACTTTCTAAATCTAAGTTAACCCGGGCTATGGATGCACTTTTATTAATGCCATCATTAGTTGAAACATAATAGCCAGTACTTGAATTTAAATTAAAACCGTAGTCTGCTGAAGCAGGAGTAGTAACTGTATAAGTGTTATTAGGAACGCCGCCAACTAATTGAGAAGTAATATCTACACCATTATCTAAAGCTAGTGTAAGCTATGGGTCGGTAGGTGTAATAGTAATAGTTTGATTAGTACCTTCTATGACACGTGTAGTACCTGTACCTGGATTGGTATCCGCATTAATACTGGATATTGTTATAGGCCAGTATGTGTATGTCGGATCTTCTTCAGGCGGAATATACGCGGTCGCAAGATCAACTAAGATTACGTGATCCGCGGCAATGTCAGTAATTGTATATACATAATGATAGCCAGTACCTGGAATTTCATATTGAACATACGCGGTCGCGCCATTGATCGCACCGCCATAATAACCAACACGACATTGTAATTTCATTGAAGCAAGTTGTGAAGCTGTTGGCAATGTTGTTGCTTCTAAGGTGTATGTAGTGTTGGTAGTACCAGTTTCTTTCCAGTTATGTTCTTCACTTAACTCGGTGTTGCCGCTAATAAGTTGGGCGCACATATATTCATTAGCATTCGATGTTGATTCCGCGTGCGCGCTAACGTTACACCATACGCGATTAATAATAGCATTTGATGGTACTGTCATTCCCATTTCATAGGTAAAGACAGCAATTGTTCCAGAACCACTAGAATATACACTTGTAGAAGTTGTTGCTGCATCTTCACCATTACCTACAATATTAGCAAAGTAAGTAGCGTTGCTATTAAAACTACCACTAACTAAGGTATATTCACCTAAATTAGTATTTAATGTACCTGATTGTGTATTAGATTCTCTAACTAATTCATTTATAATATCTACATCATTATCTGTAACATTATAATCACTAATATCATTAGCATTTATAATGACAGTGGCAGTGCCATTTGGTAGGATATCCTATGTTGCAGGAGAAACTGTAACTTCTTGAACTGTACTTGTTGCGGTAACTGTATACAAAATACCATCGACACTATAATTAATTACTAAATCGGCGCCATAGAAATATATATAGGCTGCCCTTGTGTTATTGCTTGAGCCACGAGTACCTGTATATCTTACTTCAATATTATCTAATTCAGAACGCGTCCAAGTACCTGGAGTTAAGTTATACTCTGTTGCTGTTGTTGTTCGCGCATTTGTAGAAGAACCTTTTGCAGTGCCGCCATTATATAATTGAAGTACTGCCGTACTAATATATGATGTAGAACTTACGCGCACTTTTGCTGTACATTCTACAGAATCTATTGTAGCTTCAGATGGAACATTTGATACGTCAAATGTAAAGGATACATATGTAGATGCATATGAACCTGTGTTACAGGTAATATATGCATAGTTAGTTGAAGACGCGCTATCATATGCATTGGTGATAGGATAGCTGCTACTTATGCTTGAATAGGATGAATGGGAACTATCATATCCAGATGGATGGAAAGTGATTGAATTCGTTATACTACTTTGTTTAGGCATTTAATCACTCTCCTGTTTGTAAATAAATATCTCCATTAGATCCTAAAGAAGAGGCAGGCGCAGTTGTGCCTGTATAATAATGATTCACAACTACACTTCCCTATACACCGAATATATTCGCAGTGCTTATTATATTAGAAGCAACTAAGTCTGCATCACCAGTAATGGTTTGCGTGCCAGTTAGATAAGTACCTGCCGCAATTGTTTGGCTTGAAGTGCCTGGAGTTATGGTTGCGGCGGCTTTTGTAGTAACATTCGCGGTTAAGGTAACGTTGGAGTTCCCGGCTGTACCGGCGCTTATATATCCTGCTGTTACCGAAGGAGTAACTGATACAGACTTAGTTAAGGTTAATGTGTTAGTTCCAGTAGATACGGTAGCGGCTGTGCCTGATATAGAAGCGGGCGCAGTTGCGGTACCATTTGGAGTTGCGCTTATTGTATAGTATCCGCCAGTGCTATTGTACCCTACTGGGATATTTATATATTGATTAGAAGTACTACGACCTATTGTTGCTTTTGAAGTAAAGCCAGATGTGGCGGATGATGCGGCCGCAGTGGGTAATGTCATAGTAGAGACTGATTTAGAAGCATCAGCTGAATAATAGCCTGCTGGCGCAGTTACTGCTGCGCCGCTTATAGTCAAGTCAGTACTACTTCTTTTGGTAATAGCATTAATAGCTGGCGCCATTTGCGCGGGAGTATATGTATCAGTTACTCCCTTAAGGGTACGAATTGCAGTAGCAATTTGAGTTAAGTATTGGTCACTTACTAAAACTTTTGCCATTAGTAACTCACCCCATCTGCATCAGTATAAGCTGGCGCGTATATATTAGTTCCGTTTATAGTGGCAATTAGTGTGCCGGATGACAGTGTATTGGTAATAGAGACTCCACCAGATGCGGCGACAGATGCTACTGTATCGTCTACATATTTCTTATTGGCAGCATCTCCATCTTCAGTTGGAGTTACAACTTTTTTAATAGTAGTTGCTGTACCAGTTAAGGTTAATGTATTTTGTGTAAATGTAGGAGATTCCGTGCTTGCTTCTAATGTTACTTGATTGCTATTTACTGATACTTTTCCATCTCCACTGCCTGCATACTTATATAATTGTGTTAAATTCTGCCACGTACCATTATTAGCTAAATACTAAGTAGTCTTCGTACCAAATGTAATACTTGAATTATTTAATTTACTTTCAGATTCATCATTAATAACTAATCTATCACCAGAAGCGATAGCTGCAATGGTTGTAATATCACCTGTATTAGTAATATTACCATGAGTATGGCTACTTGCTGCTGCATCAATAGATGCTACTGCGTCATCGACATATTTTTTATTGGCCGCCATTGAGTCAGAAGTAGGAGTTATTACGCCATTAATAGTAGTCGTACCATCAGATAAAACAATATTTTGTATTGCGTTAGCTGTGTGATATGCTTGTGTTGATAAAATTATAGATGCGGTCTATGTAGAAGCAGCATTTGTTGCTGAACTTAATACTTCTACTGAAGAACCTTGCATAGTTATTGATGAATTTCCAGCCTAGTCTTTAGACTGTAATAATTTAATAGAAGATGCTGTATTAATAATTTTACCTGTACTCGCACCTTGGCCAGCCTCGACGAAGTAAGGTACTGCATTGACTTCACTCGCTGTATATGTAGGTTTAGTTGAAGCTAAAGCCCATGATGGAATGGTCTGCCAAGTGCCATTATTAGATAAATATTGAGTAGTATCAGTACCAAACGTAATACTAGAATTATTTAATTCAGCTTGACTTTCATCATTAATAACTAGTCTATCGCCACTTGCAATTGCTACATTCGTAGTAATATCACCAGCATTAGTTATATTACCATGAGTATGAATACTCGCCGCGGCCCCGAGTGATGTGAGCGTAGGTATATCAGAATCAAGTGCAATAGTACCTGTTTTATCAGGTAAATAATATGTTCTATCGCTCGTGATATTTGACTGCGTGAAATTTAACCGATATTGATTATATGTACTAAATGCTAGAGATGCTGATTTATTATCAGCGCCGATCGAAACGGTTACAGTAGAATCATCAACATATGTGTGTACTGGTAATATAGATGCGTAATGATCATTTTGTGAATTTGCGCCCAATAATAAGTAGCTTATGCCATTTTCTGGCGCATTTAAAGAAAACATATTATTATTCCAATTATTAATCTAATTCTAAGTAATCCCTGCGGCCGGGCTTGCCGCGAATACTGGATCACTTTCTGCAATAGAATCTTTTACTTGGTTGATTTTCTGTACAATGGACCAAACGGTTTGATCTAAGTGCTCAAGGGTGATGTAATTACTCATATAAGATCACCTCTATTAAAGCTCTTCTCTGTAAATATATTCAAGTGGGGAATCATCGGATACATATTGCAAGAAGCCTGCTACTTTTGCTGGAATTGTTACACTTTCACTTGAAGTTGACATAAATGATAATTTCGTATAATATATTATCATTCAGACACCTCCCCTTGAATGAATTCATATGGCAAATCGGGATTATTAGGATCGGCCTCTAATACTTTCCCTGTATAAATCTCGTAGTATGGATGATTATTTAATATATAGTTAGCATCTAATATATAGTACATTATCATTTTTAATCATCAGCCACATATTTTATATATTCGCATGGGCTATTTAAATCATTTGATATCATTGCATTCCCTGAAAATGGATCCTCCAACCTACCAGATACGCCGTTATCACTTATTTCCCATACAGTTCCATAGTAATACATTTATTTTTATTCCCCTTCTTCTACTTCTTCTCTTATAATAACCGTTTTTCCACTTAGAAAAGCTTCTTTGATCTCATTATAAGTTTTACTAGTATAATATCTAGTACCGTTGCTAACTTCCTCATGTAAAATATCAACCATCAGTACGCCAGCACTTTCGCCAGCATTTACAATGCCCTATTCAATTTTATTTAATTTGGCGCTAGTGATTGTATCACCAGCGCTCCAAGTTGTAGGAGTATATGCCATTTATAATGTACCTCCTTATTGTACTATAGTTCCATCGGCCGTAGCTGTATCTGCGGTCGGTTCTGTGTAAACTGTTGTTGTATCAAGACCGTACTTAGATAGTATGGTTTTAACATTTTCCATAGTTTCAGGTTGTATACTTTTTAACTAATCAATTACATACTTAGGAAATTCTGGAGTTAATAAATAAAAAGTAATGATATCATCATATAATTCGCATAAGTATATGCCACGAGTTAATGAGCGATTAGTGATAATATCAGTATTCCATACTCTATATGAGTTTATATTATAAACTCTCACGGTTGCACTTGTAGCAATTCGTCTATGATTAGAAGCATCATAAATAGCAACTGCAGCATTTAAATTTCTATTAGTATAATTCCATACTATAAAACCTGTTTTATAATCTGCATCCGTCTAATACGGCGCTATAACTTCTGAACTTGATGCAACGTATCCTATAACGCTTCGCCTTGCTGTAGTGTCTTTTAGATCATACTAATTCCCATTTAGAAGGGTTATTTTTGAAATATCAGCCATTTAAGACCCTCCTTGTAGGAAAAATTAGGATACTGTAACCGTACCCTGAGTACCTGTAAATGTAGGCTTAGAAACAGTACCTGCTGGAGTGCCGCTAACGGATACTTCGACCGCGCTACCAGTAAAGTTAGGCTTACTAACAGTACCCGCTGGTGTATAAGAACCAGTAGAAGTCATTGTGCTACCGGTAAATGTTAACTAAGCACCAGTACCTGTAAATTCAGGAGCTGTTGCAGATGCGCTAGTAATACCAGATACAATTGTCTGACTTGCAAAGCTAGGTAATGTAACCGCGGTTGGTGTATTAGTTGTGAAGCTACCGTCCGTCCAGTTTAGAACTAAGTTCTCTTCGTTAACAGTTGTCTCTAGTACAGGCATAGTGCAAGAAGCCGCAGTACCTGCAGTTACAGTGCCACCGCCAGTTGCGCTAGCAGCAACATACTTAGTCGCGGTCGCAGGAGTTACAGTAATAGTTGGCGCGCTTACGCTACCTGCTGGTGTATAGTTTGCGGTGCCAGTACCAACGCCAATTGTGCCTGAAGGAGTACCACTTACAGACACATCCTTAGCAGTACCAGTAAAGCTTGGCTGAGACACGGAGCCTTCCGCGGTTACAGAGCCAGTTGAGGTTAGAGATGTGCCTGTGAAGGTTGGCTGGCTTACAGTACCAGCGGGAGTAAAGTTGCCGCTTGCGGAATCCTTGTGAGCCAAGTCACCTAGATCAGATAAATCACCGAATTCATGCCACTAGTTATCAGAAGTAGAATATACAAATTCTTTATTACCATAGATAACCATGCCGCCATTTACTGCTGATATGCTTTTTCCGCCCACAGTAATAGTAGCGGTCTCGGCGCCATTGGTAAGTTCAGTAGTAGTTACGCCTAAGAATGAGGTGCCACCTGCGATAGCAGCACGCGCGGTTGCGTCTTTTATGTCATACGTTTGACCAGAAGGCAACGTAATTTTACTAATTTCTGCCATTTAATTCACTCTCCGGTTTCAAATATTAAGTTTTCATCTGAGATGGAACAAGTTATTTTGCTATTCCATAGTGCCTTTTCCTCAGGTGAAGTATGAATTGTTGTATTATTGATATGAGTTGTGATTAGAGATTCTACGCGCGCAATTACATCATCTTTAGCAAATGGTAAATCAATACAATAAGCGTTTCCATCTCCAATTTTTACACCAGGGACCACGGCACCATTTAAAGTACCGTGGTCAGAGTATATACATATCTCGCCGCGAGCAGGAACATAATTTCTATCATTATTCCATTCTGCGGTAGTGCGATATTTAATATTAATACCATCTAATTTTACTTTATCTAATGCACTCATTAACCCATCGGTTGTAGTGGTTACAAGGCCAAGAGTGCCTACGGTGCGGGCGCCATTGGCGCCATAGAAGACATTACCTTGTACTACATTATTCGCGGCTGCGGTAGTGTCGGTAATATCCATTAAAACCTAATCTCCGTATATAACCTTGTTAATCATTTGCGCTCACCTCTTAGCTGGGAGCGACAGTGCCAATCGTAACAGTTACGCCTCCAGCTGCATTATCTGTTTCTACGTATGCAATTGGCGCGACATTAATTTGGCTAATTGCATTGTAATTGCCTAGATCAGTAGGCGTAATTGTTTGTGCGGTAGTGTAGGGTGTAATGGTTGCGGCAGTAGCCTACATATCTTCAGAACCATTCATTTCGCCCGTAACACCTAAAATAGTAATACCTTCACGAATATTTGAAGCAATTATTTTTGCCTATTCAGTGCTGTCAATACCAACTGTGCCAGAACCATCGTGATAGCCTTGCTAAATTACAACTGTACCTTCTTTTGTGGTAATAGAGCCGCTTTGCGCGCCACGGTTAGGCATTGTACCAATGATTTCTTCACCATTTTTGTAGGCGGTTTTGCCGCTTAAAATTTCTGCAGCAACAACTGTTGCGCCAGAAGTATCAGCATCGTAAGTGCTAGTACCAACACCAATCGCGCCAGAAGGTAAGTGAAACTTTTTGCCTGCTGCTACGTCTGCCGCAGTAACATCATCTTGGGTTAAGTCAATTAACACATCGCCGCCATAGATGACTTTATTTTTAAATTGATTCGCCATGCGCTTTTCCTCCTTATCCTATTATTACAGTATATCCACCAGCATCGTTACTTGTTTCGTAGTATGGAATTTGTTCAACTATAATATCATCTGTTGTAATGCGGCCACTTGTGCGCAAAATCTAATCAACATTTGCCATAGGTGTGATTCTATACTGGCCCGTAAATTCTTCATATGAAGGGATTGGATCTATTATGATATTTTCACTAAGTATTTTATTTTTAGTATCAAGTATTTGTTCTACAGAAAGTGGTGTGATGTGATATTCGCCTTCATAGGCTGGTGCTAGATCTTCTAGATACTAACCATAACGTGATGAGAAATCTTCAAAGGTGCCAGTAAAGCCAGTTTTTTGCGCCTGTTCATAAAGCCAGTGCATTATTAGATTTAGATTATAGTTACTCCAAGGATAAATTCTACATAAAACTGCGTTCTGCAGGGTCTGAGGGCAGCATTTTTTCATTAAACTTCACCCCTTATATACTGTTATTTTCATCATAGGTATGTAATAAGGTTTAATGAAATTCAGTATATATTTTTTGAAAATTTATGCGGTAATTTTTACCGCATTCAATAACCCATTTTTCGGGACAATTTGCGCGCGAATGCGCCATATTTTTATTTTATTTTTATTATATTCTTATTATATATATTTCTATTATTTATATTTCTGTATGAAAAAATCATACAACCTGTCTGAAAAAATCATACAACTTTAAAAAGTTGTATGAAAAAATCGGCAATGTTGTATGAAAAAATCATACAACTTTCTTAAAACTAGTATGAAAAAATCGGGCAATAACTTGTATGAAAAAATCGTACAAGTTTATGTATGAAAAAAATAGGCAAAAAGTTGTATGAAAAAATCATACAACTTCGCCGCCATTTTGTTGTGTCCATTTAAGATTATATGCTTCTACCGCTTTTGATGGGTAAGCATCGAATATATATCTATGATTACTTTGTTGTACTAAAAAACCTAACTCAATAAAATGTTTAAATATTTTTCGCGCGGTATCTTCTCCAAAATCTAAACGTTTAACCAAGTCGGCAGGAGAAAATTCATATTCTGTTTTACCTGCCCAACTAAATAGATACATATAAAATTTATATTCATTACCAGAAAGTAAATACATCATCTGTTTCATCTTATCCCATTGAAATGGACGCATCCAAGATTCTTGTACTTTTTCATTATGTTGTATTTTCTCTACTGATATATTAGTAATTACATTTTGGTTTTTATAATTTGCCATAAATATCAACTCCGAATAATTAGAATGTATAGAATCCAAGATTATTTTCTTATAAGCTCTTGGGCGGCTTTATGTAATGCTTCTGTCTCTTCAAAATAATACACTTGAAGTTCTGGTTTATTACGATTAGGTGCCATTTTAACAATGTCAAACCCGTGTTTTTCTAGTTCAAGTGCAATTCGCCGCGAGAATATTGGGAATAGTGTCATTTAAGTCACTCCTCTATAATTTCTGTTAATTTATTTAAAAAATTCTTTAATCCATCTCTTATCAATATCTACTTCGTGCCAGTAGGTAGGCTCGCGCCATTAATATAATTTATAATTGTTGGTCGTGCGCAATTACATTCGCGCGCCAATAAAGCAATACTAATACCATATTCTTTTAATGCACGAAGCATTTCAACTTCTTTCATTCTTTCACCTCCATATTAATTGTTTTTTAACTAAATAGTATTTAATATATTTTCTTTTTCTTTTTAAAGTTTTTTTATTTTAAAACATATAAAAATAGGATAGACCTATCCTGTCTATCCTTATTATACCATACTTTTATTTAATTGTCAAGTTACTTTAGCCGCAACTTATAAATTCCTGCGACTTCCTCAATGAAATCATAATCCTTTACCATTTCAGTAAATGACTTTTCATCAGTCATTCGCGCGAATACATAGACATTCTCTTTGATCGTACTAATCCAAATTATGCCGCAAACTAATACTATACAAGAAATAATTGCAGTAGCAATAGTTGTGCCATCCCACTCACTTTCTGTATAGGCCCATATAAAAGCACCTATAAGCGCGCAAGCACCTAGTATAATGAATAGTAGAGGAATTAATACAATGGCCGGGACATCTTTAGTATAATTTAAAACTTCCATACTTACTCCTTACTTTACAATTAATGTTGCTTCAACTGGGTATACTTTATGTAAATACTCAAATGAATCACGTGCGCCATTATCTAATCGCACGCATTCACCATTTCCATTCTTAATTACCATATAATAAACAAATGGCTGCTCTTCATCAAAGAAGACATCACCGCCTTCTAGATAACCATACGTTTCCTTTTTTCTATCAATCTTTACTATCATTATTACTCCTTTTATTAATTAATAAAGAGATCCAGATAATCCAATTCCAAACCTAAGCAGTCACGAAGCGCGTCCTCTGCGGCATTAAGGCTCCCGCGCATAAAGGCTGATTCCATCTCGGCCGCGCATTCATCCACGCATGTCATTGCTTCATTAAAGGAAATTCCGTCTCTCTTACTAATCATCTGCGCCAGTTCGATTAAATTTTTAGGCATACTTATTCTCCTTTACCATCTAATTTGATATATATTTTCTACTTCATACATAGACGGATAACCACACCAATCACCATCATCTACAACAGTCCAACGATTATCTAACCGTCTTTTATAAATAGCAAAATCTAATTGCGTTAGCCATTGTGCACATTGATAAGTAAGTTCTTTTACATCAATAAAGTTTTTACCCGCGTGCGCCGCTTCGATTATTGCTTTCATAATATCTTTATATTTTTCTTGATTTTGTGAATTGCGCGTTTCTTCGGCAAGCATTTTCATATTATATGCATTAAAATCCATCTTTTATATCCTCAAATAAAACTTCAATATTATTATGTGTAAGTGGACGTCGCATCGAGGTTGAGGACTTAGCGTATTCTAGTTTTACCATATCAATATACATAGTAAATTGTCCATCATCACCCATATAGCTCTCATCCCACTCTTCTTTAGTCATATGCTTTTTCATATGTAACTGTTCAAGTGCGAGATTGTCGAAACTAATTGAGAAGAATTTATCTCGGAGTAGTGGTAACGCATCTTCTAACTTCTGAATATTTTCATCTACCTCAGGGTGAGCTGAGAGATACTTAGTACCGCGCCCATAGTCCTTGTATCCAAGAATAAGTAATTTAATATTCTCATTAGATAATGAATCTAATGTATCAAAATCAACAATACCTGCAATTATATGTACAACTGCATTAGGCACAGACTCAATCATAAGTAGTTCATAATTAGTAACAGGACGCGAGATACTAATACCTACTCCGTGTACTAATCCACTCTCTACTAGACTTTTAATAGTCAGAATATTATCCATAAAGTGGTCTAGATGTACAGTAATGTTACATATAATATGCTGATCGCGCATTTTTGTAAGAAAAGGGAATAAATCTGGATGTTCGAATATATTGCCACCACCGAGCGCCAACTCCGTATATGGATGTAAGCTTTCAAATAGCGGATGAATCAATAGAAAAGGTGCGAGCTCACCGTCGGGTGTGCTACACTCGTGACACATAGGACATCCTCTATCGCATTTATCACTAATCTTCATATCAATTGATTCAGGAAAGCGCGCGACTAGTTTATCTTCTCTATTAACGCGAATCTTAGTTCCATCTTCAAATATTACAACAGTATAATTACCATTATTATAAGCACCTAATATCTTTGTCATCTTTAATAATCCTGCCCATAAACCCCAAAGGCGTGTACTACATCGCCTTTGTCAGTCGTATAACTATCGTGGTATGTTTCGAAACGTTCATTATCGAGGAATGTATCTAGGTTATCTATTGTATCATAACCTTCTTCTTCACACCATTCCTGAAGTTCATCAAAGGATTTGCCGCTTAGGTCTTCATTACAGTCATCCTTGATTTTCTGTATAAATTCATCTAACGTTAGTAATTCGCTATTATTCATTAGCACCAAGTTACCAAAGTTAAAATCTTTCCATTGCTTATCATTGCACATAACAAGCGTATGCACACTAGATGAATTAGTTTCAAATGTACCAATTCTTATATTAAACATACTATTCTCCTTTCTATTTATATTATAATATAATTTTATTTTTTAGTCAAATAATACTTAATACGTTCCATCATTGATTCCGTAGTACGAATTGTAGCAGTGATTGGCTGCAAGATAGTATAATATAATTCATCATTATTAAACGCGCTAAAAGGTACGTATAATACATCCGCGCGCCTACCACGAAACTAATTTATAGAATGTCCTTCCCAATTAATTACTGTAATAGTTATCCATTCAGTATAATATTCAGCAATCTCACTAGTTCTTCTACCCTTACCAAATGCCTAGTCTAATATATTACAGTCTTCCTTATAATGCTCAGTAGCAATAATAAAATTCCAAATCATACTATTCTCCTTTCTTACTTATATTATAATTTAAATTAAATCAAAAGTCAAATACCTCAGTTGGATATAGTACAGTACCTACACTTAATGTTAAAATAGCTTCGCGCATTTTATTTAGCGGTACATATACCCTATTAGGATGCCAAAACTTAACCTTTTCGCGCATATTCCTATCTCTACATAAAATAACGGTGTTCGCGCCATCCTCTAATATAACTTCGTCTCTCGCGCAAACACCGCCATTTATCTTCCTAAACTGTTCCCTATTAGCAAATACTAAAATCTTCATCTAACATTCTCCCAACTTATTCTAACTAAATCTTTACCATTATCACTCTAGTAAAATGTCAATGTATATCCAAGTGCAACCAATGCGGCTTTAACATTTTGCGGCAATTCGCCGCCATATAGAATATGGGTACCCCCATTAGCAATTGTATCCCATATTCTTACTTCCAAATGCTTATGTAGTGAGAAGTCTTGCGGTGTTTTTAAATTCGCAGTTGCTAATGCTTCGCGCGCAGTTAACATTCTTCATCCTCCAAATCTAGATACTTCTAAATAACCATATCTTCGTAGTTAGAGAATGAAGCGCCGCAAAATCTACAATAGGGGGTAAGTTTATCGGCTTGCCGCATTAAACATTCGCCGCATATATACCTTCCCTATCTTAAAATCAAATTAGCAACCATTACCACCACATCCGTCTTAAATTTTTAGCAATTTCAATAAATGTTTCTTCCAAAATAGCTTCTTGCTCTTCGCGTACTTGGGTTGCTGCTTTATTAAATTCGGCCCAAGTATCATACTGTTCTATATCTATAGTATTATCCATATCCTTATACAAACGCAGGTTTGCCGCAAGACCGCGCAAATATTTCTTCCATTCATCTAGCGATCCAACAATAATATCCGGATACGCATCAGTAACTGTCGCAAGTTCATCAAGCATTTGCGGCATTAGCTCAAGCAACCACTCATCCCAATTCCATATATCAACATCACAGTATCCTTTGGTAATACGCTGCCAGCAGTACTTTAACTTTTTACTAATTTGCTTAAATATATATAGGGGATGCTTTATATAATATCTCATCCTGCATTTATGAAGCTTCCAAACATTCATTTCCATAATGAAATTCTCCTTTTACGTAAAAACACGCGGGGTTGGTATTATATTAATTAAATTATTTAATGGAGTAACTGAAATAGGATCAGAAACTGAATCTGAACCTAAACCTCCAGATGATGAACCAGAAGTTAAATAAAATGTTCCTGCACCATTTGTCGTATTAGTATTATTATATGGAGCTTTTCCATGCGCAGTAGTAATAACTCCAGTATGATTAAAATCATGATCACTTATAGTAACTAGTCTATTATATGCATCTAATTCAGAAGAAGAAATAATTTCTCCTTTAGCTGGAAAGTTATTAATAGTAAAAGACCATATTATATAGCCTGATGCACTATTTATAGTTATATATGACGATGCTTTTCCAAATCCTATTGTATAATTTAAATTATAAAAATCAGTAATTGAAGGTTTTGAACCCATAGTTCCTGTAATATTAAGAGTAGTCGTACTATTACCTGCTAAGTTTGAAAATGATGCTTTATATGTACCAGAACTTATAGGCTATGGCTAAGATGAACCAAATAGTAGCCAAACACTAGAAGATACATTACTACCACTATTATGAATTGAAACATTTATATTCCAACTAACTGTATAATTAGAAATTACACTAAAATAGTTACTCATTCGTAATGAATTTAAAGGAGTAGGCAAATTAAAAGTAGCGGGTTTATTTGTAAAATTATATCTATAAGAAAAAGTTTTAGTAGTTGCCATTTATCTCACCTTCCTTACATACTCCATTGCCTCTTCGACACTGTTGTACACTTTAAAAATACTTAATGGGAACTCTTGCCCAATTACCTAGTCGATTTGCGGCAATCCATCCAATCCAATTTCTACTTCTTTAATTGCATACTAACTCTTATTTACCTAGAACGTACTTATCGCGCAATTTCTATCTCTCATACTCCTCGGGTTGTAGGTATCTATAATAAAACCTGTCATTGTCATCCATCACTCCGCATACATCTAGTACGAAATCCTTAATACCATCCTATATCTACTACTATAGTTCCTCACTCACATTAATCTTATCATTTAACCATTTACTTAGCGTGGTATGCGAAACCGCGCAATAGAGTGCGAGGGTACGTAATGGTATATTTGGACCGTCTTCGTCCGTTAAATATTTCAATTGGGATTTTAAATTCAAATTGAATCACCTCAGTGGTGAATTTATGGTTAAAAACAAAATTCCATTTAAACAAAATGGAACATCGAGACATAGTTAAAAAGAAGGAAAGGATAGGGGTAGAATAGGGGTTGGCGTAGAAGGGAGGGTGTGGGAGATAGACGGATTGAGGGGAGATACGAAATTGCGGGTGGAGAGAGGGATAATATGGGTACGTGCCAAATTTGCTACTTTTGTCAAACATTCACGTATAAGTTAAAAACATAGGATTTTCTTTTTCTATCTTATTATATCATACAAAATTACTTCAAGTCAAGTATTTGACATAATAAAATAGGGGTTGTTTTCGGGCAAGTTAAATAATAAATTTTAATTTATTTTATTATTTTAAAATTAAAAATGAAATTTGATAATTTATTTAAAATTATTTGTTGGGCGCCGCTGCGCGTCGCCTAATTAATAAATGGCACGCTCCGCGCCTTCGGCGCTCCGCATCCCATTTATTAATTATATAAGGGAATTTTTTATTATAAAAAGTGAGTATTTTTTTTATTACATTATAGGGGGGGGGGGTGTCGTCAAAAATCAGCTCAAAAATTTTAGTTAAAAATTTATTACCTGTGAAGAAAATATACTCATTGAGTGAGTTGCTTTTTACATTTTAGTGACAGAAAATGAACACTTGACATTTTCTTGAATTTATAATATAATAATTATATACTGGAGGTGGTAGTATGTTACCAATGGTAACAGTAGATGACAAGTATTTACAAGGAGAAATTACTTTATAGAAGGGCTTATTTAATATCCTAGATTGTGGCATAAGGACTGGCAAAACATACTGGGCTGCAAATAGGTTAATAGACTTTACGCGCGATAAACAATATAATCGTATTCTGATTTTAGTTCCTACTACGATATTGCGCGATTAGATTATAGCAGAATATCCGCAGTGCTGTGATGCAGATGAATTTTGGCAGCCCGGAAAGACTTGGGGTGAGGCGCCCAATAAAATTGGTATTATGTGTTACCAGCGTTTTGGATTTAAATTACTTAAAGCAAAAGATATGGATTTCTTAAAAGAGTTAGATGTCATTTGTTGGGACGAATGTGACGCTGTGTTTGACTTTGCGATAAATGCATTTAACTAGGCGCGCAGTACTGATTTTGCGCGCAATGATATTACTAGTAGTGAAGTGTTAGTACATATACAAGCTTCTTCTTCTAAACCAGAATATATGCCTTTAATTTTATTAGGCTTTTGGGAAAAGATTATTCAACATGAAGATATATATTGTATTGGTATGTCCGCAACTCCAAAACGCGTACTAGAATACTATAATTTATTAACTAGCGCGAGCTATAAAGGTAAAATTGATGCAGGATATAGATTAACTCAAGATGTTTATTTTACTAATATACTAGAACATATTAAAACTTTAGATCCTGATAATGGAGCATGCTATTGGTGCTATTCTCCATTTATTGAACCTAATAAAGGAATCGTAGCTGCCGCAAATAGACAAGGATTCAAGGCTATTGAAATTCATTCAAGAAGTAATACAGAAAAGCCTATGGATAAAGAACAATTGCGCGTATTAGAATCAATTATACAAGACCATATTATTCCACCGCCTTATAACTTTGTAGTCGTTAATGCAGCTTTACGTGAAGGTATTACCATAGATGATGAACGTTTTAGTCATTTAATTGTTAATTCTTTCCGCAGTGATGAACGAATTCAGGCGGCACGTATGACGTTTCCTTACTAGCGGCACATCCGTGTATGGGTGCCGACTATTCCAGAAAAATATCGTGAGCGTTGGCTAACAGTAGGAGAGTGCAGAGAACTGGCAGAAGAAATGGCAGTCGCAGATGTAGATGATAATAGGAAGCGCACGTCTCGTATTATGACTTGGAATAAATTAAAAGATGTGCTACCTATGGCAGGATATAATGTTGAATCCGCGCGAAAGCGTATTGATGGGAAATAGACATAGTGTTATTATATTACGGGTGAATGGCACGATGCAGAATTAGTAGATAAACAATTTGAAGCATTATTAGCAGCTAAGGAGGGATTAAATAATGTATAGTAAGCACGCAAAATGGTTAAAAATTTTAGACATTGAGGCTCCAATAGATTTGTTAACAGAAATAGCTACATTATATAAGGAACAGTGGTATTTTCCTTCATATAAAATGACACAAGATTTTTATTATGCTCCTCGTATAGGTTTATGTGTTGTTATTGATGGGCCAAAAGTAGAACTTGATGAATATCATGGATATCGAAAAGATGTACAAGATTGGCGCTGGGAAGAAATGGAGAAGTTAGATGTTTAATTTTAATTAAATTTAAGATGAAATTGTATACAGTATCCAGTATTTTGTATCCAGTATTTTGTATACAATTCCAGCTTAAATTCAAATTGTATACAGTATCCAATTCCAGCTTCTCAGCGGATTTTTAGCGGCAAATTTCCAGCTCCCACGGAGTTTCATATTGCGGCGTCTCCTTGTATTCCTATCTCATACGGGAATCTTCCAGCTTCTCGTAATATAAAATTTCGTGGGATTAATTTTTTTCCAGCTCGGTAGGAATAGAACTTCCAGCTTAATTTGCTTAGTTAATTCTGCGCGGCAAGTTCCAGCTTTTCCAGCTTGTCAAGTATTTGACAGTGGGCGCGAGATGCGATTGGATACTGGATGCGGGATTTTGGATACTGGATACTGGATATTGGATACAATATTTGACAGGGAGTGAAATTAGATGTATAACATCTAATTTATATTATTGACTTTTCATAAATCTCTGATATAATGTACTCATGAAGTGAAGGGAGAATGGAAAGAATGTATAAATATGAACAGGAAATTGAAGAACGTATTGCTACATATCACTGGAATAATATGGTTGAGTTCTTTTCAGATGAAGATGGAAATATTTCTGAAGCTACATTGGAATGTATTTATCATGATTTTCGTTCCCCTTTGAGTGCAAATGCCAGATATGGCTTAGAATTTCATTATGTATATGATAAAGCGGGAGTGCATAAAAAAGATGAAACATTAAAAGATGAAATTCCTACATTAGAAATCAATTGTGCCAAAACAGATGAGCTGCCTTGTACAGAGGGAGTGTACTTTCTTGGAATGATTGGAATCAATCCCACTGGCGAGAAATATTATTTGGTTAAGGTTGGAAGAGCGAAGAATCTTTATTCTCGTGTATCTTCTTATGCTACATATAATCCTATGCTATATATTGGTGGATATTATGAAACTACAAAGTCGGATAGAGCAGAACGTTTTTGCCATCAATATTTAGAAAAATATGCTTATGCTAAAGCTCAGAGAGCTAATGAATGGTTTTATGTAAATGAAACTGCTTATTATAAATTATGTGAAGCATTTAGTAATCCGGCTATATTTAAAATAATTGCAGAGAAGAAGGCGTGAGCCTTCTTTATAAATTTAGATGTAATACATCTAAAAATGTCGCTTGACTTTTCTCCTATTCATGCTATAATATAGCTATCACCTGAAGGGAGCGTATGGTATGGAATTGAGATTAGCAACACATAAAGATTTAATGAAAGTTATTAATGCTTTAAGATATAAGCATCTTACGTATCTTACTCCGGCACAAGTGGACTTGGATTATAGACAGCGGCGGCTGTATGTTGTTGCGGATAACGAGAAAGTATTGGCGACTGTTTCGCTTGTACCCGAACCGCAATATAATTATACCGCTATTAAAAGATTATGTATTTGTAATAAGAAAAATCAAGGTAAAGGTATCGCTCGATATGCTCTACAAGAAATTACTAAAATTGTACACGGTAATGTTGGGGCAACTCCGTGGGATGATAATGCGGGAATGCGGCATCTGCTTGAATCAGAAGGATTTGAATTGAAATATATTTTTGATATTAAATGGTGTTTCTATTGCAAGACCGTTTGACGGTCTTGAGAAGTTAGATGTTTAACATCTAAAATTCCTTATTGACTTTTCTATTACTTTATTATATAATACATACATAAAAGGAAGGATACCTTAGAAACCAGAAGGGAGTAAGTTATGGTTAAGATTGCGCGGTTTGTTTATGATGGTGATGAGATTCTGAGTAAGACTTCATTTGATGCCAATGGTGGTATTTTATTTGATAATGGGTGGCTTCTGATCGATACTCATAGTCAGGATTGCTGTGAGAATGTATATGCTAATTGGGATTATATTAAAGATGAAGCCGGATTGATGGATACAGATTTTTCTGATTTGCGAATTGAAGAAGTAGCGTGGAGAAGGAGAGCAGGAATTAGGTTATGCGGACAGCGGTCTTTCTTCGTGCCGTGTTACAATGAGCAGAATGGCTATTATAGTGATGTGCTTGATATTGTTTTGTTTGATACTAATCAGTTAGTAGAAACTGAGGATAGTTGGATGTTTGGTGGTACTAAACGGATGTTGTATAAACGGATTAAGGAATGGTATAATGTTCCTGTTGAAGATATTATCGACTGAGGGCGAAAGCCCCTCAGTAAGTTAGATGTTAAACATCTAAAATATCCTATTGACTCTTTTCTTAACTTATGATATACTTATCCCGTAATCAAGAAAGGGGTGTTTGAGAGATGGCTAATCCTTGGCAGATTCGGGCTGAAAAGTTTATGAAGCAGTTTGCGCAATATATTCCTGATTTTGATATAATGAATAAATATGATCGCCGTGGCTATGTAGAAGAAGGAGTAGAGTCCTTTAATATGGAATATCATCGCCATATTGAGATGGATTATGGGAGCGCGCGTATCTGCCTGATTGGGCCGGACTATGTGATTAAGATAGATTATGATGATAAGGCTTGCGGCCGTATTGGTGGATGCGAACAGGAATATAAAGTTTACCAGAAGCTGAGTCGGACTCCTTATTCCTATCTTCTCGCGCCTATGTACCGCTTTATGATTGACGGAAAGTATTATTATGCTATGCGGAAAGTCAATCATGTTGGGAACTATGATTATGCTGAAATGGAGTATGGTTGGGATGATGATGAACGGGCTTTCCTGAAGAAATATATGTGTGACCTGCACGCTTGGAATGTGGGTATGTATAAGGGAAAGGGAGTAGTTGTAGATTATGCTTGTTCGGCTGGCTACTGTAATTTCACGAATTGTATGCACTAATGTGCATACTTTTTTATTTAGATGTTTAACATCTAAAAATAAAAGGGAGAGTTTTACTCTCCCTTGTAGTACTGATACTTCATACTCATTATCCTTTTATAAATTTTTTCTTAATCTCTTGCTTGTCTTCTTCAGTAAGAGTATCATATAATTGTCTTGCCGAAGGTGTCATATAATCATAAAGCACAAGACCTAATATACACAAACAACAAAGTTCCTTTTCCTCAGAATCAATCGGAATGATGTTATTCACTCTCATTACTCCTTTCCTTTCCTTTCGAGATCATCATCATTATATCACCATTAGGAGTATTTGTCAACTTTAAATTTGAAAGTTTTCGATAATGAGGAACAATAATATGTTCCCATCCAAAAGTAAGAGGAATGTGTTCTCGCGCGAATACTATTGCTTCTTCTTCAGAATCATACTCGCCTTCAAGGTCAATGATGTCTGGGGTCACACGGTCATCGGGCTGAAACCACAATCTGATAGTGTAGTATTTTTCATATAGTTCACGCATTCTCAATCATCCTTTCTGTTCCCTTGGAACGATATAATTATATCATACTTTGGAAAAAATGCAAGAGAAACTTTTAGATGTTTAACATCTAAGTATGGAAGATAGGCATTGCCTACCTATACAGAAGGGAAAGGAAGTATACATTCAATACTACACTAGACAAGTGCATAAGAATATCATTGATATGCCGATGCTGGGAGAGGTCTTTACACACACCAAAGAGCGCGATTGCAAGCCCGAACCAAGATACCTGCAAGCCAAAGAGCATAATCAGAACTACATTCAAGATAGTAATGCCGCAACGAAGGTCATTCCATTCAAACTTATAGGAAGTTTCAATGCCGAACCAGTTTTTAATTGTCTGCATTTTACTCCATCTCCTTATCCAATTCGTGTTCAAAGATTACATAATCACAAGCGGCTACCCATTCATTTTCTGTGGTCGAATAGCCATATCCATCTTCATCAAAATGAAAAGCTTTCATCTCTTCATCTGTATAAGCATCTTTTACTCGTGTCAAAATTCCCTGCTGTGCCTTTTCAAGAGAAGAATAGTAGCCAAAAGCATTTTCTGCATTATCTACATACTCGATAACTTCATAAATTTTCATTTTATTCCATCCTTTCCGTAATACCAAAGTGCTCTAAATAATCGTTAAGTTCTTGTTTCGTCATTTCACCTGACCCACAATATTCCCCATATCTAGTTGCCCACAGTTCTACTGGATACTTATTATTGACCATTTCATATACATTAAGTTGTTTCTTGATACCATATGCATTGATGTACTGAAATTTGCGAATAGGTTTTTCCATTTTACTTCATCCTTTCCGTTCCTCTTGGAACAATGCTATTATATCATATTATAGGAAAATTGCAATACCTTTAATTAGATGTTTAACATCTAATAATTGAAAATAAAAATACCGCCCGAAGGCGGTTGTGGGGTAAGCGCCCTCACTGTAGTTGCTTTGATGGTCTACTTCATCCGCCCACGTTTTTAAGTGGATAGGGCTTCTGCCACTAGGTAAGTCGTGGCAACGGCAAGAGTCGAACTTGCTAACTGTGGGGTAGGCCGTGTCCCTCCATCGCCATATAAAAGGGCTTATGTTGTTTAACCACACTGAAAGCCCTTGGAAACCCTCGTGGGAAGGCTTTAGTTGTTTAGCCACACTGTAAACCTTCAGAAATCTCCTCGTGGTTGATACGCTTAATCCACCGATGTTCTACGTATCTGTGCGAGCCGATGTCTTACCGCACAACCCGTGGAGGGCTTACGCCCTCCGATAGGTATTCGGCTTACCCTCAATCTTCACAATCTCATCCTGCCACAGGTGAGTCAGAGCATACTGAACCTTGCCCTTGCCCATACCATCAGGCAGTTCATCCTTGATGGCTTCATACAGTTCGGCGCAGGTGCAAGGAGCATCGCCCAGATTGCCAACAACCAGATCGTGGATGGACTCATAGGCATCGGCATTCTTCTGCTTCTGCTCCGCGCCCTTGTTCAGTTCGGCATTAACTTCGGCGATCAGGTCGGAATACTTCTCAGAGTCGATAGCAGTCAGAGCGGTAACGATGGCGGTCATAGTAGTCTTTTTCATAGGTTTCATTTCCTTTCTGGTTTTTAGGGTTTTCCTTCCCTTCATCTTTCGTGGTTATTGTACCACAGTTTTGGAAGCTTGTCAAGAGGTTTCCGAAAATTTTCTCCCTTTTATTTTCGGTCAAGAGAAACATCGGGTCTTCTGTTTCCAAGGAGATTTGTTTCCGCTCCCGTTCTCCCTCTGACAGTTATAAGTATATCACAAATTAGAGAAAAGTCAACCACTAATAGTTAGATGTTTAACATCTAATAATGGTAGTTGACTTTTAGGAAAATCTGAGTATAATGTAATTATCAAATGAAGGGAGCGATGATGGAATGAAGTATCGTCTGACTGGTACGTGCTGGCCCCTTGGTTATTTTGTTGAGGTCAATGAAGTTTTTAATACTATGGAAGAAGCGGAAAAGCGGGCTAATGATTTGATTCAGTATAAGTGTGGAGAGAATATGGAAATTCAGGTGGTGATTGGATAATGAAAAAGCGCCTTGTGTATATCCCTAAGAAAGATGGTTTGGATATTATGTATGGCGGTCAGGAATTTGATAGACATATTCCTGATAAAGCTATTTTGGATTTTGTTCACGAGAGAGGAAAAACTGTATGGTATTATATGGGAAGTCCTCGTCTGTATTTGATGGATAGAGAAAAGCATAAGATTATCTATGAAATTACTGTTGAACCTATTTACGAAGAGAAAGTTAGTTGGTTCAAACGGATTCTGAAGTTGGCGCGATAAGCGCCATTTTTTATTAGATGTTTAACATCTAATTATTATAAATAAAAAAGAGGACTATTAGTCCTCATTGAATATATGTTTCGCACGCACATTAATTTCCATATTATTTATCTTCCTCCACAATTTTCTGAAACTCATCGGCGATGGCGCGAACCAGACCTGCGAAATCTTCATCATCAATATCGCTGGGTTCAATGTCTTCAAAATATCCTGAGTTCCAGAAAGTATATGACATATCTTTGGCGATGCTACACACGTCAGTTTCATCAAAAGTCAGTGTTTTCTTGACACGAACGGTAATCGGCTTCTTCATAGTTTTAAACTTCCTTTCTGGTGTTTCGGTGTTTTCCTTCACCTGATGATTATATTATACTCAATTTTAGGAGAAAGTCAATATTTCTTTTTAGATGTTTAACATCTAATAATCTGAAATGAAATATGGCGGTTATCCCGCCATATATTCTTCCAATTCTTTCAACATATTACGCAATCCAACCACGTACCGAGATTCTTCCTTGGTTTCAATATATGCTATGATTGCTTCATATACTACCATTACTTCATTAATGTGAGGAGTTTTCCTACGCATTACAAATTCAGTAGTAGTACCCAATTCACGGAAGGGGAAGAAAGTAATTCCAGTAGAGATAGCGTGCTTCTTGGCTACACAAGAAAGAATATGGGTTTCAATCATAGCGTCATCAAGTGCGGTGTGACTTTCTTCAAAATCATAGCGGTCGCATAGATATTGAAAAGAAGATTCGGCGCTAGTCTTGAAGAATGTTCCGCTTGCGGTTAAAAGATTATGGTCAAGGCACTGTTTCTTATAAGTGGCGTTATTCAAAAGGTGCTTGGTCGCAAGTCCCCAAAGGTCAAACAGAGGATAAGACTTGCCACGGAAGGTGAAGAAATCACCATCAAATTCTTTTTCTTCCTTCTTCTGATACTTCTCGTTAGCAATCTTAGTACACATCTTGCGCTGAAGGAACTCCCAATTCTGATAATCAGGGCTGTACAGTTTGTTAATGTACAGTTCAGTAAAGGGAATTGCTTTCTTGAAGTCAAACATTGCATTGTATGCCCCAACGGCATCGACCTGCTGAAGATCTTCAACAAAGAGTTCCATCACTTCGCCCCACGGCTTGATAGAGGTCTTGTTCTCTTTCAACATTTCCAGATAGAGCGGCCGCTTTTCTGCATAATATGCAGTATTGAACACGGCGGGAACGGCAAAAGTTTCGGCAATCAGAAACTGCTTCTTATCCAAAATCTCGCCCTTGCGGTTGGTGATAGTCCAACCAATATCATACACAAGAGGGCGAGCGATAGCAATTTTTTTCTTCTTCTCAGGATTATTCTGGGCAATTTCATTAGCAAAGGGAAGAGTGGCGGTCTCAGTGTCCAAAACCATATAACGGAGTTCTTTGCGCATATAGTAACCTTTCTGGTTTGTGAGGTATCCTTCCTCTTTCGTGTTCCCCTTGGAACAATGATATAATACCATAGTTATAGGGAAATTGCAAGGGAAAGAATTAGATGTTTAACATCTAATATATAAAGAAAGAGGTTAGCTTGCGCTAACCTCTATTTCAACTGTTGTTTTGATGCATTTATATTCATATGTGATATCAAATTTTTTATGACAGGAGGAACAAATACATTCCCATACTCTGATACCACCGTCTTCATCAAAATCATCCCAGTAATTATCAACATCATATTCTCCCGATAAGCAATTGGGGCATTTTTCATCAGGCATTTTCTTTTCCTCCACTCTTACCAAAAGAAATCAATATATACTCTATCGCCGTGCTTGAAGCCATTTTCCAGTAACATTTTAGTCAGGCCAAGTTTCCATTTTTCATCAAACCAATCATCTTCATCTTCTTCAAGTTCTTTGATTTCTTCTTCTGTCAGAACACAAAAGCTTTCACTTGTACCATTTTTGGCTTCATAGTGAAGAGACATATGTTCGGCTACATCTTCACCGCACAGACGAGCAATTTCAGAATCTTCAATGTGAGGATAGGTTGTGACTTTCAACATTATTATCATTCCTTTCTATTAAACCGTCACTTCATTAGGAAGAAACTGGTTAGGGTCATCTTCTTCTTCCTGTTCCTGTTCCTTCTGGCGCTTGGCCTTATCCTTGGCAATCTTTTCTTCCTTCTTCTTAGCCTTTTCGGCCTTTTCCGCCTGCTTGGCCTTATACTCATCAATTTCCTTCTGCATAAGTTCGCGCGCAGTCATATCCTCACGTTCTTCTGCGACAATCGCGCCAATGCGCACATAGCGTTCAATGCCGTTCAAATCGGTAATGATAGTGCCATACTGGCGGTCATTGATTTTTACATAGTCATACATTCCACAATCATTCTGGAACATATCAAAGAAAATACCATCACGCAGAGCCTTGTCAACAACAGTCTTAGAAATCTTAGGCATTTCAATTTCCTTTCTGGTTTTCTGGTGTTTTCCTTCACCTTTCGTGGATAGTATAGCATAGATATTGGGAAATGTCAACATAGAATAATTAGATGTTTAACATCTAATAACTCGGGATGAAATTGGGTTACTCCCTTTCGGGAGTAACCTTAATCTTACGGAGTTCTTTCAGATTCTTATTCGCTTCGGCAAGCGCTTTCTTTTCCGCACGCTTCTTTTCATCAGCCGCGATTTTCTTGGCTTTCTGTTCTTCCGCTACACGTTTCTTTTTTGCCTTATCAGCAAGGTCAAACTGGTAATCTTCTGCGACAGAATAACCATCATAAGGTTCGTATCCGCCTTCGCCGTTACGGCTACCACGAGGAATAGAAACCTTAATCAGAACCCACTTTTCGTTGCCCTCAGCATCCAGACAAGGAACGGCAAGTTCGTTTGCGCTAACAGGGAGCACATCAGTTTCACGGGATTCAGAGATATACTTCATAATAGAATCAAGAAAGTCATTGCGAATAGCGGTTTCAAGCTGTGCCTTATTCATAAGCATTGCTCCTCTCTGGTTTGTGGAGTTTTCCTTCTCCGTTTCTGGAATAAGTATACTATAAATTTGAAAAATTGTCAAGCATTTTTTTAAAAGAATACTGTATACAATTTTAGATGTTTAACATCTAATTCCTTGTAAAAGAAAAAGGTGAGCATTAGCTCACCTTACGGGTATAGGAGTTAACCTTACCGGGAATCTTATTCACATCCTCTTCCCAGTAATGGGTAAGAGCGTAATTCACCTTAGCCTTGGTGAAGCCTTCCGGCAGTTCGGACTCAATCGCTTCAAACAGTTCGGCAACGGTGACGGGAGTTTCGGTCGGGATAGCGTCGATCACGATATCGTGCGCTTCCTCATACAGGGCGCGGTTAGCGTCCGCCTTATCCTTGTTCTTCTTGAGTTCGGCCGTCATCTCATCACGAATATCAAACAGGTCAGTAACGGCATTGTCATTGATGTAACCAACGAGTCTTTCCATAGAAGTCTTCTTCATAATAGTATCCTTTCTGGTTTGTGGGGTTTTCCTTCCCCTGTTTTCGTATTAAGTATATCATAAGTTTGGGAAGTTGTCAAGAGGTTTTTTGAAATTCTTTTGAATTTCTTTTGCCCTTGTCTCTCGAACTCAGAGGCGCGCTTCTCATTTTCTCTACCTCGCATCTCCTCTTGACAGTTATAAGTATATCACAATTTTAGGAAAAGTCAATTACTTGTTTTAGATGTTTAACATCTAAGAAAGAAAGGCCCAGTTTTAGGACTGGGCCGTAGTGAATTTGTATACATCGTTACGAACATATTTCTTAATATAATTGTCCGATACAATACATTCGCCGTCTACGAAAATCTGAAAAGGTTTTTCAATCTGTCTGGGGAGAATGCGGTTGACCTTATAGTCAAGATTCCATTCTGCTCCAAGTTGAATACATTCATCAAGAATAAACGCTTCAATCCCTACGTCATAAAGCCCCATATGCTTTTCTTCAAAATCCACTACACCGGAAAGATACCGATAGACAATTTCTGCACTGGCCTTGTAGTTACCCGTATCAGTAAAGAAACTATGTGTTTCACAGAAAGCCCTATATTCGGGAGTATTTGTGATATACTGACTGGCATAGCCCCAAATATCGTGAATTGCGATATCTTCAAGAGGATTATTGCATTTAAACCAATCACAGTTGAAAGCGAACACTTTGTCATCAAAATCAGAATTGTAAGCATAAGCGTCAGTTACATTATACTTACGCAGATCGCGCTTAATCTGTTGCATAACGTAACCCCATTTGTCCATAATGGCAAGACGTTTGCGCATAAGCTGGACATACTGCGGACGCTTGTCTTTATAGTACGCAGATTCAAAAAGCGGCAGATTGTGCCAAACCTGTTCAATAACGAAATGCCGCTGTTCTGCAGTAAAATGCCTATCAGTATCGACGATAAAATAGCCTACATCATAACAGAAAGGCTTGTCCAGTCCGGTAGTTTCAGTATCAAAGATCATTACATACATACGAGTACCCTTTCCGGTTTGAGTTGTTTTCCTTCAACTTTCATAAGTAGTATATCAAATTGAAATAAAATTGTCAACGAATATAATTAGATGTTTAACATCTAATTATAATAAAAAGGGCTTACCGCCCTTTCGTCAGTCCCTTCAAGACTTCCATAATCTCATCGGGAGTGAAAGCGAGTCCATCCCAGTTTTCACGGTTCTTGGGTTCATCATCGAACAGAATATCTTCATCACTATTCATAAAGATGGACTTATCGGTACCATAATCGACAATGTTGATTTCATCCCAATCTACAGAGGGGAGATGTTCAGCAAGCCAGCCCAGCTTAGTTTCTTCAACAGCTTCATCATATTCAGGGGTAGAGGAGCGGCTGAGCCAGCTGATAATCCCGATAGAGATTCCAGCTCGCTGTGCCTTATGCAGATATCGCGCAAGCACACTCATATTCAGCATAACTTCAGCTTCTGCGTAGGGCTTCGGGTCATAAGCTCGAAGCATATCAAGCCAACCGTCAACGCCGTACAGGTTCGCAATAGTTCCATCCATATCAAACCAAATCGTCATCAGTCAATCCCTTTCTGGTTTCTAAGTGTTTTCCTTCACTTTCTGGAATAAGTATATCATAGAGTAATAGGAAAGTCAATAGGCAATTTTAAAATGAAATTAGATGTTTAACATCTAAATATGAAAAGGGCGCAAAGCCCTTAAATTTCGATTTTCTGATCAAGTTCGATCATCCGAATATCATAACGGCAATCATACATATCATAGTTATCAAATTTAGTTCTCATATGATGTAGTTCATCATCTTCATCCCATTCTTTAATATGATTTTTAATGTCTTCTTCGTCAATATTAAGTTCGCGCAGATGATTATATACTGCTTGAATTGCTTTTTCTTTGGTAGAAAATTCCCAATGACCATAAAATTGACTAACGCAGTAACTAATCTCATCTAGAACAATATATTCTTCAACTGTCCAAATCTTCATAACATTTTCCTTTCTGGTTTTAGGGAGTATCCTTCTCCTTTCGTTTACATAAGTATAATATCATATTTAAAATGAAATTGCAATACAATAAGTTAGATGTTTAACATCTAAAAAGAATCCCAAAAAGAAAAGCCCCGTTAGGGGCTGGGAATTACGCCTTAGTGTAATAGGTCTTCTTGTCCTTGGCGTCCTCGGACTTGGTAGCAACTACAACGCCCGCTTCGACAAGACGCTTAAGAGCAGAACCGACAAGCATAACGGTCTTGGGCTGTTCACCCTCGGCAAACATATTAAACACATCGGTCGCAGTAGCATTCGTGAAGGAAGGAAGAGCGGTGATGGCGGCATCAAGAGCCTGACGGCGAGCTTCGGCTTCGGGGTTGGGGCCCTTGACCTTAACGGGCTTGTTAGCACGTTCAGCGGCGCGGAGAGCGGCTTCGGCTTCCCAAGCCTTGTACTCGGCAACAGCGGCTTCATAATTGAAAGCGCTGTGGTTCTTGGTGTCCTTAGCCAGAGCGGCAGTCACGCTAACCTTGCTGTAACCGTCCTCAGTAGGAACAACGATAAAGTTGGTCTTGTTCGCACGACCCATAGTAGCACCGGGGATTTCCATGATCTTAGAAATAATTTCAGCAGTCTTCATAATTTACTCCTTTTTCTCTGCGGTTTAGTTTACGGCAGACCGCCCTGCACAATTTTATTTTTGTTCCCTTGGAACATCTTCATTATATCAGATTTCTACTTGAAAGTCAAGTATTAGTCTGAAAATTTTTTGTTCGAGGGGCGGTGCGCAAGTTGTGGGTAAGCCGGCACTTGCCACGGTGTTCCATCGCCTTCCGTCCCTCGGAACAATTATTATTATACTCAAATTTCGGGAAAAGTCAACGCTTTGTTTTAGATGTTTAACATCTAATTATTTGAAGGGGAAATTACTCCCCTAACATATCATAAAGCCGCAAAATCTTTTCAACGGTAGGTACATCGTTAATTTTGCAAGTGATAGAGAAACGAATAGTTTCGGCCTGACGATTCAACTTAAATTCACCGACAGAGCAACCAACCTTTTCAACAATATAATTCATTACATAGCGCCCAATCTGGTTACGGGGGATGTAATAGGTACGAGTAACAATATTCATATTATTCCTCCTTACACATATAAGACCAGAAGATAAAGCCCGGGTTTTCGGATTCTAACTTATAGCATAGTTCTTCGGCGCGCTTTTCGGTATCTACAATCAAATAAGGATTCGCGCAACCACTATCCTCAAGTTCCTGCATGATAACCCATTTATATTTCATTCGTCAAACTCCTTTTCCTTCTCGTCCATAATTGGCTGTAATTCATAATTAGATACTTTATAAACAATTTTACGAAGGGTGCAACTATCAATCACACAACGATTTAACAGAAAGCGAATCAACTTATTATTGATTACATTACGAACATCCCACCACCAAGGCATCAGTCATCAAACTCCCTTTCCTTATGTTTTGGTGCTTTCTTGCGCTTGTCTGGGATAATACGAGTGACGCAATATCCCTGTGGAAACTCCTTCCGTTCTCCTTGAAATACTTCAACCCAAGTTTTAGGGGTGGGTTTCTGTTTCTTACTCATCTTATCCCCTCCTTGCATAGATATAATATCATAAAAATGAAATTAAGTCAAATATTAGAATTAGATGTTTAACATCTAATATAATAATGGACGATTACTCGTCCATTCTCAAAAGTTTTTCCCGCGCGGTTTTCAATTCTTCTCTACTCTTAGCAATTTCTTTTTCAAGTTCTGCAATTTTACGCTTTAACTGTAATTTAACGTCGCTTTCAATCCTGCGTTTAACTTCATTGTAGATTTCTTCAACTTCATCATCGCTGTTAGTAACTTCAAAAGTATCTGCGAACATAGAAGCGCAATAATCCATTAACCTTTCTTCAACATAATTCATAGCTGGTACAGAGTCTAAGTCTTCATACATATTATTAATTAACTCTTGTACCTGTTCATCCGTCAATTCATACCATTGAGTAACTGCGATCTTCATTTCAGCTTACCTCCAAATTGTTTTCCCATCATTAGTATATTTAGACTGATTGCGGTCAACCCGCTTCTTCAGGTACGGAGGAATCCGCTTGGTTCCTTCATAAACCTTTACCAGCTCTCTGTAGGTTGTAACATACATAGTTACAATCTTCAGCTTGTCAGCTGACTTGATAATGGTAATGCCAGTATCAGTAATACAGGTGTAGCAGTTGTTTACAAACTTCTCCTTAACAATCTGGCCCATACCGATATCATTAATGATATGCTGTACCCGGTTTGCCCTCTGAACCTTTACGTGATAAGTCATTTCCATCGTGGTGGCCTCCCTTTCTTTGATGATGTAAGTATATCATATAGTAACAGGAAAGTCAACAGAGAAAGTTAGATGTTTAACATCTAATTTATTTTAAAATAAAATAAAATTGGGGATATTAATCCCCGTCAGGAGAAGCGTAAATCTTGTCCTGTGTTTCAGTAAGACAAATCCAAGTGCAAAGACCATTATAGTTAAAGCATACGCCCTTGGATTTGGCTTCATCAATCAGGTCATGCAGTTTCTTTTCATAGCACTGTTCCATTCTGCGCTGTTTGATCGTATCATTGACGATTGACTGTAGAGCGTCAAGTTCTTCAAGTTTCATATCCTGTACATCAATTTCCCACAGATACGGCCCAACTCTAGTCATACTGCATACTTCCTTTCTGTTCCTTCTCTCTTGGAACAAGTATAATATATCATACCTATATAAGAAAGTCAATGGTAAAAGTTAGATGTTTAACATCTAAAATAGAAAGGCGCCCGCGCGCCTTAACAATTATCATCCACAGAAAAAGGGTTTGTTAACCTTTTTTCTCATTCAGTACGAAAGAAATTTCTGTCCAACCTTCGGAACAGTTGCCAAGCTCTTTTGTGAATCCTTCAAGCTCGAATTTTTCCATCAACAGGGTACGCATTTTGCCGCCCCACCAAGTGCAATGCACTTTCCAGAAACGGCGGTCTTTCCTTTTGAGATACCGCTTTGCAAGTTTGTAATTCCAGCCCATACCATTGTCGAAGAAGTAAAGACACTTGTCTTTATCATCCCATTTAGACGCGCGCGGGATGTAGTAGTTGAGAATTTCGGTGGCGCGTTCTTCGCTCCATTCCTGCTGATTGTTGAGCCATTTGCGCCCTTTTTCAAGCAGGATACTACCAATCCAGATCGGGAACAGGATCACGCGCATGACCTTGTAACCGTTCTTGTGCCACCATTTGCGCGCCTTGTGTTTCTTCTTGTCGCCTTGCATAGCCTTGATAACTTCATCTGTCATTGCTCTTACTTCCTTTCTGTCCTTTGGACAAGTACACTATAACATAGTATTAGGAAATAGTCAATCATATAAATTAGATGTTTAACATCTAACTTTTTTAAAATGAAATAAGGGCGAGGCCCTTATTCCTGTGTATAATATGCAAGTCCCAAACCAGTTTCGGGAGAACAATTATAATAGCTAATCGCATTTACCAGCTTATCAAAGCTGGCGTTTGGATCATTAAACGGCTTTATTTGCCAGCACGCCATAAAAGAATCAGTGCGCATCTTATTCGGAATAATCATTACGGGCTTTCCCATATCGTACAATGTGCGCGCATATGTCTTTGTGACTTTAAGCATATCTCATACTTCCTTTCTGTTCCCCTTGGAACAAGTATATAATAGCATAGTTTAAGGAGAATGTCAAACTATAAAATTAGATGTTTAACATCTAAAATTCTATAATGAAATAAAGGCGAGGATTATGTCCTCGCCATTACTTCTTCATAATCAATTCTAAGCCACTCGTTGCAGATACTTTCAAAGTCGAACCACATCCAGTCATTAACCTCCGTGGTGCTCCAAGGTTCGTCAATGCCAATCATTTCTTCCAGCTGATATTCCAGTGTGTCCAGCTCTTCAGGAGTCAGTTTCGCGGCGTTGGTAGCGGCACCGCCCCAGAAGTTGAAGTCCCGGAGTTTCTTTTCAATCGTCATTGTCATGTTCGTGTCCTTCTCTCATATTTATTTCGTTCCCCTTGGAACAATTATATGATATCATAAAGAAGAGAAGAAGTCAAGGGTTAGTTTTAGATGTTTAACATCTAATTATTTACATAAAAGAATTGGCGGGTGATCAATCCGCCAATTGGCTCAATTTCACCAGCTTGCTTCGCCACGGCAAGTTAGCGGCAGTTGGTTGCGTCATATAATCCCGCCAGTCCGGTACCAACCCGTGACCTTGGGACTACTAACCCGGTGGAATCATCTTCCCTTCCCCCTTTCGACAGTAGTATAATATCATATATTATAAGAGAAGTCAAGAGATGAATTTAGATGTTTAACATCTAAAATAATAAAGCCCTTAACAGGGCTGTTCATATGAGAATATATCTTTTTCCAGCGCATTATCCCAAATATGAATATATACGCAGCTTGGGTCTTCCCAGTAAATAGATGCAGCTCGCATAAGTGTATAAAAATCATCACTGCGTTCACATTTGGTGGAGAAATCAGTATAGGTAGTAGTCATCATATAACGAGTATCCATTTGAGTTACCATCCTTTCTGTCCCTTTGGACAATTATATAATAGCATAGTATCGGGAAAATGTCAACATATTATTTTAGATGTTTAACATCTAAATATTTTAAAATGAAATAGTGGTTCACGAATGAACCACTACTTTTCCATTGCGCTGGATATATTCTTCAAAAGCGCGCGGACCAAGCTCGGACATCTGCTGGGTCCAGCTTGTCATAAGGTAAATTCTTCCAGCTCGTCCGCTGAGCAATGCTTCCGCCAGCTGGTGCAGCTTGCGCGTGCTGATGCGGGCCGGGACTTTCATCTGTCCATCGTTCCCCATAGGAATCCATCCGCTATTGTCACAATAGAACAACCACATAATGCTAATCTCCTTTCTTATCCTCTCTCTGAGGACAATATCATTATATCACTTTATATAGGAAAGTCAATAGGGAAATTTAGATGTTTAACATCTAACTTTTATGCATCCCTTTCGGGATGCGCGCGTTTTACTTTACGCGCAAGGTGGTCTTTTCATAATAGAGATTGAAATTGCCGTACTCAACCGAACACGGGTCAATCACATCATCATAGCCGTTGAGATAGCAATCATCTTCAAGCCGACTTTCGGGAATGATGTAACCGTCCTCTTTGTGCATCCAATAATACTCGATCATGTTTCAAATCCCCTTTCTTTCTTTCGTCCCTTCGGACAAGTATATAATAGCATACTTTCGGGAATATTGCAAGAGATAAAGTTAGATGTTTAACATCTAAATATTCAAAATGAAATTGCCCGGTTTCGGGCAATTCATTTTAGTCCATTATTTCTTCTTCATTGATTTTAATATTTGTGCCGTAATGGTTAAGTAAAATAAAATCTGCGGTTCGTTCTGCATTTTTACGATTTGCATATACGCCCCAAAGTGCTTCAATAGTCTGATTAGTTGGAGTGTACCAAACGAGATAAACTTGAGTCATTGCGAATCCCTCCTTCATTTGATACCTAATTATATCATACCTTTTAGAGTCTCGCAAGTCTTATAAATTAGATGTTTAACATCTAAAATAATAAGACTGGGATTAATCCCAGTCAATAAATCCATTGATTTCATAATAAGTTATGGAAGGATTAAACTGATTGACATTGAATTCCGCTCGCTTGTTGAGCAACTTTTCAGCTTGCTTTAATACTTCTTTTCCTTCTTCCTGTGATACATGCAAATGCAGCTTCAATCCGGTTGTGCTATCCTCATAGAAAATCGTTCCGCTATTGCAGGCCGGATCATTAGCAAAGTTGCTAACGTTGACGGAAATCCATTTGGTCATCATTGAAATCGCTCCTTTCGTTTCTGTCCCTTTGGACAAGTATATAATAACATGTCCGGTCTTATATGTCAATAGGTAAAAATTGGATGTTTAACATCTAACTTTTAAAAATAAAATTGTACTCCATTATGGAGTACAATAGATAAGAGACTTATCTTTCCATTTAAGAATTGAGATTTGATTATGTTCAATTCCAATTCTGATTGCTTCTCTTTTTGTACTAACACGGAAGGAATGATCAATATAATAAATTCCTTCACTATACCAAATACCACAATTTCCTTTCAGCTTGCGCACACATTTGATAGCCTCTTCAGCTGTTGTCAGCTCGTACCCATAGTCTGCGACCTGATAGCCGCTCTTATAGTTAATAATCTTTCCTGCTTTCAGTGTAAGTCCGTCGTTGTTAGCCAACTTGCGAATGCTCCTAATGTTGATCATTGCTCGTTCCTCCTTCATTTGATGATACAATTATATATCTATAAAGATCATTTGTCAATAGGCATTTTTGGATGTTTAACATCTAAAAACACATAAGAAAAAGTCCTTTATTCAAAGGACTTTTCAACTTTAAAACCATTGGTCAAATCATGATAGATAACAGTGCTATCCATATAGCGGTGGCCCAATTCATTCATCATATAGGTGGGCGTGCTATAATCTTCCCGCGTACCGCTTGCGCGGAACAGAATGTCGTGATCGTCATTAGAGATAACGGTGATGGTGTAATTGATAGTCATTGGAAATCCCTCCCTCATTTGATGATACCATTATATACGTATTATATTAGATTGTCAAGATATGATTTTAGATGTTTAACATCTAACTTTATAAGGAGTCACCGCTCCTTATATTCTACAATAAACCAAAAGCGTGCTTGTGCTCCATGGTCTTTGATAAACTGTTTAGCGAGATCAAAGTCTAAAAATTTGGCGATTGTCTCATGTCGAATATTCCATACTTCATAAATAGTTTTCATTGCTCCAACCTCCTTCTTTGATGATAATAGTATAACATAGTTTTTAGAAAAAAGCAAGAGAAAAGTTGGATGTTTAACATCTAAAAATATAAAGGCGCTCACCGCGCCTTGACCTCACCCGTGTGCAAGTTGTACTGTAAACCATCCATATAAAGCGCCTTTGCCAACTGATAGGTCAATCCTAATTCCCTCATGAACCATCCGATGTGTTTGATGGTTGTACGGGAATAAAGCCCGTTGACTGTCAACCATCCGTTCGGATCAACCTTGCATACCGTCGTGGTATAAGAGATCATAGACATCGCGCCGTTGTCATACCGAATAATTTTAGACTGTGCGTATTTGTGCCCGTTGTTGCTGGTAATAGTCATTGTTGTTTACCTCGCTTTCTTTATTCGTTCCCTTGGAACGATTATATATTATCATATCTTTATCTATCTGTCAACTAAGAAAATTGGATGTTTAACATCCAATTTTATAAGAAGGGCTCGCGCCCTTAATGAATTCGGATCATACATAGCGCCCCAAGTGCTCCAAATCCCAATAGAAAGATCGGTGTTCCTAAAAGCGCGCTTTGCAATAGTCCCATCATCATGATCCCTGCTCCGATTGTTTGTCTTGTATTCATTCAGCTTGTCAGCTCCTTTCTCAGCTTCCAGCTTGCCTGCGCGTTTCCAGCTTCCAGCTTCCAGCTTATCCCGTACGCGCGTATACGCGCGTGCATGTGTACGCTCAGTGCGCGCCGTGCGTGCGCTCTTTTGCTTGCGGATCGGCGGATCCGCCCCAGATGGCACTTTTTGTACACTTGTCAATTATTGAACACAGAAACGGTTTCATGTTACATAACCCCCCTTTTCATATACATATTATATCGCAAGTGTCGGAAAACTGCAAGGACTTAAGTTGGATGTGACACATCTAAAAGCCCTGAAACCATTGAAAAATAAGGGTTTCTGGCGTTCTGTTGATTATTGAACACGTTAACAAAACGACACGAAAACGATTGCGTGTTGATGAACGTATTTCATGAAAAATATGCATAGTTTTCATGAAACGTTTCATATAAAAATTGCATATAAAAACATAAAAAACATTATAAAAGGGATTGACAGAACGAAAAAAATCATTATACTATTATATAGGGCATAAAAAAAATCATCGCCCTAACAGAAAGGAAGGTTTACCATGGAAAACAAAGTCACGCGTTACTCATTGACGACACTTGACAAAAACGACGTTAAAATTTTACTTGAAAAGGTAAACATTGAACAGTGCGAAAACATGGAAACGTTAGGTATTATCGCGGAAAACATTTATTCCGAATTACATGAACTTTTCCCGCAAGCCTATACAGACGAAAAAAAGGGACCTGTCATTGCATGGACAGGCTATAAGCTCGCAGAAAAGGCTGTCAACTATGGAATTGTAAAGCCGCTTGAATATTTGAGATTTTACGCTCAACTCAAAAAAGACGAATTTTTGCGCGGGGACTATGGAGCATTTGGTGACTTGTTAGAAGTCCTTGTCCGCGTAAAATTTTTGAAAAATATTCATTTGCTCCGTGTTTATCATTTGAAAGTACAAGGACAAGGTATAACCGATATCATATCGAAAAAGTATGGAAAGATTGAAGTTGGTCACAACGGAAAAACGTGGGCGAGCGCGTCCCGTTTTGATTATATGAATGGCGATTTTTCAACCGTTGTATATGGTATGTTTTCCGATATGGACAGAGAAAAAGTGTTTAATTATATGAAAAAAAGTGACTATGAAAAGGCGCTCGCTTTTATCGGTAAACGTTGCGGAGTATGGACCAATAAATATAATTTTTTGTCCGATATGGATAACTTGTCGCGCGGAAAGGGAATCGCGGAAAAAGGAAACAATATTCAATCTCAATCAAATGAATCACGTTATTACATGTTTATTGATGCGATTGATAGCGGACGGTTTACAAGTTTAAATCAGCTGTTAGGCGAATAAAAATAAAATAGGTCAGCTCCCGAACAGAAACGTTCGGGAGCTTTTCATATCCCCGGGCGTACAATCAGGATATTTCGGTACCGAACTATTTTCCGCCACCCGGGCCTCCCCAAATTCCACCAACTTTTTTAAAATTAACCTTACTACTCAAACACTTGACAACGCAAAACCAAAAATGTTAAAATGTAAATATGGAGGTGATTATATGTGAAAAAAGCATATTCACTAGATTATAGCATAGAACGCGACATTGATCGCCTTCATGCCGTAGAATCAATATTAGACGGATTAGAAACCGACCCTAACCAAACCGACCTTGAACAAATGGCATCTTATATCTTATATGGTAAAGATGAGAATGGAAAAAACTCTATTGAAAGGAGCGAAACCACAGATGATGGTATGCGCCGTTACAACACTTTTTAGCGCGCATCCGAACGTGTCCTATCTCTTGACGAGCTTATGGAAAATCCCCTCTTCGACCACGAATAGTTGAAGTCGCCGCACAAGCGCAGTCCCTATAACAAATCAGTACGCACCGTGCGCCGGCCCCGCTATGATAAGAAAACTGGAGAACTAATAGACCCAGGCGACTCCGATGTACCCGGTATGACCGAAGTGTGGGATACCATTGACCGCCTCGACAAATGGATTATGTAGCTAGAAGGAAAAATTCCGCCAGACGAAAACACCCTACTTTTTGAAGACAGCTATCGTCTGTATCGCCTAAAACATCAACTAGTTGAAATTCGCCGCAACCAGTATGATCTTCTAGATTCATATAAACCAGTACTAAAGTTTCAATCCCTAGACCATCCAAAAACCCAATTCTATGACCTATGCGGCGACTCCTTCTATTGGATTCCAATTGAAGAGTGGCAGCGCCGCGTTGATCACTCCTACACCCATACCATCTCGCGCAACCTATCAGATTACGAAACGCGCGAAACTCCTAATGGTACCGAAGTTAAGTGGGTTGTCTATAGGCATAATTTTGATTGGACTAATACCAAACATATCCAAGCTTTTATTAACTTCTATAGTGAGATTGACCAACAAGTACACGAAAAAGTAGATACCTATAGTAAAACATTATTCTGGGACTTTGATAGATACCGCAAAGCCGCAAATTTATCTCCTCTAAAAAATTATATGTTGGATTTGAAGTTACAAAAATACCCATATGAAGACATAATTGACATAATATTGCGCGAATTTGGAATTTCATTCCACCTTAACCACATTTCAACTGTATTTATGGATGAGATTCCACGCAAAATTGCGCTTGCGGCCGCGAAGAATAACGCCTTTGTAGATACCCCCAAGAATAAATTGGTACTATGCCCACACTGTTAGCGTCTCTTGCCGCCAAGCACCTTATTCTTTAGCCAAAATAAAGCCCGTACTAATGGCTTATCACGCCTATGCAAAGAATGCGATCGCGCAATTAGAGTCAAGAAAGGAAAGGTGAAGTTAATAGATGGAAGAGAAAAAATTGCGCAAATGCCTTAAATGTAGATAGGATTTGCCAGTAGAAAAATTTTAGTATACGCCTTCTAATTTCTTTCCCGGCCATAGGTCACTATTTTGTACTAATTGTTTATAGATAATGGTTAAGTAGGATAATTTAGGTGAAGTTGATAGGTTAATGAGATGGCTAGATTTGCCCTTTGATCTTAATAAATGGACGCAACTTTATGCGCAACATAAGGAGCGTACATTATCTGCCTACTTTAATTTATTATATGATGATCATTATAGCGCACTATAGTGGCAAGATGAAAATGAAAGATGGCGCCTTGCGCGCGAAGAAGGCACAATTGATGAAGAGATTGAAACTTTAACTGAGAGTAAGTTAAAAAAATTAAAGAAAGTATGGAGCGCCGCATATAAGCCCGAGTAGTTATTATGGCTTGATAATTTCTATAATTAGATTGTAGCTACTTAGAACGTCTCCACTCCCATTCTATAGGAAAAGGCGCGAGATTTCTGTGAACTTTAGTTACATATTAAAGAAGGTTTACGCGCGGGTGTTGATGTTTCTAAAATGATGAAGCAAGCTGATGATATTGTTAAGACCTATCATTTTGAAGCTTCTAATGCCAAATCTGCGGCAGACTTTGAATCTGTTGGAGAACTAATGGTTTACTACGGCAAAAAAGGATGGCATCCCAATTGGCATACAGAACCACAAGACTCCATCGACTTTATGATGGAAAATATTTAGAACTACTTAAAACGACTTGTAATGAATGAAGGCAACTTTGCAGAACAAGTAGAAGAAAAGCGCGCTCGCTATAATATGACAGAACGGCTTGAAGAAATTGAAAATGAAAAAGTTGAATTTGATGAAACCGCCGATATTGAATATGAAGGTGATGATGATCTTGCCGCCGAACTGATGGGAGGGGGTATAGATGAATGATTTGTATATGCGTGATGGTATACCTATAGAGAAGGGTGTAGTATTAACGCGCGAATATTTAGATAATAACGAGGAATTATTTACTAAATATTTAGATTTATGGATCCGTTATCCTGACCTTCTATTAGATATGATCTAGGATTAGGAAGACGCAAAAAATTTTCATTTAATGCCATTTTAGAGAATTAGTTTGCGCGCGAGTATGCGCTATCGTTATCATTTCTGGACAGCTACCCGTGCTACTTCTAAATCCTTTACTGCGTATCTTAGCGCTTTTATGCGCGCAATGTTATTACCACGTTCTACTATTATGATTGCTTCTGATACTAAAGGCACGGTTATTAAAATTGCAGAAGCTAAGTTTGAAGAAATATTTCGCCATTGGCCTCTCTTGCGTAAAGAATTAGCTACGAGAGTTGATGATGGTAAAACCGGTGTTAAATCCAGTTCTAACTATTATGAAATTTTCTTAAAAAATGGAAGTATGATTTCTGTAGTATCTAAAGATACTTCAAGAGGTTTGCGCGCGACCGCTGCAATTTTGGAAGAAGCTGCCTTAATTGAAGAAATACCATTCAACGAAGTCTTATGGCCGCAAATGAATATTGCTCGCCGCGAAGTTGATGGTACCTTGAATCCAAATGAGCCTTCTGCCGCGCAAATTTTCATAACAACCGCGGCTGAACGTACTGTATTTATGTACTAGAAATTAATTGAAATTACTGTAAATGCAGTATTGCGCCCAAAAGAATACTTCTCGTGGGGGCTATCTTATGAGGTACCTTTACATTATGGATTATTGGATAAAGCTACCTTAATGGATCAACGTTATTCTAATACCGTAAGTGAAGATTCATTCGCGCGCGAATCATTATCAATCTGGTCTGGTAATAGTAAAGATGCGTGGCTGGATTCTCGCCGCTTAAATAAACATCGTTCTATATTAAAGTGTGAACGTCAAGCAACTATTAATGAGAATTGTAAAGATGCTTGGTACTTAATATCTTGCGACGTTGCTCGTTATTCTGCTAATACAGCTATTATGGTTATTAAGGTACTACCAGGTGAATAGCGGTTTTCTAAGAAAGTCGTATATACTGAAGTCATTAATGGCGCGAACTATATAACTGAATAGGCACCTCGTCTTAAAAAATTGATTTAGTTATATTAGCCAAGAGAGATTGTAATTGACGGTAATGGACCAGGTATTGGCTTATTAGATGCAATGGCATTACCTTCTTTTGATCAAAAAACAGGTGAAACCTTTCCCGCATATTTTGCCTTTAATAATGATCACCATTTACCACCAGAAATGCATGACCCTGCAGATGACCCAATAGCTAAATATAATGCTATTATCTATGATATTAAAGCTGGTGCGACTAATGAAGATGAGATACACGCGGCATTCCTTAGCGCGGTCAATAATGGTTCTACTTCATTTTTGGCGCATGAACGTATTGTAAAGGATAAATTAATGGCTACTAAAAAGGGTAAGAAAATGACACCTTATGATAGACGTGTATTTTTATTACCATATGAAATGACTTCACGTTTAATGGATGAATTAAATAATTTGCGGCTTAAGCCTACTGGGGTAGAAAATAAGTATAAAGTAGAAAGAATTTCTCGTTCTATAGAAAAAGACCGTTTTTCTGCTCTTGAATATGGATTGTATAGGGTTAAATATTATGAAGATAAAGAAATTTTCAAAAGAAAAAGAAAAAGTATTGTTTAGTACGCTTTCTTTACTCCTAAAAATAGGAGGTGAATTTTATGGATAATTTTGCATAGTTATATAAATCGCCATAGTTTAAGATTAACTATGTTCCGCTTGATTCTCGGCAACGCATCTCCAGATATGGGTACCATACAAATAATGCTGTACGATATGAAGATTTTACCGAAGAAGAGGTTCGCGCAATTATTCGTAGTGGTGACCTTGCGGCAATGAGAGAACTTTCTCGTTTCTACTATCGTACTAATGGTGTATATCATAATAATATAGATTTTTTCGCATCTTTACCATTATACTATACATTGGTTACTCCATTATTTGAATAGGGCAAGGGTTCAAAAGCACAAATAATTAAAGCATTTTATAATGCTTGTAATTTTGTTGAAGCATTAGATGTACGTAATACTTTTAGAGATATAACAAGAGAATGGCTCAAGACGGGCATATATTATGGTATTTTATAGGAATTGAACGGCAAAGTAGTAATGTAGGATTTACCTTTAGAGTTCTGCCGCACGCGCTATAAAGATTTTAATAATTTAAATGTGCTAGAATTTAACTTACGTTATTTTGAAACTAAGTATGATACTGATGAAATGCGCGATGCTGAAATTAAACATTTCCCTCTAGTAATTTAGAATGCGTGGAAACGTTGGAAAGCCAATAAGAAACAAGATCCGTGGGTAATGGTTCCTTCTTCTTCTGGCGGCGTTACCTTTACTATTACTGCTGATTAGACTCCATTATTATTAGCTAGTATTCCTGAAATTTTAAAACAGAAGAATGCTGTTGGTAGAGAAGAAAAGCGTGATGATAATGAAATGTATAAATTATTAATTTAGCGTATGCCTATTGATAATGATGGGCATTTAGTATTTGAGTTAGATGAAGTAGAACAGATACACGCTGGTGTAGCATAGATGTTAGCTGATGTAGATACAGTAGATGTTTTAACTACATTTGGTGATACCACATTAGAAAATTTACAAGAGAATTCTGCCGCAACTTAGTCAGCAGAACGCTTAGAGAAATATAATAATAATGCCTGGATGGCTTTAGGTAATAGTCAATTATTATTTAATGCTAATAATAGTTCTTCTTTATTATATGTAATTAGAAAGAATGAAGCTTTAATGAATACATATTTAGAGAAGTATAATACTTGGGTACGCTATTTAATCAATTCGCGCTTTAGCCGCACCGGATTAAGATTTGACTTTGAGATTCTGCCATTAACAGTATTTAATTTAAAAGAATATCAACAACAATGGTTATCTGGCGCTCAATATGGTTATTCTAAATTCTAGGCTGGTATTGCTTTAGGTATCAAACAGCGCAATCTTATTAGCAGTATTGACTTTGAAAATGAGTTCCTAAATCTTGATGAAAAAATGAAACCACTTTTATCATCTTATACTCAATCCGGTGACGAAAATTCTAGCAAAAAAAATAATTCTGGAGAAAAAAATAGTAGTGGTTCGGTTTAGGTAAAAAACATAAATAATAAGGGTGGAAGACCAGCGCTTAGTGTTGAAGAGCGTTCGGAAAAAACCACAGCTAATATTGAATCAATGCAATGAGGAGGCTAATTATGAAAAGAGACATACCAATTTATTTTGACAACGCCGTAATTATGTCTTCTCCTGAGAGAATTGGTTCATCTAATATGAATAGATTAGATGTTGGCGTTTTTACTAAATATGGTAATCGCAATGGATCTTATATTAAAGATGATGTTGCAGATATGTTAATTACTAGCGCAAGTATGGGCGATACTCCAGTAGTTGGATTCTTTGATCCAGAATCTCAAGGATGGGCAAGCCACACTGGACCAAAGCTCGCTAGCGCCTATGGCTACGTTGAAAGTTTTAAAGGATGGCAACCTTTTACAGATAAGGATGGAGTCACTCGCGATTATGCGGTATTCTCTGTAGTGCTATTTAATAAATATTTCGATGAAGCTAATTATATTAAAGGCTCAAATCAATCTATGGAATTAGATATTAATTCTATCGAAGGTGATTGGGCCGATATAGATGGACAAGAATATTTTGTCTATACTAAAGCTGAAATCATGGGTCTGTGTATTATCGGAGCACATGAGCCATGTTTCTCTGTTTCATCCTTCTTCGCAAAATAGGATGAACAGTATAAATCTCAATATGATAAGTTCTCTTCACTTTTGGCTGATTTAAAAGCACAAGTAGAAGAGGCTGAAAGACAACCAGAAGGAGGGGAACATCAAATGGAAAATGAAATGAATCCCGAAGTAAATGAGTCCACTCCTGCGCAGAATGAACCTGCAATTCAGGAGCCCGCTGCTCCTGCTGAATTCAATGCTGAAGAAGAAGCTAACACGGAACCTGCCTCTAATGAAGAGGATAGCGCACAGGAACCTGCAGCTGAACCTCAGGATGATTCTAGGGAGGAGCCTGAACCTGCGGCTGAACCCGCAGTAGATTTTGAAGCTCAGATTAATGAACTTCAAGAACAAATTCGTAGCTTAACCGCGAACTACGAGCAGGCTCAAAATCGTATTGCTGAACTCGAAGCTCAGATAACATCCGCATCTGAAGTAGAGACGAGCTTACGTAATGAGATTGCGACTTATGCGGCAGAACGCGCTCATGCAGAAGAAGAGCGCAGAAATTCTTTAATAGAGCGTTATGAAGTTTTATTAACAGAAGAAGATATTAATCCAATTCGTGAAGCTGCTGCAAACTTCAGCTATGATGAATTGGAAAGTAAATTAGCAATTTGTTATGCTAATAAGCAAATGGCTGGTAGTGAAGAACCAATAGTACCACTATCAGAGCCCGCTGTTGATCAATTCGCGTTATTTATGGAAAAATATCGCAAGAACTAAGGAGGAAAAAAACTATGGGAATGAAGAGATTTCCGATCACTAATGTCGTAGGTGACTTAGTAGATCAGCATCGCGATCCTGATGAAAAGCTATATGCCAGCCTCGAACTAAACCAAGTAGCCTTCCCAAAGACTGGTATGGTTGTTTCTCAGACCCCTCTAGGAGACGCTTTCACTAAGGCAACCCCTTGTGAAAACGGTATGTGGGTAGTTGCTGATAAGGCCGCAGGCGCAATTAATCCCCCTGCTGCTGCAACTGATTCTCCTATTGGTATTGTATATACCACTGAAAAAGAATATGATATTATGCACTACGGTTTACAACGCTTTGGCCGCAAGATTAAGGGAGATTATCCTCGTGTTGGCATCTTCGGCTTAGGTGATACAGTGACCACAAACTGCTTACAATATGATGATACTGAATTTGCAGCTGTTACTTCTGGTGATAATCAGAAGACTGCTGAAGAAGTATTAATTGATGCTCTAAAAGCTATCAGTACCACTCCTTTATATGTAAAGGCTGTTGCTGGTTCTGCTGTTCCTCAGATTACTGCTACCAAGCCATCTGCTGGAACTTATGCAAAAGTTGTTAAATTCTACACTATACCTAACGGCGGTTTAGGCGTTAAGTATCAGATCGTAAGTCTAGGATAATGGAGGTGCGACTTATGAATAAGCTACATATATTAATGAACGGCGTATTTGGTCGTGCCGTTCCTGCTGAATTTGCAGTAGAAAATTATGATTACGAAGCCGCTCTCCGTGATGAATTAGCTAAGCTAATGACAAAGGATGGTGTACACTTCAATCGTCACGTCTTCAATCGCAATAAGGAAGATGTATTTGAACTATTAGAAGAAAATCTACAGGAAGTTTTACCACAGAACGTCAAGAGTGCTCTTGATATGTTCGTTGAAGTAAAGAATTATGCTCAGGGTCAGCGCCCAGAGTTCCGCGTAGTCCGTGGTAAGGTTCGTGGTAAGCAGTTTGTTACTCGCGCCACCGAATCTGGTAACTATGAAACTTTCCGTCTAGACCGTGATCGTTTTGATTTATATATTCAGGCTATTGGCGGTGCTGGATATGTAGATTTCGAACGTTATCTCGATGGTCTAGAATCTATGACTGATATTTATGAAGTCATTCAGGATGGTATTGTTGATCGTCTATTTGAAATGGTACAGGGTTGCTTACTAAATTCTTGGAATGCTGCTGGCCGTCCAACTCGTAATAAGGTTGCGACCAACCAGTTCAATCCTACTGCTATGAAGAAATTATGCAACACTGTTGCTCCTTATGGTAGCCCAATTATTTATTGCACTCCTGAATTTGCGGCAGAAATGGTTAATGCTCTAGTTTATAATTCTAGCAACATTAAACTATCTGATGTTGATATGCAGGAAGTTCGCGATCGCGGCTACATCGGCAAGTTCTATGGCACTCCTGTTGTAGTAATGCCACAGTCTTGGACCGATGAAACTAATACTAAACTACAGTTCAATCCTGCCTTTGCTTATGTATTACCTGCTGGTAAGGAAAAGATTATCAAGATGGCTTTCGAAGGTTCTCCTTACTTCCGTGAGTGGGATGATCACGAAGGTGATAATAGCTTCACTTTACAGGGTTATGTAAAGGTTGGTGTAGGTCTATTCACTACTCCTAACTATTGGGGTATTTATTACAATGCTTCTTTATCTCAGGGTAGTGGTTGGGAAACCGAAAATGCTGCTGTAGTAGCTCAAAACGAAATTACTAACTAAGTAATATAATGGGAGGGAGGCTTTTTCTCCCTCCCAGATTTCTTTTGGAGATAAAAGGAGGAAATTATATGTCTATTAAAATTAAAAATATTAGTACGAATTTAGTTTCGTTATATATTCCAAATATTCATTTTAATCGTGAATTAATGCCGGGACGTGAAATTCCTGTATCACAGGAAGAATATGAAGAACTGACTTTTGACCCTGGTTTTATGTCTCTTGTAAATGGACATTATTTAAAAATTACTGGTATTGAAGAAGAATAGCAAGTAGAAGTCGTAGAAAATGTAGTAGAGGCTTCTGAAATTGAAAAAATGTTAGTTAAAGGTGATGTAACTGCTTTTGCTAAATTTATTCCTAATGCTACTGAAGCAGAAAAAGAAAGTGCTGTTACTCTTGCTGTAGAGCATAAGATCACCAATGCGGGTATTGTGGCCCTAATTAAAAGATATTGCGATGTTGATGTAATTAAAGCAATTGCTGCAAAGCATGACGCAGAAGAGAAGTGATAAATATGGCAACACCCTTCTTAAAAGTATATGATGCCTTCCTCGCGCGAATAACCGCTGATGAATGGATGCTAGAAGAAGAGTTAGCTATAATCGAAAGAGACTGGCAAGAACTTCTCAAAATGGCTATAGGTCGTTTTAAGTATCCACGAATTAGCTTAGACTTTGAAGAAGTCGATGCTGATGATAGCGAGGATGGCGAATGTGGTGGATTAAAACTTTACTAGTTTAAAGAAGATCTTACGAATGATGAAATTTAGGTACTTGCTACTTTTATGAAACATGAATGGATTAAAAGATGTGTAGCAAGTTGGGACCAAATTGGACAGCTCTATACCTCAAAAGACTTTTCCGCCGCAAATCATTTAGATAAATTAAATAAGCTTGAAGCTGCAGTACGTTTGGAGACGCAAGATCGTGTCGACGACTATGATAGATCGCGTGGAAAGAATCCCGCCACAATATTTAGAAAATTAGCTGGGAAAAAGCAATATCTCTGATATTACTTTTGATAGCTATAAGAATAAGCTAAAAGGGCGGCTTTATGGCTTATTATGTGAGCGCGAAAAGGATGGAGAATGGTAGAAGTTTTTAGATTCTATCATTATAGAAATAAGAGGTTTGGGCGCGAATTCAATTAACTGGTGGCCGCTAATGGGTAAATTATGTGCGCTTAGATATCTTTCTTATGAATATTTCAGAAAGAATATCTTTGAGTGCATTAATTTAGTTGGCGGCTTGGAGTAGCCAGATGAATTATCTTGATGTTTATTTTTCAAGAGTAAATTTTTTCGGCGATAATCCGTAGGATCGAGTAAAAAATAGTGGCATCTTAGCTTTTGAAAAATGGATGGCATCTTCCCCTTGTACTGTATGGAACTTGTCAGTTGAAAGAGGAATCTATTTTAGTGGTATTATAGAAACTAGTAAAGATAGAGATGAAAAGAAATTAATGGAACTACATGTTGCCAATGATATTCCAATTGTAGTTGGTGATATTTTAAATTGGTATTAGGATGATGGTACTTTAAATAAATGGATATTATTATCTAAAGAAGAAAAAGTACATGCCACTTATTAGTCTTTCTCTATTATTAAATGTAATTATGAGATTAAATGGATTAATGAGAAAGGAAGATTATTAAAATCTTGGTCTTATGTATGTAGTTCTACTGATGATAAAATTAAAGGCAACTTTAGAACTTGGCATAATTTAATTACGCCATAGCCAAATAAGTATGCCGAAATTATTATGCCACGAAGAGAAATTAATCGTGGTACAAACTTTATTATTGAAGATGAAGGTTGGCAAATGGTTGAACAAGATTTTACTAGTGTTAAAGGTATTTTATATATGTCTTTGACTGAAAGTAAAGTGAATTATTAGTATGATGATAGAGAAGTAGATGTTGCTGATACCGATAAATTAGCATTTCCTACTCTTAATCCGCTGTATACAGTTGGGGACTATTTAATTCCAGATTTTGGAGAAAATACTTTTAATGAATGGGAAATCGAGCTATTGCCAAAAGATGGATCTGAATTAATAAAGTAGAATGATGATGGTATGTGGTATGCCGCAGCAGCAGGAGAAATTACTGTTATTATGCGGCTGAAAGATAGAAAAGCTGTTACTAAAGAATTTTAGATTACAATTGATGAACCTAATGAAGAATTTGTTGCTTATATTGATGGTCCAGATTCGATTAAACTAGATCGACAATAGGAATATCATTTAAGTGATGAATAGGGTAATGGTATTGGTTTAGATGCCTTATTAGACAAAGGAATCTTTACTATTGAATTTTTATCTGAAGAAGATAAGAAGAAAAAGATTGTAACTATCGAGCCTAATCGTAATAATAGTGGCTAGCAATTAAATAATAGTTGCATAATTAAAGCTAATAATCATAATAGATTAGGAACAGTAATATTACATGCCACTTACAACAATATTGAATATTCAAAAACAATAAAAATAGTTCCATTATGGTGAGGTGAATAATATGGCTATTTAGCAACCGAGTTAGAGAAGATTCGCCGTAATGGGTACAAATGCTTTTAATATTGCCAATAAAATTATGAAGAATCAGAATATTTGTAGATTACTTAAATATTAGGTGCGGGATCCTTTTGATAAAGAAAAGTATCCTGATATTGATGGATTGGATTTATTAGGAAAACAAATATTAATCGTGCCAAAAGTATTTGATGATAGTACAGAGAAAATGTCCTACATTGTAGCTGTGTTCTCTAATTTTATTGTAAATCCATTAAATCCAGATTTTAAAATTTCTACATTACGATTTGATATTGCTTGCCCATATGAAGAATGGATGCTAAGTGAACATTCATTGCGCCCTTACCTATTAATGTAGGAAATTGATAATACATTCAATTAGGCGCAGATGGCAGGAATTGGTACTTTATCTTTTGTGCGCGCGGATGCCTTAACTTTAACCCCTTGGATAGGCGGTTATTCGATGGTGTATTAGATTAATGAATTTAACTGATACCGAAGTATTAAAGTTTTTAAAAGGCAGTCCAGTGTTATTAGAAGATGTATGTGCAGTTTATCCTGCAACTTTAGGATAGATTGTTGATTTAGGATATGATAAGTTTTAGACCTATTTATCTGTACTTACATCTACTAAGCCTATTAGAAAAGAAAAAGATAAAGAAATGTAGAAGTTAATGGATGATTTAACAGACTATTAGTTTATACTATTGATGGCAAGTTTAGATCCAACTATTAATACAAATATGAAAGAAGCTTTTATGTTCTTTACTCATGAAGAAATTACTTTTTCTCTAGATCCCCCGAATATATTTATCGGCCCGCTTACTGATAAACGTATTATAACTGAAGAGTTATACTATGATTTACAGCGATTATTACGCAGAATGTATTTTATTGAAGTTGAGGGCGATGAGATTATTATTTATCCAGATGATCCATTACCTACTAAACGGTTAAAACAAAAAATGCGCGAAAATAGAGAAAAAGTACGTAGAGCAAAAGCTAAATAGAGTGCCAAAGATGGCACGGACTTAAAATTATCTGATCTTATTGGTAGTATTACAATAAATAATTGCGGCCTAAATATACACAATATTTGGGATATTAGTTATTATGCTTTTCATGACCAACTAAAGCGGATGGGATGGCGTGATTAGTTTAATATAAATAATTCGGCGGCGCTCGCCGGAGCAAAATTGAAGAAGTCGTAGCTTAAGCATTGGATGCGCTCAATTGCTAGCTCCGATAAATCATGATTATTTAGGAGGTAAACTCTTATGGCTGAGAATGTTAATATTTTTGATAGATATGGCATTAAAGAGGTAGCTAATGTGCAGTTTGAAGCGCTAGAAGATGATATTGCTGCTGGCGTTTATAAAGGAGACATTGTGCTATACCTTGATACCTTAAAAGTTTCCACCATTGAGACCACTGCCGAGAATGTCGCAGCCCAGGGTGGTTGGGGCAATCCTCGTCTAGTACAGTGGGACTATGGTAAGGAAATTAATATTACTCTAGAAGATGCTCTAATGTCTCTAGAATCTTTACGTTTCATGTTAGGTGGTGCTATTAAAAAGCCTGCAGCTAATAAACCAGTTATTGTACGTCATACAGAAGAAGTTGTATGTTTAGCTAATGGTGTAGTGCCAAAGCCTCATGATCATTTAACTGATGTAGAATTAACTCCCACAGCTAGTGCTGATCATCCAATTCGTTTAATTAATGTAAGCCAAGGATGGCGTACACAGTTAACAACTGGTAGCATTACTGGTCAGAAGGCTATTAATTTTAGAAATCCAGCAATGATTGGTAAGAATTCTTCTGATCAGCCTATTGACCAGATTACTAAACAAGGCGACCATATTCGTATTTTCTGGGATGAAGTCTTAACAAGCAATGATGGCCAGGAAACTGCTATTGAAGTAACAATTTCTCCTGATACTTTCCCTGGAACTTATAAAGTTGTTGGTGATACCTTTATGCGTTCTCAGGAAACTGGTAAGGATGAACCCTTCCAGTTCGTTATTAACAAGGCTAAGGTACAGAGCAATGTTACTATTACTCTACAGGCTGAAGGCGATCCTTCTACATTTGAAATGACTCTAAACGTATTACGTTCTACTAACGATGCTGGTGAAAACGAAATGATGAAGCTAGTTCGTTACAATATTGCTAGTGGTACTGCGGGTCAGACTGAAGATGACATCGGTTCTATCGCAGAGTAATTTAATTAAATAAATATAATGGGGTTCTCTTATGAGAGCCCCTTTCTTTTTTTAGGTGGTGAGCCTATAATGGATGAATATTTTGGGCATAAGGAGTTGTATGAAGTCATTCTTCGCGCGAAAACTCCTATGCAATTTGGCAGTAGGAAAATTGAATCTGAAGAGCCAGTATTATATTTTAATAATGTAAATATGTCATTATTATCTGAATAGAATAGACCTGTGTTTGCTCGTGGCGGCTGGGCAAATATGCCACGTGTTATATGGGATGAGCGCACAGAAGCTACATTTCAAATGACTGAGGGCGTTATGTCTTCTGTTGGTATGAGTATTCTATTAAGTGCTAATGTTACTACTTAGACTAAAGATGAACCATTATATGTTCCAATGAAAGAAGGCCCTTTTTCATTAGATGTTAATGGCGGTGTTATATTAAAGCATTGGCCTGTTGATCATACTATTAAAAAATCATTTATTTTTGATTATGATCGTGAAGCTGTACAAGAAAAAAAGTACGGAAAATTAATTACAAATAAAGAGGATCCATTAGATCCTGGTCATTTTCTTCCATACGTTCAAATTTTTGATGATAAAAATTTAGAAACCCCCGCAGATAATAGTAGAAAATATGTTATTGATTACTACTATAAATATGAATAGGAAGCTCTGATATACTCAGTATAGAAAGAGCGGTTTAATGGATTATTTACTTTAGAAGCTAAATTTTATTCTAAAGATGAGAATGAAGGTTTAAATTATACGAATGTATTATTTATGCCGAAAGTTAGGGTTGTAAGTAATATTAACTTACGACTGGGAGAAAGGGCCGATCCTACTGTTTCTACATTTAATATTGTAGGTTTGCCAGAAACAGTTGGGAATAAGAAAAATTTGATATTGGAAATCATACGTCTATAGGATGATATAGATAGTGATATTTGAGCCACTTTCTTCGGAAAGTGGCTCTTTTTTTATTTTAATGCGGGAAAGGAGATGAAGGATAATGGCAAATTCATTAGAATTATAGGTTTCATTAGGATTGCAAGAAGCATAGAAACAAATTTAGTCTTTGAGAGAAACATTATTAAAATCAGTTCAAATGGATTCTACTGCTTTTAAGACTACTAATGATTTTTTAGAAAAATTAAAAAATAGAGCTGATGAATTAAAAGGAAAAATGGAGAGCGCATTTAAAACCTCTTCTGACTCTAAAAAGTATTTAAAGGATTATGAAAATTTATTAACTAATTTAAAAACTGCAACTGAGAAATTTTCCACTTTTAATTTAGATGACTTTATTTTAACAGATACCGAAAAGAAACAGATAGATGAACTTAGAGATAAAATTAAATAGTTACAACAAGATTTAACAAATCTACGTAAAGGAACTATTGGCAACTTTTTTGATGATTCTACTGTTTAGAATGCTGATAAAGTAAAACATGCAGCGGAAAAATTAGGTTTATCAATAGAAAATTTAACTTTTTCAGGATTATCTTCTACCTTTGAAAAAGAAATGTCAAAAGTAGACAAGTTGATCGAAAAATCTGAAGAAAAATTACAGTCTTTATAGGGACAATTAAATACTTTAAGTACTAATAAAGTTTCTACTATACGTGATGACATTTAGAAAGCTTTTGATGCTGCAACCACTGGTAAATCTTTTAAAACTGATACTACAGATTATTAGGAGTTATTAAAGAATTTTTATAGTGGTTTTGAAAATTATTCTGGACAGAAAACAAATAATATTAAAGCTGGCAGCAATGTACAAGATTTTATTAACTCAGAAGTCGATGCTATTATTAAAGGCTGCGAGCAAATGCGGCAGAGAATACCAGAATATCAAAAATTATAGCAAGAAATATTAAATGCATATAAAACTGCGCCTTCTGCGAATGCTAGCAAAGAAGCCATTCAAAATGTATTAAAGCAATATAATGTTGAAGATTTATTTAAAGATATTGATATTAGTTAGAATTATGCCAAATATTTTGGAGCAATTAAAGCAAGATTTAAGACATTATTTGTTGATACTGGACTAATGGATGAAAGTACCATTAATTAGTTATAGACTAATATGGTTGCTGGAATTTAGCATATTTTTGATAATGCTGACTTAACTACAAATATTAATACTAGTGCTTTTAAATCTTAGGTTTCTAATATATTAAAAAATTCTGGTTTAAACTTAAATTCACAAGAAATTGGCGCAATTACGAATGCCATAGTTAAGGGATTTGATTTATCTGCTTTATTAGATAATACTGATAAAGTAATGGAATAGTATCGTGATAGAGTACAATCTGAAGCTGATACTACTAAATAGACCCTTGATGATTTAAACGAGAAAAAAAAGGAACTAAATGAAGCAGATAATACAGTTAATTCAGATGAAGTTAATAATAAACGCGCGGAAAATTATTAGAAAACTTAGGAAGCAGCATCTGGCGCGGCGAAAGCACTTCATGATGTAGCAGAAGCTCATCAGCAAGAGGCAGCTGCAGCTGCTGGAAATGCAGGAAGCAACGAAGATGCAATAAGAGTACATGAATAGGCTGTTGCAGCAATTCGCGGGCATATCGATTCTTTAACTAATTTAGAAAGGAAATAGAAATCATTAAGTAATATATAGATGGCTGTAGATCGTTGGATGGGATTTTGGCAAGTATTAAATCTAACTAAAACAGCTATTAATGATATGAAAAAACATATCCAAGAATTGGATACCGTTATGACATCTATCGCTGTAGTTACTAATATGTCTCAGGATGATTTATGGGGATAGATTAGTAGATACAGTGAAATTGCACGTCAATATGGCGTAGCTATTAAGGGTGTTTATGAAGTTTCTTAGATTTACTATCAATAGGGTTTACAATCTAATGATGTAATGACATTAACTACAGAAACGCTAAAGATGGCACGTATTGCTGGCCTTGATTACGCTACCGCTGCAGACTATATGACTACAGCTATTCGTGGTTTCAAGCTAGAAATGCAAGATGCTGGTCATGTTACAGACGTATTTAGTGCTTTAGCAGCTACAACTGCTTCTAGTACTGAGGAATTAGCTGTTGCTATTAGTAAAACTGCTGCGTCTGCTGAAGCAGTAGGTTCAAGTTTTGAAGCTACAACTGCTATGATGGCTACAATGATTGCTACAACTCGTGAATCTGCAACCAATATTGGTACTGCTTTAAAGTCTGTTATTTCTCGTTATGGTGAAATGACCGCAGACCCTACTGCATTACGCGACAGCGAAGGCGAAGAAATGAGCTTAAACCGCGTTGACGCAGCGTTATAGACAGTTGGTATTACTATTCATGATACAGCAGGACAATTTAGAGATTTTGATGATGTTTTACTTGAATTAATGGAAAAATGGGATAGCCTAGATTCTCTATCTCAACGCTATATTGCTACATTAATGGCTGGTAATAGACAGCAATCTCGTTTCTTAGCTTTGGTTAGTAATGTTGATGAGTATAGGAAAGCATTATAGACTGCGAATGATGCAGCTGGAACTGGTGATTTATAGACATTAAAAACTCTAGATTCTATTGATGCTAAGATAGAAAGAATGAAAGTTACAATTCAAGAGTTCTATACTAGCTCTGGAATTTAGGATCTATATAAAAATATATTAGATACTATTACTAATGTTGTGAGTGCTGGTAATAGTTTACCTAAAGTATTTGGAAAAATTCCAGGCTTAGCAATTGCTGTAGCTGGATCATTAATTTCAATAGTTAAAAGTGCAGCGACTATAATTCTTAATCATATTTCTAATGGATTAAGTTCAGTTTCTGATAATTTTGCTAATATGATTAGCAAAATGGTTATAGTGGCCTAGGATGGTGGCGCTCAAGCTGGAAAATAGTTTAGTATTTAGTTTAATAATGCTACTCAAACTATGGGCAGTACTTTAAAGAATACTTTAACTGGTTCAATACGCTCTGTTCTATCTACTATTGGTAGTGGTTTATCTTTAATAGGCGGTGGTATAACCTTACAAGGATTATCTAAATATGGTTCAAGTACTAATGCAGATGAAGATAGATCCGCCGGGACTACTACACGTAATGGTGCATTACTTTCAATAGTAGGAAAGACAATCAGTGGTATTGCTATGGGAGGAGCAGGGGGAGCTGCTGTAAGTGGCGGTATTCTTACAGTTCCGGCAGCAATTATTGGCGGTATTACTGGATTAACTTCTGGATTAGTAGAAAATTTTGCTACTTTAACTTCTGCACATGAAATGCTGAATGTTTCTATATCTAGATAGATAGAATTAGCAGATAAAGCCGCATCACAGGCATAGGAAGAAGTAATTCGTGCAAAAGGAGAAGAAAAAGCTTTAAGTCAAGCTTATAATTAGTTAAAAGAACTTGAAGCCGCTCGATATGATTCTATTGAAGCTGAATAGGCTTATAAAGATTAGATGAATCAATTACGAGATTCTTATCCTTCATTAGTAGAAAGTATTGATTAGGCTGGTAATGCTATTATTACTACTAAAACTTTAGAGGAATAGTTGGCCGCAGCGAGATAGAAAACTTCTACTGCTACGATAGGTTCTATAGAAGCAGAACTAAAAAAATTAGAAACCCAAAAGGAAGCTTATAATAGATTATTTGATTTAGGTTTTTCAGAAGATTATAATAATAGTTAGAATGTTATACATGGATGGCTACAAGATCATTATCAAGGATATGATTCTACAGAGAGCCATGCTGGATATGACTATAATTTATTAAAATGGTATGGAGAATAGACGGGTAGAGATTTCACTTCTGTATTAAATTCAGGAGATTCAAAACTCTGGCAGAAAGCAATTTTTACTAATTATATTGATATTTATTAGAAATTGGCACAATCTATGACATCTTCATTAGATGAATTTGGTGGCTATGACAATTTTATTGCTACAAATTTATCTTATTATTTAAATGAAATTGCAAAAGCAACGAATATTTCATTGGATGAATTAACTGAAATAGAAAATTTTGATACTAATTTATTATTTGATTTAAAAGGGGAAAAATTAATTGAATTAATTAAGGTTATTTAGCAACATGCTTCAGAACATATTAATTCTATTACAGAAACCTATGAGAATATAGATAATACTTTACAATATGAAAAGACTAAAAAAGATGTAAATAGTTATTTAGATCAATTAAAAAATTCACCAGATATTATAGAGCAACAATTATATAATTAGATTAAAGATTATAGTTCTTTTATATCATTTGTATTTGATTCTAAGTTTGGTTCTTATATAGACATGAATGCAGGAGATAATACAAAATATCGCAATGAGATTGCTACATGGGTATCTTAGCATCAATCATTAGCTTCTAGTTTAATGCAAGCTGATTATAATTCATATCGTTCTATGATTGATTTTTATAAAGATTTTGAAGGCGTAAAAGGTTCAGTTGTAGATGCTGGATGGAAAGAATAGTTTGAAAAATTACGCAAAGAAGCAACTGATGGATTATCTCAATAGTTAAATAATATTTTTGGTATAAATTCAGAATTATTTAAAAATCTATTTAATGATAAGATAGAAGAAAAAGATGGTGAGTTAACTACTTAGAACATTTCATATTTACGTGCGGGCTTAACTCATTATTAGGATTTGATTAAGGATGGTTAGCACGCAGCGGCTTCTGCATATTTAAATAGTTTAAATTAGGTATTTAATCAAATTGGTGCTTTAGACTCATTTAAATAGACATAGATTGCTCCAATAATTTCTTCTTTAGACTTTACTAATTCAGAATCCCTAACAAAAGCTGCTGAACAATTACAAAGCATGGGCGGTTTTGATGATTTAGTTAATGAATTAAATGATGCCGCAACTCGCTTAATGTACAATGTTGGCGCGATGACTCAACGCTTATAGGCTTCTTTGTAGGAAACTATTGAAAATGTTGAGAAGGCGGCAGAGAATGCTGGTAAGGGAGTTAAGTATTCTGAAGCATATAAGAATGCGGCAGATATATTAACTAAATATGATGGAACAGAAGAATTAGTATTTGATGATATATATCAATATAATGAAGCTGTTGGAGGATATTTATTAACTAGAAGAGGACTAGAATTATAGTTATCATAGTAGTCTGCGGATGTTGCAAAAGAAATTGAAGATGCTAAAACATAGGCAAGTACTATGTATAACTTCTTAGATAGTTCATATTTTAATTAGAAATATGTTACTAATTTTGCAGATGAGGATTGGCGTAAATCACAAGTTAGTTCTTTTAAGACAACTTTTGGAATTTCTGAATCTGAGGCTGAAGCATATTTAACTTAGATGCAAGAGATTTATGAAGGATATGATGGCTCTATTGATTGGGATATATATATTCAAGAACAAAAAGATAATTATGAAAAATTAATGCAAGTTAATGAAGATATGTATCAATCTCTTGTAAAGAATTCTATTGGTATTTCTATCGTATCTTTAGACTATACTAAAATTGCTAACGGCGAAGGTAATTATTTAAAGGATACATTAGCTGCATAGCTAAAATAGATTGGACTTAATATTAATAATTATTGGGCTGATTTATTAGAAGGCGATGTTTCTAGTTTAAATCAAGCGTTATCTGAAGCAGGCATTGATGCTCAAGTTTCTTTAGCTGCATAGAAAGCGTCCATTCAAGCAAATGCTGAATAGTATCATACGGCATTAAAAGAATTATTAGATCCCAGTATTACTTCTTTAAGTGAAACTACTACTGCGCTATTAGAAGAATAGGGCTATACTTAGACAGATTTAAAAGATCCAGAAATTTTTAATGAAGTAATCAATAATTTACGTGCTCATATTGGTAGTATGATAGATGGAGTATTATTTACTCTTGAGGACTATAATAAAATTATTGCTGATTCTATAACAACTAATCTTGGAGGGGGGAAAGAAAAAGCAGTAATTGATATGGTATAGGGCGGATTTACTGTTAGTGAATTAGAATCATATGCTAATCAATATAAATTAGAATTATCAGACTTTTTTGATGAAACAACAAATACTTTTACTAACAGTGCTCTTGCAGCTATTTATCATTATAATCCAGAAACAGATACTTTTGAAGCAAATGCAAATGCAAGTGCGGAATAGATTATAACTGTGCTCGCTGCTGCATTTGGTGTAAAATTAGAAGACTTTACAGATTTTGCAACTGAAACTATTGATAGCCAAATTGCCCAGCGTGCAAAAGATAATAAAGGTAAGTAGATAGCTTCTTAGTTATAGAATTTATCTTCTGCAAAAATCGGGGATGAAGTTAATATTTCTTCATTAACCGATAATATGAAGCAAGTATTACTTGATAATGGTTATATTACTAGTTTAACACAAGAAACATTCACTGTTGAATCTACAGCAAGGACTGAAAATCTTTTATTATTATTAAAGTCATCAGTCGAAGCTTATGATGAAGAAGGAAAAGAAGCATTACTTAATGTATATAATGATATAAATAAAAATATTGTATCTAAACGTAATAAATATGCTGCAACCTCTAAAATTATTACAGAAAGATTTAGCTTATCTGACGTAGAAAACTTGCTAGTTGCTTATGGTGGAGATCCTTATACAGCAGTACAGTAGCTTCAAGGATTAGGTATTGAATATAATAATTGGACTGAAGAATTTGTTATTAATTCTTAGCAAGATATCGATAGGTTATTGGCATTTGTTAATGCTCTTCCAGATATTCAATCTCATCCTGAAGAATATAACAATTTAATAGCATAGATAAATAATTTACGCTATTCAATTCAGAATAAGCAATATAATGCTGTTCAAGATTTAGTTTCTAATTATCAAGATTTATCTGAAGAATCTATCGCCGCATTCCAAACCGCATTTGCAAATTGGGGCATTAATATTAGAGAATTTATTCATACTGATGAATGGGGTCATAATAGAGTAGATTTAGCTGGTTTAAATAAAAGATTAGCTCAAGTCGGATACGATGTTAATGAATTATTCTAGTAGGAAATTGCTGCGATTGGTGACTCTTATTTATAGAATATTTCTACTGGTGTGTCCTTATTATCTAGTGGCACTAATAATTTAGCAGATTTAGGATCTTTTGTTGAAAATTATAATTAGTTACTTAATAAAAACTTACAAATTGAAAATGTAAGTTATTATGATGATATTCTTGGCGCCTTTACTATACGGCCTGAATATATTAAAGAGTATATTGAAGCGCAAGCGCAATAGTTAAAAGATATTGGTATTTTACCCAAATCTAAGATTGATTAGTGGGTTAAAGATAATACTATTAAAGCTGCACAAGAGAATATTGATATTAGTAGCTTCTTATCTAGTGATAGAACGCAAGATGATGTTAATAAATTAGGACATGCAATATAGATTCTTTTAGAAAGTTATGGAGGATCAATTGAAGAAAGTATTTCTACGGTTCAAGATAATATTCAAATATTACTTCGTGGCGGATAGGATGCAGTAAATATTGCTAAAGCATTAAAGCCTAATTTAACAGAATCTGAATTAGCAGAAATTTATTCTAATGCGATTAATCGTTGGAATGATGCTTTAGATAAAGTTGAGAATGTCGTAGTTGGATCTGTAGTTACAGGTGAATTAAGACAAGTATTAGCTTCTCTTAAGATGGTAGATAAAAATGGTGTAGTTACTTCTGTAAAAGGCATGGTAGACGTCTACGCCGCTATTTATCAACAAATGAAAGAGACTGCGGGCGGTACTTAGGCAGATTTAAATAATGCTTATGCTAAACTTTTAACTGCAAATGACCAAGGCCGTATTGATGCACAAGAAGCATTACAAAATGCCGCAAATATGTCTTTTGATACTTTAGCATAGTTATATAATAGCTATGGTAAAGACATGGAAACTTAGTTAAAAGGTCTATTAACAGATTGGAGCGGTAAGGGACCAGCAGCATAGCTGACTGGTTTTGGGGGCATCCGTATTTTTGATATTGACGCATTTCTTGCTTCATTAGGTTTAAATGCTTAGTCTTCTGAATATTATCAATTACGTAATGAATATGCTGATGCAATGACCGAGTTCTATAATAGTACTAATACTATTATAGATAATACTGTTGAATAGATTAAAGGATTAGCTGAAGCGAAGCCCGGTAAGGCTATTAATGTATCCTATTTAGAAAGTGTACTTGGTAAAGATGCGCTTGAATCTTTGATGGAAGGCTATGGACAAAGAGTTCAGGATGGTATTTATCAATTAGATGTTGGCGCGGATATCCCTGGATTAATTTAGAAGGTAGCTGAGGCTGCCGCAAAAGCTGGCGCAATAATTCCAGAACAAATGGCGGAATTAGCTGACACAATCGCGGATGTGTTATCTCAAATCACTTCTTTAATTAGTGGTGGTATTAGTGGTAATTTAAAGAATGCTGATACATTTAAATTATAGCAATGGGCCACTGATAATGGTGTAGGCCAACTTGATTTTGAGCCTACTGTCGATGGTTTTAGATTAGCTAACGAATCTGCAGAAGCATTAATTGATAAAATATCTACACTTAATAGTTTTTCCGGCGATTCTTTATTTAATGAATTGGCTGACTATTATAAAGAGACTCGTGAAGAATTTAATGATGCTACAAGTAATTCAGCATATGTAAAATCTTTAAAAGAGGAATTACAATATGAAAAAGAATTAGTTGAAGCTTAGAAGCAATATGATAAATTACAAAATGGTGAACAACCATATATTGCTGCATTTGAAGGGCTACGTGGAAATGTTAATATGTATGCTCGTCCATGGATTGATAATCCTGATGGAACTCATTCAAGTTTATTAAGTACTGCTTATGAAAATGTTAATTTGGGTGAGACTGAGGCACACATTCTAATGACTCCTGTTCCTGAATGGGCTAAAGAACCAGAAGAAATACTATCTGAAGATGAATTAAACTAGTATTTTGATAGCTTAATGGCAAAAAATCCAATTAGTATATAGGCATTAATGGATTTAGATAAGCAAGGCTTAGAAGTTAATGGCAAATATATTAAGAATATGCTAATTGATGTTAAGGATGCTGCTACTACTACAGTTGCCGAATTACGTGCTGAGGAAGATGCTTTACATAATAATAGTGATGCTTGGGAAAAAGTGCGTCAAGGAAAAGAAACCCCAGATAATGGAGAACGTATTCAAGCATTAGAACATGAATTATTATTAGCTGAAAGAATCAATATGGCTCGTGCTACTACTGAAGATGATTCTTTCAAATTTATGGAAAATAAAATTCCAAGTGGACAAAATAATCCATTAAATTATTGGAAGAATTGGACTACGGCATTTGAAAAAATGCGCGCTACTACCAGCGGTGCAGATAAAGGCTTAATGGCATATGAAGATTTTTATAATATAGTCACTGAAATGGGCAAAATTGCTGAATTAAGTAATATCCCAATTTAGCTTGGTAAGGAAACATTATCTAATATGCAAGATGCGGCGGATTTATTGTTACGTGCATCAGGGACTTTATCCAATATGTCGACTGGCGATATGGGAGTAACATTAAGCGAATTTGGTATTAATTTTGCTTCAGGCATTGATGGCTTATCCGAAAATGTTGATGCTGGCATTGATAAATTTGCTGATGAGCAAATTAAAATGCTTGATAGTATGATTGGTTTACTTGAAACTATTGCGGCGATGGAATAGCTTGGCGACATTGATGTAGATGAAAATGGCTTAGATTTTGGAGATTTATTTTTAAAAACATTTAATGCAGATACGCAAGCATGGGAAATTGATTGGACTCAATTTAATGAAAATTATGATAATTTTATTAAATATGTCAAAGATCATATTGATGAAAAGAGTGAAAATTATAATGAGGATTTAGCTAATGCTATTAAAAATGGCAAGATAAAATTAAAAGGATCTGAAGTATTTACTATTGAAGATATGATCAATATGGATCCTAATGAATTAAGCAGCCATGCAGAAGATGGCCTGGGAGATGCGTATGCCGCTATTCTAAAAGCTTATCGTGCAGCTGCGGAATCTAATACTTGGGATAATGATGATTTATATAATTCAATAAGAACCGAACTTGCCGGTAAGGGTTTAACTGGGAGCTATGATTTAGGCGATTTACATTTAGTATTTTCTTGCAATGAAGTATTATAGTTAAATACAAATGGCAAATATATAATTGACGGAAAAGAATCATAGTTTGGAGAAGGTCAAGAAGAATCTGCTGTTCGTGCAATGGCCGCTGCTTCTTTTACGAATCTTTTATCTAAAGACTATATTATTGATGACACTGGCAAGGTTACTTATCATGGTGCTATTGATACTACGGTCGAATATGATATTAATAGTCAATAGTATATAGCAACATTTCCAAATGATAATTATACAATCACAGCATAGGATCGTACAGGATTAGCATTGGGTATTAAGACTCATGCGTTAATTACAGGTACAGATTTAGAAAATTCAAATGAACAGAACACAGATAGTACAATTTCTTTTAGAATTAAATAGGGCGCGAGTGCAGTTGTAGATGTTACTGTAAATACTGAAACAGGAGAAATTACTTATGTTCCGCCATTAGAAGCATAGATAGATGGTGATACTTAGAATCTTATGAAAGATTTGGAGCTTCATAAAGAAGCTACAATCACTGCTGCTAAAGAATATAAGGTGACTCAGGACGTAGAATCTGGGACAAATGAAGTTGCAGATAATGATATTCCCGGAAATAAGCAATTAGGAGAAGAAAATCCAGTTACTTAGGATATAAATATTGGCGAAAATGCTGTAAAAACAGCATTATTAGAAAATATTGCTATTGCTAATCGCGGAGTAACTTAGACAATTACTACTAGAGTAGTTAATAGTTTATCTAATAATAATCGTGATGATGCAATAGATGAATTTGGCCGTGTAGCAGGCTCTAAAGGTAATGTAGCCTTGGCTCAAGGTACCCTCATGGGTGAGCTTGGCCCTGAACTTTATGTTACTGGCGGCCATTATTATATTGCAGGTCGTAATGGTGCTGAATTTGTAAATTTACCAGATGATGCGATTGTATTTAATCATTTATAGACTAGAAGATTAATGTCTACTGGTACTAGTTCTCGTGGTACTCCAACTACTAATGAAAAGAATGCCGTATCATTTGCAACCGGTAATTGGAATGGCGGTGAAGCAAGAGCTTCCGTGCAGTCTGCAATTAGTACACTTAAAAAGATACGTGCAATGTGGAAATCGCTATAGAATCTATCAGCTAAAGATCTCGCCGGCGCTGGTGGTTCTGGCGGTGGCGGTGGTGGTGGAAGTGATTCCGAAGCTAATAAAGCCTTCTTAAAAGAATTAGAAAGATGGTATAACTGGTTACAAGAAATTGCTAAGTTAGAAAAAGATATCACTTATCAAGAATAGTTACGGTCTAAGATTTAGTCTGATATGGTGGCGCATGGATAGGACTATGCACAAAGCTAGATGGTGACATTAAAAGACTTAGAACAATCCATCGCAGTACGTCAAGACTTAGTTAATTCTCAATAGGAATATTTTGAAAAACGTAAAAATGAATTAAATAATGAAAGTCCATTTAGTACCTTATATACATTTGATGCACAAGGGCAATTAAAATATCAACCAGGTTAGTTTGAAGCATTATCTGATTTAATGGGCACTAATCAATATGGTGAAGCTAATTATACAGCTGAAGAATAGTATAACAAAATTGTTGCTATGAATGATAAATTCGCCGAATGGATGAATTATAATGAGAATGGCGAAAAGATCAAATGGGAAAAAAATGAAGATGGAACTTGGAAAGAAGAAGACTATGCTACTGCTGTTGAAAATTTCTGGAATAAGATTGATTCAGATAATGAAGAAATGCAATCATTATATGATGCCATTGAAGAAGGCAAAACTAATATCCTTGCTGACATGGAATCTGTTAATGAGATATTATAGGATATTGAAGATAATTAGATTGATGTTGAAAATGCAGTATATGAAGCTTTAGTTGATAGCCGTGAGCGCGCGATAGAAGAATTAGAGAATACTAAGGATGCTATTGAAGATAGCGCTAATAAGTTAATTGATGGCTTATAGGAACAGCTTGAAAATGAGCGTGATATGTATGAAGCATAGGACAATAAAGATGAACTTATTAAGTTACAACGCTAGTTAAGTATTCTTTAGAGATCCGGTGCAAGTACTTCTGAAATGGCAAGTCTACAGGCACAAATTACTTAGAAATAGCAAGATAATTACTTTGAAGAACAATAGAGACAAATTGATGCTATACAAGAAGCTTCTAATAATGAATTAGAAAAATTATAGCAACAAATTGATCTTGAAACAGAAATGCTTGCATATGAAAAGGAAAATGGGTTGTTATGGAGCCAAGTATATGATATTATGCACGGTAATAATGCCGAAGGTATTGCGGCATATATCAAGGAAAATAATTCTAGTATGTGGGGCAAATCTCCAACAGAATAGATGAAACTTGATAGAGAAAATTTATTTAAAACGTAGTATTATAAAGAATACGAGAAAATTGAAGGTGGATTATAGGCATTAGTTAATCATTTTACAGATACAGAAGCTGGTATAGAAGATAATCCTGAAAAAGCTGAAGCTTTTACTAATGAGATAAATGGCGGTAGTAAGTCTAATAATTCTAGTGGAAGTGAAACTAAAGGTACTGCGAGCGGCACTGTAAGTAATACTGGTGGTACTTGGAAGAGTGATGATACTGGTTGGTGGTATCAATATAATGGTGGTTCTTGGGCAACTGGCTGGAAAAATATAGATGGAAAAGATTATTATTTTAATGATAAAGGCTATATGCAAACTGGCTGGGTACAAGGCTCTGATGGAAAATGGTATTATTTAGGCGCGGATGGCGCTATGGTAACTGGCACTTAGAGTATTGATGGCAAGACTTGGAATTTTGATGAAAATGGTGTTTGGGATGGCAAAGATGGAGTAGCTGAAAGTACTTCTAGTGGTTCTGATACTAAATATAAAGCAACATATACTGTATATGATTCTGCTGGAAATACAACATCATTAGGAGGATATGGCGTTGGAGATACCCCTGAAGCCGCAAAAAGCGCGGCGAAGGCTCTAGGAGAAGAAAAAATTGCTAAGCGTAAAAATTATTCTTATGTTGTACATGACGCACAAGCTTATGAACAAGGCGGTTTAAATAAATATACAGGTATATCAATACTTCATGGTACTAAAACTGATCCTGAAGCTGTTCTCAACGCTTCTCAAACTCATATCTTACGTGATGAAATTCTAAGTAATAAACCAAATTCACTCTTATCATTACTATCAGCTTGGCGCGATAGCGTTATTGGTCTCGCTGATACTTCTAATATTAATACCAATTATGATAATGGTATTACCATAGAAAAAGCAGAAGTAATAATGCAAGTACATCAGATTGCTAATGATTATGATGCACAGCGCGCTGGCGAGTAGGCGTTAGATAAGATTATGGGTATTGCTCGTAAGACAATAGCACAAAATAGAATAGGGAGGTAAAAGGAGATGCCAGAATATAGAGATATATCAAATGCAAATATAGAGGTAGACCTAACTCGTAGGGGTTAGGTCTATCAAGCAACTCATCGGGGAGAGCTTCGGCTTTCCCTGATGAATCGCTCTTTTATTAGTTTTACATATGGCGGAAAGCATATTGAAGATTTTAATTTAATTGCTACAATTAATAATGATAGAATTGAGCGCGATGGATATGCTTCTTTTAATGATACTACAACTACATATGATAATTTAGATGGATAGTATTATTGGGGCACCCATTATAAAACTAATTAGTTAAATTTCACATTATCAACTGATGGTATTGATTAGCCTAAGTTAGATGAATTTTTATATTGGTTTCACGCAGGTGAAACACGAGAATTGATTTTAGCGGAGCATCCCAATAGAGCGATTCTCGCGCGCGTAGCGGAACCGCCGCAAATCTCCCTATTACCTTTTGAAGATGATGTAACAATTACTATAAATAGTGTGCAATATAAAACTAAAACAACGTTATATAAAGGTGACATTCACTTAAAATTAGTAATGGATGAGCCACATTGGTATGCTATTTAGAATATACTTGGGCGAAAAGTTAAACAGAATGGTACGATTAGATATATTGATTATTGGCGCCCACCAACTTCAACTGATGATAGTGATTATGTTAGTGTATTCGCTTCTTAGGATGCTTTAAAAATATTATATGAAGATGGTATCCCTCTTGGTAGTATGGTTGGTAGTAATATGCTATTGGGCAATGGCGTATATGCTAGTATTGATGATGATTTAAAATCACGTATATATGATCCTGATTTAGTAAAAGGTACAGCATGTATTGATGCTGGGGATGGATTAACTGGTACAATTGCAGGCGCAATCATTGATGCTAGCGGCAATGGTATCTCTAGTTTATCACGAGGCGCTTATGCATATTTTTATTATGCAGGAAATGCGCCAGCATATACTATTATTCAATTTGATATTACACCATAGCTAAATAGTGAAGGTTATGTAAGTGTACCTAGAAATTCTTTTACTGATTCAAATACGCCATATAATAGTATTATTGTTGAAAGTTCAAATAAATAGATTATGTAGTTAACTACTCCTAATATTCTTACAAGTTATAATAAAGCGATATCAATTTTTAAAAAGATGATTAATATCACTGAAAATGAAAAATATAAATATACATGGGAAGATGTACGTGCAACTATTAGAGATAGTGTGCGACATTAGGGCGCGCGCGAATGGGCAATTAAAATTATTGATTTTGCTAAAGCTCAAGCAGCAAATCAAGATAATGCTGATTCTGCACATATAGATTCTATTGATAAAATTATTACTGCAATGTCATATTTCTTATATGGAATGAGCAATGAAGAAAATTCTTATTCATTGCTTAAAATGTAGTTAAGATTTAATAGTTAGTATGGTGAGGCAATTGGAAATATAAGTTACAGACATCCTTATGTTTCTTCTGATCCTGCTGAATGGGATGACTGGAAAGATTTTGGAGAAGTTAAAACAGTAGAAGAAGATATAGGTGATATGCTTAACTCTAATTACATAATTATAAGGGAAAAAAATCATCCAAATGCTGATGGCCGCATTATTAACTGGTCAGAAACTGATCGTTCATTATCGCATCGTATTTATCATGATTTTGATGTACCTTTAACTAATTTAACAATAACATATAAAAATATGTACTTATAATGAGTAAAAGGAGGTAGACACATGATTACGGATAAACAAAAAAACTTAATTATAGAATAGCATAGACAATATGGTATTGAAAAGAAAGAAATTCGTAGTTATGAAGTCTCCCTATGGACTCTTTAGGACAGTTTTATTACTGTCCTAAAGTGGTCCGATGTGGAGCAAAAAGGAAGAATAGAACATCCTAAAATGATTTTGGATGTTGATGGTACTTAGGAATTTAGCTTTAGTATTCCAATGTATTATCGTAGAGATGGAGTATTAATAGAAAATCCTAATTGGCGCAATACGTTAAATAATAATTTAATGACAGGTTTGCGCAAGATTAAAGTTATTTTTAATAAAGATGAAACTGTTAAATAGGTATTTGAATTTGTTATTTTAGATATCCAAGAAACTCATAGTAATGATATGCTTACTTGCGAAGTAAAGTGCGAAGGATTGGCATTTCATGAATTAGGTAAGATAGGTTATAAATTAGTATTATCTTTTGAGGAATTTTATGAAAGATATAAAAAATGGTGTGAAACTGGTAAAGATCCTGATCCAGCTAAGCCCTCAGAAGTTAGTAATGAACCTCGCGCCGATATAGCTTATTGGTGCCGCAAAGCGGGCTTAGAAAGCTACGAAGATAATAAAAATAATTTAAATCCAAATACTTGGTATTATAGATTACAAATGAATTGGAATTCATTTGAGTAGGGCGCGAATGGTCGTTCATCTATGTAGTTATATGAAGAAACATATACTACTGCTTGGAATGATGATTTAGTGCCCACAAAAACAAAAAGTTTTGCTATTAAGCAAAGAATGGTTGATGCGAAGAATAGTAATATATATAATATTACACAGACTATCGCGGAGACTTTTGGTGTATTTTGCACATATGAGTATGGACATGATTAGAATAATTAGATTATATCTCGTACTGTAGTATTTTATAATAATTATTTTAAAGAAGAAGAAGGTTATATGTCTTTAACTTATCCATATAGCGCGACAGAGATTAGCCGCAGAATGGATAGCACTGATTTAACTACTAAGTTATACGTACTAAATGTAGATGATGATACTACATTATAGGGCTATCATACTATAATGGATAGTGAAGCAAATAAAACTAAAGAAGATTATATATTAAATTTTGATTATTTACATAGTATAGGTACAATATCTGATGAGTAGTACGCAGAAATTCCTGTGTATGAAAAGAAAATGAAGGGATTTAATGAAAAACTAATTCCTTTACAATAGAAGAGCGCGACTTTGAGTAATGAAATTACTGAAGTAAAAGCGTAGTTAGCTATTGCAGAAAATTCTAAAAAATTAGACTAGGAACAAGTAGATGCGACAGGAGCATTAAGGACTGCTTTATTAGAAAAATATGGTAATTCTAAAAATACTTTAATGACTCGTGATAATAAAAAACCTGCTTAGGAATAGATTTTTAATAGTGGAGATAATACCACGGGTTATATTTCTTTAAGGAATGATTTAGGAATTATATTAGATACAGTTCATGTTTATAAAACAGGGACTTATAATTCTGCAAATTAGACTTGGACATTTACTACTGCTAATGAAATTACTGGATTTGTTCCTGAATATGATAAAAAGACCAATGATATTACTAGATTAACTAATTTGCCTTATGATAGTGAGAAGGTAAATAGAGTATATTTAACATATAATTATAATCCTTCTTCTTATTATGACTCAGTAATTGCAGATTGGCAAGATAAATTAAATGCTGATACTAAGGAAGCATTGGAACTTGAAAATAAACTAGGTAAGAAATAGGAAGGCGACACTGCTGCGACGGGACTTTATGCAGAGCTAAAAACTGTTGATGAAAGTATTGAAGATTTAATGACAGAGAAGAATAAATGCATTAAAGCTTTTGAACGCATGATGGGGCCTGCTTTGCGTGAAGGTTACTGGCAACCAGAAGATTATACAAATTATGGAGATACAAAAGAGTATAATATAAATCCTATTCCTACTACTGTTACTGCTGAAAATAATGATTTAACTTCAGATTTAAAACAAGAAGCTACATTTATTTGGGATGTTGACACTTCTAGTGACGAAAGTGACTCTCATTTATTTATGGGTGAATAGAAGTTATATTATGAAAAAGGTGTAAAGAAAATTAAAGAATATTATCCTATGATAGAAATTCCTGGCGGTATTTTAATGGATGATATTACTAAGTATAGTATATATTTTAATACTAATTATAAGAATGATACGGTTAATCCAAATGGATTAAAATATCAATAGTATTTTGCAGTAGGTTCACAAGCTATTCCCGTATTTGTAAAAAATAGTTCCAATAAAATAATTCCTGCATTAGTATTAGTTGGCGCAAAATCATTAACTGATGATTAGATTAAAAATATGAAAAATACTGATAATAGTAAATATTATGGTCATGCTAAAATAGGAGAGCTTACATTACCTATTACTGGTAATGCATTAACTGTTAAGAATGCTCAAAATGTAAAGTGGCTAGAAACCGCAGATTATAAGATAGTAATGCCGCGTATTAGATTTTCTTCTACTAGTTTAAAGACTTAGAGTGATGATATTACTGTATAGTATAATAATTAGTTATTAAGTATGTTTGAAGATTATTATGTAAATACGCGTGATACTAAACGTGGCGATACTAATTATATGGAATACTTTATTACTTTAAAACCAGAATCCATGTTAAGATATTGTGGTGGTGGTATTGCACGAAAAGTAAAAGTAAATTATATAATTTCAAATGCTAATACAACAATTTATCTAGATGCACTTGAAGTATCACATGAAAATGCTTATCCTAAAGTTTCTTATGATATTACAACAAATTTATTAAATCCAGCAGTATCCCATACATTATATAGCAGATTGGCGCAATTATTAATGATAAATGATACTGAATTGAAGTTTGAAAATACATTCGGCTATATATCTCATATGGAATTAGATTTAGATGCTCCATAGAATGATACTATTGAAGTTAAGAATTATAAAACTAAATTTGAAGATTTATTTTCTACAATTGTAGCACAAACTGAACAAATGAAGCGCGCGCAAGGTGGATTAGGAGCGGCATTGTCTGGTTCAGTTGGTTTATCAGATAAAGGTTTTTCTGATACATTAGCGAGTAATACTTCAATACTAAATGCTTATTTAGATGCGCATTTTGATAGTAGTGAAGTAGTACAAAATAAATTAACAAGTTTATTCACTGAGGCGGGATAGATATTAGCAGATTCTTAGAGTAGTTTAAATAATATACATTCATTAACTACTGCGAACGCTGGAATATTAGCTAATTTTGCTTCAGATATACAAAGTGAATTAACTGGTTCTATATATAGATCTCAAACTAGACCTACAACTTTTAAAATAGGTGATATTTGGATTGAGTTAAATAGCGATGGCCAAGAAGTGGCGCGATATATTGCTACTGCTAATTCTAATGAGACTAGTGGTTTTGGTGGCTGGGTTTAGACTAGTGATGGAACATTAGCATAGATAAAGGGCGCACATTTAGATATAGATGCTGAAGATGGTAATATTACGATTGAAGCTTAGAAGGAATTATTATTACGTTCCAATGGTCTATTAAAGTTAGTGGGACATGACGTCAATATTACAGGTGAACAATCAGTTAATATAGGCGGCCCTACTTTAAATTTGGGTGCGGCAGCTGCTAATGAAACTCCTAGTAGTATTAATTTAATAGCTACTACTTATACATCAGTAGGTAGTTCTACTGGAGATACTAATTTTTCTAAAGTATTAATTAATCCAAAAAAAATTGAGATGGGATCTGCTGATATATTAATGCGCGGAGCTAATAAGATTTAGATGGTTACTTCTCGTATAAATAGTAACAGTACTTCTGCAATTGAAATTAGTCCAGATACTGGTGTATGGATTGGTAGCGGAAAGGGAGTAAGAATATTTAGCGGTGGCTTTTCTTATAACGCGGATACGAATGAATTAACAAAAGCTAATGCTGCTGGTGCTTCAGTAGAGTTAAATGATCAACATTTAATTTTAGGATATATGAATACTTCTACTAATGCCGGTAATGCTATTGAATTGGATAAAGATAAAGTAGTAATTGCTTCCGGTTCTGCCGCAATTGGTAATTAGAATGTTACAGGGGTAAATGGTGGCCTTATTGGTGCAAAATTTACTAAAGATAGTATTGGATTTGCTACTGGTTCTGGAAATAATATTAATGCTATTCTAATGAATGAAAATGGAATAACAATAGGCAGCGGTTCAGTAAATGTTACTTGGCCTACTACTAGCAATAATAATAACAACTTACGTGCTTCAAGAGGTTCATATACACGTATTAGTGGCGAAGGAATTGAATTAGGTTCTTTAGCTAATTTATATGTTAATATGAATAATTTTAAGTTATAGACAAATACTGGATTAGGTACAAGATTCGCGGTAGGTCATAATTTATAGTATATTACTGCAGACTCAACTGTTACAGGTTTAATTGCTAATAGTGATCCAGTATTAGGAAGTAGTGCTAAACCTTGGGTTGGATTGGTATTTACTAATAATAATTTATTTGTATCAGGTAGTATATACGCAAGTAGTTTTATTGCTAAATCTAATAATGGGTATATGAAAGTTGAAGCGAGTAATTTTGGTTTTTATAACAATTCAGGTAACGCTATTCTAACAATTAATTCTAGTGGAGAAATCAGTGCTGCTGGAAATCTTAAAATTACATCTGGGAATAATTTATATATTGGCAGTAAAACTACAAATGAATTATATGATGCTAATGGTGCTGCTGCGGAAGTAAATACTTCATTAGGGAAATATATGTCTGGTGAGACCAGTTTTACTAAAATTAAGACTACTGGTATTACAATAGAAAATAATAAATTAACAATTGAATCTACAGCAAATATTTCTATTTAGGCACGAGGATCAATTTCTATTGGAGCAATGAATAATTCTAATCAATATCAAGAGGCTATAATTTTAAATAATGATGGAATTGTGATTGCATCAAATAAAAAATTAACAGTAGATACTACTAATTTTCTTTTAGACACTACTAAAACTTCTGCTTAGTCCACTGATGCAATTTTACGATTAGGAGCATCATCCAATCCTTATTTAAAGTATACTATAAAAAATGGCTTAGAAATTACAGGAAAAATTACGGCTACTAGTTTTACGTTGGCTCAAAATGATTATGCTGTAACTAAATATTATTTAATTAATACTACTTCAACGGCTTATACTAGTTCTACTGATAAAGATTTAAGTTGGTCTACTACAGCACCGAACTTATCTGGATAGCAAGGAAAATATTTACATACTAAGATAACAAGTACTATAGGAAGTGCTACTTCAACTGTATATGATATAAGTTATATTAGTAAAGATGGAAAAGATGGAGAAGACGGTGATAGTCCAGAACCTTTTACGATAGATGGTTTAAGTACTGGTACACGTAAAATAACTACATCTGGTTCAGATACAACAAATACTGTAGAATTAACCTCAACAACTGCTTTAGTATTAGGCGCTAATTATGGATTACATGTACTAAAAGGAGCTAATAGTGCATTAGATGATTCTTATTTATCTATTACTAAAGACCATATTAAGCTTGATAATAGTGCAACTAATTATATTCATATGGATAGTAGTGGAATTGATATTAAAGGTTCCCGTATTAAAATAAACGATCAAGAAGTCTGGGCAAGAGATGATATTTTTTATTCTCTTACTACACCTAGTAATTATCCTTCTGATAGAGACTGGGTTTGGATTCGGCCGAATCCGAATGTAAGTGCAGATTTTTATGTCAGCGAAATGTATGTAAGCGTAAATTAGGGTACTGACATTGATTCTTCTACAGCAGCACATTAGTGCGTAATAAATTATGATGGAGATACTTCATTATATATCACAGATGGAACAGGAAGTGAAGATGCTCCTTATATTTATGATATAACTATTAAAGCAGAATTTAATGTCGCTAGTAGTAACCTTACTTAGCAATCTTTTTCTGCTGTAAGGTTTAAAATGTATATTGAAGGATCTAGTGGAAATAATACAGGATATATTGTAGTTAAAGATCAGGCAACTCGATCAGTAATGGGCTATGCAAATAAAAGTAATCGAATTGAATATACTTTTCATTATAAAAATATTGCTTCTGCATATAATATGCGCCCAAATGCTTCCACAACTAGTAGGAAAGTATGGATAAAACCCCAGGAGAAATCTGGTAATGATTCTGTTTATGCTTTTATTAAAGAAATTAAAATTTCAGAGAAGGCTTTAAAAGTACATGGTGGAACCTTATGCGATATATATTATTTTTCTGCAGGAGAAGAACCACAATAAAAAATAGGCCCGTACTCATTTCTGAGTACGGGCCTCTTTTTTATACTTCAATAAATGGTTCTAATACAACCATATCAGATGGTGTGAAGTCTAGATCTTCTAGCGCAGTTATCTTAATCTTGTTAGCATTAAGTTCAACTTCTGCGTTAATTAGTTCATTTAGTTCATTATTAAAATCAGGAATATTAGCAGGAACGATGCGGCAATTACCATTTTCATCAGTGCTTAGTTCACCATTCTCATCCTTCTCACCGAACTTATTAATAACCTTCATACGAGCTTCATTGAACTGAGTAACTTCAGTATCTGCTGCCTTTAATAAACGAGATACATCAAAGGCTAAGCGCGCCTTTAACTATTTCTTAGATAGTTCCTATAGAACTTCAGTTGCATTTAGTAAATCACTAATCTTTACAGTAATCATATATCTTCTCCCCATTTTACTTGCGTTTTAATTTTGCCGCAAAAATACTTTCCTATACAAATTGCATCGGATTCATCTTCTGAGCAATCTATACCATACCAAATTTTAACTTTAGCTTGCGCCTATTTCTTTTTAGGCTCTCTATGCGAATCACCATCATTAACACCGCAATATGAGCGCCATTCGCTTGAATATACTAACTCACTATCAATACAAGCTTCAAATAATGTATCTAATATTACACCCTATAGGTTAGCTAAAGTCTAGAATGTTTTTACTTGAACTTGTGTCGCATTCGGACCGTAACTTTGTAGCTATATATTCTCTACACCTACGAAATCAGGTTCCCATTCCTTTAATGCGGCTTTAAGCCAATTTTTAACCTAATTAATTCTTTCGGTAGCATGTAAGTTGGCACTTGTTTTAAAAGTACCATAACCAACCAGTACCTTATCATCATATATTGAATAACCAGTAACTCCTGTTGCCGCATCAAGCGCCAATATGCGCGAAACGTCAGTGCCCTTTTTGGGCACTTTATTTTTTTTGACCTTATAAGGATCACCGGCCATACATATATCACATATTTTATGTTTGCGCCATTGTTCAAATGTCTATTCCTACTTATGGCCTTCAGGACAAATCATTTCTAATGGCGTTTTTAAATTTTTATAAGTATCACTTACTAATTTCCAACCTTCAGTTTCGAGCGCGTTCTATACTGTATATATATTAATGGTACTCATTAAGCACCAGTGCTCCCGAATCCTCCGGTACCACGATCAGAGTCTTCCAATGATTCTACTATCTCTGCTTTAAAACGATATGATGGCATTACTAATAGCTGAGCAATACGATCGCCTTTATGAATAAAAGAGTTAGTATCAGAAGTATTATCGTATAGAACACCTAATTCGCCTCGATAACCACTATCAATTAGTCCAACACTATTGCTTAGGCGGAATGGAGTTTTTGCGCCAATGCTGGAACGAGGAAGAATCATAGCTAACCAACCTTCAGGAAGTTGAATATTAACTCCTGTACGAATCTTATTGCCATAAGTATGAGCGTTAAGGTCTGTATCTTCTAGTGCATATAAATCAGCGGCGGCATCGCTTTCGTGCGCATAAGTTGGCTCAACAGCTCCTTCAGCTAACGTCATAGGTAATACGATACTATAGCTATGATACTGATCTACTGCCTGATCAAAGATGCTATAAGTAGATTGAATAATATCATCAATAAGCTTTTTCTTATTACCAGTATATTGTTGTTCGCCATATACCATTTCATTCATTAAGTCTTTAATTGCCTTAACTGCATCAGCGGCTTCTTCTTTAGTTAGTCCTTGTTCTTCCATATTCTTAATCATTTCATTTACAGCCTGTTTTACCATCTGGGGTGATAACTGCTGTTTAAAATTTTCTTGGACTGTTACCATAACTTCATCAGTCAAGTTTTCTTCTTTTATCTCTGTTAATGACTGAATTGCATTAACAAAGGATTCCATATTTTCATCCATACTCATTCTCCTTATAGATCAAAAGTTTTTTCAAGAGAAACTCTATAAGTTACTTCTACAATTTCTCCCTTAGACTTCTTAGTCTTCATCGTATATCCAGACTTTGTAAGAGAATATCCCTTATCTGCCTGCTTATCTTTAGCTTCTTCAATCATTCCCATCGCTTCTTCTTCAGTATCTACTAGCCATAGGTCAGTCGTCTTCAGTAGTTGTCTCGCCATTTTCTTTCTCCTTTTTCTCATTTAGTGCTCTTAGTTTTTGAATTAAATCTATGTAATTTAATTTTTCCGCAGTTTCATTTATCATGCTAATCTCATCGCCACTATTGGCAACCATTTCAGCATACTTTTTCGCGCCAACCTTCTTCTTCAAAGCACGGCGCTGTGCTCTATTCATTAAAGGCAGCTATGAATGAATTTTATTAACTGTAAAATCAGTAATTTTTTTCATTACTTCTTCTTCAGTATCTGCGCCAACTAATTCTTTTGCTTCTTCTATAGTAACTTTTTGCACCTAGGCAAAACGTTCGATTAGCTCATCTACAGATAATTTTTCTGCTGGCTCTATATTTAAATCTAGATTTGAACGTGCTTCAAGGTATTCACTCATATTAGCCTCCACTATTTTTATTATAACCAAATTCCTATGATTTAAAGAATTCAATATAATACTTTTCTAATTCAGATAATTTATCTTTATCACAATATGTGATTACTTCAATTGACCAGTTCCAGAATCCTTCTTTTAATATTGCATGATGTACGGCTTGATCCGCAATACTTTTAATTCCTATAGAAGATTTGAAATGATCGGCTATACGAGTTTTTACATTAGTACTTTTTCCAATATAGCACTTACCAGTATCTATATTAGTCAATTTGTAAATTCCTGGTTCAGCCTTAATTTCAATTCTCTTAAATGTATTATCTAAGTTAGGCTTTACATATTCAGCCCAAACTAACTTACTAATAATATCTGGATGCTGTACTTTCGCGGCGACAGTAGTTAATAAAAACTCAATATCATCTCTGAACTCTTCAGGTAATTGTATTGTATAGAATAATTTAGCTTGTTTATCTTTTTCATACTAAGCTAAAGCTCTTTCAATACTTTCGAATCGTTGTTCTGCATCAATAACTTTATTCTAATACTCATTACACTTATCTTGACATTGCTTAATTATATCTGCCATTACACTCTTTGCATCTTCTGCTTGTTCATCATATTCACGTAAAGCCTAAGATAATTGTAATTCAAGATCATATCTACGAGTATCAAATTCAGCATCTAATTCTTGCTGACGTGTCTACCGCTATTGCTTAATTGTTTCGTCTATTTCTTTCATCTTATTATTTATTAAATGATGATATTCATCACGAGAATCTTTTAAGCTAGTTTCAACGCTATCTAACTAATTATATAAATCAGTTAGCTTTTGCTACTCAGTATTAACTTTGATACGAACATCTACCAGCTGACTGTTATACTAATTTAAAGCTTTTTGATCAGAATCTAATTGTTCTTTAACCTTTTGTATCTATGCCTAATACTCATTCATTAATTGAGTATCAACAACCTTCTTCTAATAAAGTTTAAATCCCAGAAATCCGATTATAACTAAACATATCAATATAAGATAAATCATTTCATCACCTATTCTTTTGATAATTAATTATAACAGATTTCTGGGAAAAAGTCAAACATTAGATTCCACAAGATTACTAAAAATAATACCACCAAATAAATTTCCAATAATAGTTCCAAGTAATGAGATTCCAACTGTTCCAGCCGCAATCATATAATATGCATCTGCAATACAGTGATTAAAGCCGCTAAGGATAAAACCCATTACGCATAAAATACACATCCATAATGGTGATTTTTCATAAGTTGCTAATGACATTAGCATACCGCATCCGATACCTTTAAACATCGCTTCCCATATCGGTTGAGTAACTTTTGTAGCAGCTATTGCTGCGGAAGCATCATTATGCGCAAGTAATGCCATTAGTGATACTCCTATAATATTTCCAAGAAATACTATTAAATAAAAATACCAAGGATATTGCTTAGTAACCATAAATTGGATTTTACCGGTAAATAAATTTAATTTATAAATTCGTACTGATAATAGTCCGCAGGAGAAAAGGAAGGCGCCTACTATTGGATTCGGCGCCGCCATATACATCCAGCAGCCTAATGCAATTGCCATTCCGGCAAGTATTGACTTATATATGTCCTTTTTTATCATATTATGCTCCTTGAAAATATGAAGAATTAAAATATTCATTTCCTAATTTATCAACATGTTGACAAAAGTGGATAAATTCTTTTATTGCGTTTGACTAATTATATTCAATATTATTATTTAAACAATATGTTTTATAACCATCTAAAAAGAAATTAAATAATGCATCATTTTGACTATTCATTATAATATTTCTCCATATTAATTATTCGTTGGTTAGAAGAGCCTCGAAGTGGTAATGTAGTATCGCGTTTATCTTGTTCATAGCGTCCATCTATTAAACAGGTAATATTATGTAAAATATGATCTAAAGTACGATTATCGCGCTTCTCTAATTCTTCCATTGTATAACCTGTCCATAAGTAAATTTTCAAATCTGGATAATCTAACTTGCACCAACCAATTAAATTCATTACATCTTCTAAATTTTCATCAGCTAATGGCTCGCCGCCAAGAATACTTAATGTACGCATTACTCCATTTTTATTAAGCTTCTGCATAATCTCTTGGCGTATATCTAAATCATATTCGCGCCCATAGTTAAAATCTTGTGCTTCGGGATTGTGGCATCCGGGGCAATGGAAATGGCAACCCGAAAAATACACTGAGAGGGAGATACCGGGCGCCGCCGCGGTATCATCCCAATAGATTCCTGCAATCTTACTCATTAGTGTATATGCTTAACCCTTGCTTCAACTTCTTTCTGCTTGCCCCAGTTGAAAGCATCTTTATAGGAACCAGTAAGGTATCCAGTTACGCGTCTAAGTCTTGAAATGTTTTTACTACCACATTCAGGACAGGTTTCACCAATTTCATCTTGATAGCCGCAATCATTACACATATCTAGCGGTATGTTCAAAGCGAAATACGGTATGTCATGATCCATCGCATAATTAACAATGGTTTCAAGTGCGGGAATATTATTCTTTACACCAGAAGGAACTTCTACATATGTAATACATCCGGCGCTAGAATATCCAGTTAACTGACTTTCAATATCAATTTTATCAAATACTGAAATGTCATGCCATACTGGTACATGAATACTATTTGTAAAATATTCATGGTCAGATACATTTTCAATCTCACCGTACTTAGCTTTAAACTTCTTCATTGCTGTATAGCAAAGGTTTTCAGCAGGAGTATAATAGACGCCGAAATTAAGCTTATATTCTTTTTTAAACTCTGCACATCTATCTTTAAATAGCTGCTCAATTCTCTTAGCTAGCTCCATTCCCTTTTCAGTTGTATGGTCACAGCCAATTAAGATTTGAAGTGTTTCTGCAAGTCCTAGTTGTCCAATAACAATAGTGCCGTGCTTCAATGCTGAGCGGATTCCTTCTTCTGGATGATAGCCGAGCATTGTATTATTTTCATACATAAACTTCGCGGATGCGGGAGATTGAGAGCAAATCCAATTGAAACGTTCAATTAGCATATCTTTTGCTTCATGAATTTTTTGATCTAATAAACCAATAAAAGCATCTACAACATGTGCTTCATCTTCTTGCGCGGTTTCAAGTCCATATTTATTAATATAGGCTTCTTTAACTTCTGCTGCAAGCGTTGGCATAATAATAGTAACTGGACAAATATTGCCACGGCCATCTTTACGTTGTGGATTGACACCGGGTTCTGCATTTATGTCTGCGCCGTTAGCTGTACGGCATCCCATTGTGCTGAAATATGTTGTTGGATCGTTTGGATCGTATCCTGCATTTCCAGACCAATCAATATTAGCATAATTGGGATAAATACGTTTAGCAGTAGATTCAAGTGCAAGCTGATATAAGTCATAGTTTGGATCTCCGGGCGCGCGGTTAATACCCTTTCCAAGTTGGAAAATACCACATGGGAATATAGGAGTTTTATGATACTTCCCTACGCCCTTTATAGAACCTTCTAACAATGCTTTAATTACCATACGACCTTCCGGTAATGTACAGGTGCCATAGTTAATGGACGTGAAAGGTAGTTGATTCCCGCTTCTTGATTGAAGTGTATTAAGGTTGTGGTACATTCCCTCGACCGCTTGCTGAAGTTCGCGTTCCGTCATTTCCATTGCATAATTGTATGCCTTTTCTGAGCCAAATCTAGCATGTTCTATGCCAATAATATTACTGTTCCAATCAATAGTATTAAGATCAATTATATTGTTATTTTCATCAACTATTTTTAATTCATTGATATTTTCTAAGTATTTCAATCCATCTTTATAATGTTTGTAAAAACTCTTCCTCACATAAGGCACCATAGTCCAATCTAAGTGAGTGGCACTAACGCCGCCAAACTGCATTAAAGATTGAAGCTAAAATATAACTGCTACAAGCTGGAACGCGGTATTAATTGAATTAGCAGGACGTACATCTGTTTGTCTTGTATTAAATCCTTTAGCTAATAAATCATCAAATGGAATACTTAAACAATTATGCATTCCTACTGCATATGCACTTAAATCGTGAATATAGATTTCATTATTTAAATGATTCTGCTTAGACATATCAGACATACAATAATCTAATGCATATTGCTTCATCATTTCATCTGAAGCTTCTCCTACTCTGCCGCCAAATGAATGTTCATCTATATTTGCATTTTGATTTTGTACATTAGAAGCACGAAGCTTTTCGCTAATAGCACGAATAAATTCAGTTGAATTTGCGCGCATCACGCCGTGCTTATAACGATACTTGATATATGCTTTTCCGACCTTTAAATCATAATCTGTTAAATAATCCTCAACTAACTCTTGAATATCTTCAACATCCATAGGTTCAGATAATTCAATTGCGACTGATTCAATCAGATTAGCAATTTCTATACAATAAGATGGCATTCCTGTTTCAGTAGGATAAACATCATGCCAAGCTTTACATATAGCTGTTTGAATTTTTTCTTTATCAAATGGTACTAATTCGCCAGTACGTTTTCTAATTAGCAATTCCATTAATGTCACTTCCTAAATTTTTTTCCGCAATATGGACAAGAATCTGCATCAGAAAAATCATAATTACCATTGCTATGCGGACACATATTTTGTAAGCTCTTAATTTCATCTCTAATAACAAATACTCTATCACTACGTTGCATAGTGGCTAAAGCTTGTTTTAATTGTGAGCTTAACTCACTATATTTTGTTTTAATATTATCTATTTCCATAACACCAGTTTCCTCCTTTTTTAACCGTTTCTGCTGTCTAACGGAATAATGTTTCTGCGGATGGAAGTCTTTTAATAATTGCTTCTACCTATTCGCGCTCAGGACGCCGATTAGATAAACTTTTATCTTTTGGAATGCGCTCCAAAATTGTTTTTGTATTTTTAGTTTCTCCTTGCGTCCAAGAAGCAATTAATTGAGATATATCTTTGTATGGGTTATAACATCCAATTTTTGGTATTTCATACTTAATTTTAATTGGAATATTATTACTCCAAAATGCATATAATAATTTTAACTTATAAATTAAATCTTTAAAATATTCCGTACTATAATAAAATGATCCACCTAATGTTAAAAATACCTATGAAGTTTTAGTTATTGTAGCCAATAATCTGGTCTTATAATGTTTCATTAAAACTGAAGTTTCATTAAGTGGAATATTCAAATCTAAGTAAGTATCAGTAGTACGACTAATTATTTTATTTTCTCGTATTTCTAAAAAATCCGATATCTTGTTATATCGTGCAGGATGTATTAAATTAATTGATGAAGGTTGGCGCGCAAGAATCTTATCAATAATAGGATGCCAATCTTGTTGAAATAAGTCATTATCATAGATATACACTTTCTTTCTTTTATGAATTACCGGAAGTGGGAGAATATTATCTCCCGCATGATATCTATAATATGTACTATCTAATAAATTTAATGTCTCATTAATAGGTAATCCTGCAAAATTCTTTTCTTTTAAAAACTCTTTATAAATAAAAGTATGCGGCAATGTATAATCTATAATTGAATTTTCAAAAGGTACATACACATCATTAGTAAAAGCAGTACCGCCATATAAGACATTCGAAGCACGCTTAAAATGTTCAGGTACTTCAGTATATGCTGTAGATTCACTGAATATATAAATCTTATCATATGATTCAAGTTCAGTTTCATCTAAGTTTATAAGGCGGCAAAACTTATTCTCTTCTGTACGATAATAATTAGCAATTTTCATTATTTCAAGATTAGGAGGACATAGCAACTACTTATTCCATTGCTATAGCTGAAGGTCAACTAAACCTATCATTCTACCACCTCCAATCTTTCTGTCTGAAATTCTAATGTACCATCTTCATGCATTGCCGTAATCTTAGAAATTACAGGATAAAAACTATCTTTCCGCTTCTTGGGAATGAAGTCATTTTCACGCCTAATTCCCTGAATCATTAACAATGTTCCACGTGAAAACCAACTATTTTCTAACACATGCTTGCGGCCATCTGCACCTTTTTGAGATAATCGTTTATCGAACATTGCAAATTGATTTTTATATACTTTAACATTTACTACCCCTGTCGGAGTTAATAATGTTACTGTATTTTTCATCTTATTTTTATCAATTACAGTTCCAATAATTTTTCTTAACTTATATACTCTTATCTCATTACCATCTCTACCAGTAAAAGTATAATCAATTTCTGGCGCTTCTGGTAATGTAAAGAAATCATCATATAAATATTGAGCTTCGGCAAGTTCATGCGGATGACTATAAAATGATACTGATTCCATTTCCCAGTGCGATACACTGCCAGACGCATATTTATTTGCCATCTCATTATATAAAGTATCATTTAATACTTTTAACATTTCTACTTGATGCGCTTTTAAATATACTCGCATTGGTTCCATACCTTTTTTATATAGATTATCCCAAACATTTTGTTTAATAGACATACCATTACTAATATAATCTGCACTAAAATGTTCAGCAATAAAGTTAATTGCTGCATCATTTAACATATAATCATCATCTTGTTTACAAGTCTTTAAGAACTTATTAAACATAAATAACTTACCATAATATGTCATTTCATCTGGAATTAAATCATAATTGATAAGCATTTGCATATTCTGTAATGTTAATCTCTGCTTCTTATCTGCGATACGTCCAATATAATCTGACATTATTTTTTCGCGCGGCAAACCTACTAATTCATCAAAGGCGCCACACTTAATTAGATTTGTCATTTGAACCTTATTTAATTTAACACGATTTAAAAAGTCATCAATAGAAGTGAATGGACGCTTCTCAATAATGTCTTTAATAATTGAAGTAGATAATCTTGTAATACCACGTAATCCATATAAAATTTCATTCTTATCTACTACCGGAGTAAAAGTATAAGATGAATCATTTACATTCGGCGGCGATACTGTAATTCCATAAGTACTGAATCTTCCAATCGCAGATGCAATCTTACCATAATCAATATTTTTGGTTTTTTCTTTTTTCTTCTCTTCCTTCTCGTCTTCAGTTATTTCATTTTCTTCTTCCCATTCTTCTTGTTCTTCCTCTTCTTCTTCTGCATCCTCATCAGGTTCGGCTTCAACTACTATCGAAGCTATTCCATCTTCGTCGTATTCAACTGTTTGAATACCGCCACTATCTACAATAAGGTTTGCTGTATTCCAGAAGATAATTGGGAAGAATCGTGCAAGGTTCATTTCTTGTAATGCTACAATGGAATATGAATACGTATGTGCTGCGTTAAATCCATATCCACGGCTTAACGCAATCTCAATATTCCATACATAATTACAGAACTTTTCACTTAATCCTTTTTCTTTTACATTATCAAAGAATTGTTTTGTTAAGGCATCATACTCTTTAGGATTCTTCTTTGCTATTGACTTTCTTAACTTATCTGCAAACTGTAGATCCCAGCCGCCGCATTCTGGTAATTGTACAAGTTGCATAAATTGCTCTTGCGTAATGGACATACCATCAGAAATATCTAATTCACGATGCATAATCTGACGTTCTTCATCAGTCAAACCCATCTGAATCATTTCTCTATCCCAATCCTGCGGCCGTTCCCTAAAGCGCGCATACTTATCCAATGGACTTTCCGCACCTTTTTCAGTTGCCATTAGACGAATAACCGAATTAAGAACTGCTAATTCATCGACACTTCGTGGATGTGTTAATGAGATACCACGAATACCGCTCTGTTGTTCCATCTAGAATAATGACACAATTTCATGATTTTGTACCATATCCCACATTTTCTTATCATCACGATTTATTTTATATACACCAAGTGCATCTTCATATGTTTCTCTAAGATTTTTTCCCTCTTTAATATAGCCTTGTTCAACTAGTAAATCAAGGCAAGTATGAATCTTATCCGCAGCTTCAACGCTCAATAAGTCCATCTTAATCATTGAAACATCTTCAAGGTCATGTAATTCAAATTGTGTAATAATCGTGCCATCGGGCGCACGCATTAAAGCACTTGATTCCGTAAAATCTTCATCTGTAAATACTACGCCGCCAGCGTGAATACCTTGCCCACAGATAAGTCCTTCAATTCTCTGAGCGACTTCCCATAAGCCTGGATACTTATTTACTTCTGTAATAAATGCTTGATTCGGTGCGATACCATTATCTTCATCGCCATAATAAGTTTGCTTTAATGTATATACTTGGCCACGTTCTGCTTGAATTAAATTTGAAATATAAGATGCTTCATCTACATCTATACCCAATCCTCTACATGCAGTTTGAATTGCCGACTTTGACTTTTCTGTTTTGAATGTTGCAACATTAGATACTCGATTTTCACCATAAGTTCTTCTTAAATGCTCTAATACTTGTGCTCTACGGACGCCTTCAATATCTACATCAATATCAAGTACTGATACACGAGCAGGATTAAGAAACCTCCAAGGATACGTCTTCGTCTTTTCACGTAGACAATTAATTTGAATAATATCAAGCGCATATAGAAGCACGAATCCCATACCTGATCCGCGCGCTGGTAAAACAATTGTTCCCGCATTCCAACATTCATCTATAATCTTTTGTAGATTTAAGAAGTATGCTGACCACTGCGCTTTATTAACCTGTGAAGATTCCCAAGTCATTTCAAGACATTCATTTAATGCTTTATACGCTTTTTCATTTTGAAGATCTGGATGCCGCTTAATGCCATCAAGTAGTGCCCATACTAATTGATTATCAGCATAATATGATGAATGTGCAAATTCTTTGATAGCTGGCATTTGTTTATAATAATATTTAAATTCATCGAGCTGACAAATTGGAAAATCACGCCAAGGTAAACTTGGAATCTTCAATGGTTTCAATACACTAAAATCTTCACACTTATCTTTAATCTCTCTAATCGCGCTATATGCAGCTTCAATTTCTTCTTCAGATAGATATGGAAAGAAACTATGAATCTCTTCATCACTCATCATATACGTTGTCGCATAGAATGATTTAACTTCTCTATCACCATCTTGTGAATTAAGAAATGCTTCATGAATTTTAGCTTCTTCCGGCCGCCCATAATGACTATCGGTTGTTATAATATATTTAATACCAAGTTCTTTACTAATTCTTAATAATTGTTTATTAACAAAGATTTGTTCTTTTCCATTTGAAGGTTGCATCTCCAAATAGAAATTTCCTTTACCAAAAATATCTTCAATATATAAACACCAACGTTTTGCCGTTTCATAAAATTCTTCATCACCAGTATCCATATATTGAAGTAAGAATCTATCCAACTGAGAACCCAAACAGGCACTTGACGCAATCAAGTGCCCTTTATCTGGCTTTACAATATCTTTTAAATCTTGATAATAAGTTGGACGTCTACGCTGGCGCCGACTCATATATGAACGGTGCCATGCTCTTGTTGATAATTGACAAATTTGCTTATATCCAATCTTGTCTTTTGCAAGAAGAATAAAGTGAAAATACCTATCTTTTGTCCTATCAAAATTCTTCGCCGTTAAACCATTACGAGTAAGATAAATCTCATTACCACGAATTAATTTAAAGTCTGGATGCGTTTCTTTAATCTTCTTATAATACTTTTCTGCCTTAATATAACTTGATATCGTTTCATGGTCAGTGATTGCAACACATTCATGACCTAAGTTAATTGCCAGATCAATCAAATCTTCTACTCGATTGATACAGTCACGAAGGGTTTCATTACTATAATGTGTATGGCTCCTAATTATGAAGACTTCCAGGGTAAGTCATCTTCATACAGGCACCACCTCCTTTCGCGCTTCATTACGCACATTTTTTATCATATTCACTGCTCCTTCTTTATCTATATCAATTATACTACAAATTTCATTTTTTGTCAATCAATTTTTTTTAAAAGTCATATTTATGCTCATCTGCTTTTAATTCATAATCATCAATAAATACTTGAATACTAGTTTTACCATTAAATGTATTTAAATTTACACGCCCATAAACAGTAAGTTTTTTAGTACGATTCTGCATTACTTCTTCTACGAAATCTTCATCTTTAAAGCGCACATAATCAATTCCATTATATGAAATTTTCATACTATCTTTATTTGCGCCCATAGGCATAATATTCATTAGTGGAATATCTTCAATTACTAATTTAATTTCGTCAATATGATTCCCGAAATATTCTGGATGCGAAGCTAGTTCGCGCAATAGGGCATCATTATGTCCTTCACCTTTTAAGATATAATCTACAAGATAACAATTTTCAAAATCTTCTGCTTTAAGATGAGTATTAGCGTACTTAATTAAAGATTCTACTTTATTACCACTTAATCCCCAACCAGCGGCATTATCGTGCCCAGCAGTATAAGTAGTTAAACCGCTGTCCTCTAAAAATTTCTTAAAGCTTGGTAGCCCGGCGAAATTCCCATCAGAACGAATGCTTCCCTGAATCTCATCATTATCATTTCGGCGACCAATCATAACTGGCTTATGATATTTAGATACAATATTCATCGCAACTAAACCAGTTAATTCTTGTGGTACATTATCCATAGCATCTAATTCAACTAGAATAATGTTATTATCCGCTAAACCATCTTTTTGAATTTTGAAATCAATAATTCCTAAAGCTTGTTCCTTTAATCTATCTTGACGGGACTTAGCATTCTTTCCTACGCGCGCAGTTTGTTCGGCGGCATACTCAGTTTCTCCGGCTTTTGCGCCACGCTTGGTGCTTTGTAGAGGCTTCATAGGTTCAATAAAACAATAAAACATTGCTTCTTTTTCTGCTATAGACCCTACACGTGTAATTGCATTAATTAAAGGCGCGATATAGAATGCGATATCAATAGGAGTTAGCCCTGTATATGGAGGTACGCACTTTTCTTTTAAGGAAAAAGCTTGCGCTGCGAGCAAAGTCTTAAAGCCCTCATTATGGATATTTTTTAGTCCTTCCATCATAATATAATTAGTTTCAGAATCAGTTCTATCCATAACATCAGCGATTTCACCTAAAGCAGCTAAGTCAATATAATTATGTGCTTGACTAATACCTAATTTATCATCTAATACTTCACAAAATTTATAAACAATACCGGCGCCACATAATGATTTATTATCATAATTAGGTGATAACTGATTATTTACAACGATTGTATTAGGTGCTGTTGAAGTAATTGGATTTCCATTTTTATCATATTCCTACATATGATGATCTAGTACAATACAATCCATACCTAGCTGTCCAAGTTTAAAATGTTCATTTACATCATAACTTCCGGCATCAGGTACCATAACTAAATCCCATTTAGATTCATCTTCAATCCAATCTATCTTATCATCTAAGCCGTGCTGTTTATGAGTATGGACAGTAAATTCAAGCTTAGCTTCTGGAAATATATGCTTTGTATATAGCCATAGAATACTAGAACTTGTAAATCCATCACAATCGCAATCTACAATAAATAAAATATTACTATCTTTGCGCAGATGATATAGGTATTGTTCCGCGGCTTTATCAATATTATCTAAGTCATATGGATTTAATTCACATGACTTTGATGGATTCATAAACTCATGAACATTTTTAACTCCACGATCTTTTAGAATATCTATTAATGCTTCTTCTGCGTCTGTCGTATAATTACACCTTAATCGATACTTCATTACACACCATTGCTCCCCGTTCTTGATAATTAATTACTTCTTTAAACCATCTATATACTGGACATCCATCATCTGGTAAGCCATAACATCCTCCAGTTCTGCATGGACAATTATATTTATATAACCAGCATGTTTTATTTTCTTCTAATTTTAAATCAAATTCCATTATCTCACCCGAATTCTATGTTTATATAATTCTTCAAATACTTCTTTTCCCTTATCAAAAGGTGAATCTTTTTCATTTAATAAATTATTTATATCCCATATATAATAGAAAATAGCTTGACTGCTATATTTTCTACAAATACTTTCAATTTTTTCTCTATATTTTCGCGCTTGCTCTGTGCGCCAATCTGTATATTCTTTATCAAATGCAATAGTAATTTCATTAATTCCTAATACATTTGTTAATAAGTTAATTTGATACTTATTTATATTTGAACCGCAGCAAGCTACAGTATTACTTAAATCACCATAATACCCATCGTCAAGCAATACTGATTTTTCACCCTCAGCGATTATTGCGCTTCCTCGCGCGCGGATCCCATTCTGATGCTCATATATTCCATATAAGTTAAAATGTAGTGGATGTGCATATAAAGTATCGCCAACTTGTATTGGTCTATACTTTCCAAATAATGCGGCTTCATCTTCATTAATAGCTCGCCCGCGAATGCCTACCAGCCTACCATTTATATCAAAGTGTGGTATTGATATTTTATTTTGTGCAAGTGAAAAGCCTATATGAAATTTATCCATTGACTTTCGTGTAATACCATCTTTTAACCATAATGGATGATACTTTTTTGTAAAGTATGATAAAATATTACTTTTATATTCAGTTAAAATCGGTACGGAAGAATCAAATTGATATTTCTCTAAGTCAAGTTCTGATTTCTTACGTTCTTCTGTATTAATTTCTAAATGCGCGATACATTTCTTAACATAATCAACTGCTTCTTCAAAGCTTACTTCATGATAATTAATATCCATTACTCTTTGATAAAGAGTAAAAATAGACATTGCTTCATTACATTCAGTGTAACATCTAAATATCTTATTATTTTGATACCAATATAACTTCATTGATTCGGCTTCATCTAATGGATTATGACAAATTGTTGGACATACCAAATACCCTTTATCTTCATATACAGCAATTTGTTCTACACCAAGACTTCGTAAAAATGTTTCTACATCTTTAAGTGTTATTGAATTTACAATATCTTGTAATGATATATTATAAAATTCTAATTCTGGATCTAATCCTTGTAAAGTATCAATCATTCTATTTCAATCACTCTTTCTGAGGCACTTGAAAATAAATCTAATGGCTCATTTAATGGTTGATTATCTGCACTTGTAATAAATAAATCTTCTCGCTCTCCTGTTCCTAAATGAATACGAGTCCAAATACGAATCATTTTATAGCGGCCACGCCGCATTTTATAAATATCTAAAATATGAGTTGGTTTATTTTCTAAGAAAGATGGGTCAATAATTCCTTCTCTTGCTGCAATCTTTAACACTGGTAAAACACTATTCCATCCTTTTTCAGATATGCGAGTCATTACATAACCCATATCACATTTATCTGCAACAGCTTTTGAACCACGAATACTTTTTTCATCTTTAAATCCCATTTCTTCATCACCCATTGCAAATGAATTTACTTGTGTGGCAGAGAAGATAAATACATTATATGTTTTTGCAAGCTCTTTTAACTGATTCGCAAGAAGCATAAGTACAACATCTTCTCTAAGTCCGTTCTTACTGAATTGTGCCACTAGACTCGCAGTTGTATGAATATAATCAAAAAAGATATATTTTACATTATCTACTGTAGCATACTTACGTATAGTTGCTTCAACATTCTGTAAATTCGGCTCACTAATCTCTTCAATAATAAAATAACCACTATATTTTTCAATAATTTTTGCGGCGGTTTTTACTCTTTTTAATTCATCCCTTTCATATAATCCAGTTAAGATATGGTCTTCGTCTACTCCAGACAAATATGCAAGCATCATAGTTTGAAGTTCTTCTTTATCCATTTCAGTTACAATAAATAATACTTTACGCGGAATACGTGGCTCTTCATCAGGTTGAAGTTCTTCAATAAATGCGTGCTTCGTCGCGGACCATCTAATTGGATAAGCTAAATGGCAAGCATCAAATACACTGGTACGTGTTTTACCACATGAAGTACTAGCACTTTTTAAGAAGAAACATCCATCTCTTGCCCCTCTGCATACTGTACTAAATATTTTTCCTTCTAAGCTTGGCCCAATACTTGGCGACTTCTATAAGTCATCAATTAACTGAAAAATTCCTTCTGCTGGATCACCTTTCGTTCTGCCGCCATTAAGAAAAGCATTTCTAATCTCAGAATAATTCTTTTCAACCGCATTTAAGATATCTTCTAATGTTGCATTTTCTAATTTCTGTTTTAACTTTGCTTCATTTGCTGGATCGGTATCTTCTAAATAAAATTCACTAATATCATATTTTGCTTGCTGTAATTTTCTTAATAATGCACATTTCTTTATTCTATTATAATACATATCAAAGTTGCTTAATTGAGCAATCTCATATGAAGTTTTAAGAAAATCCAAACCACCATTGCGATACTCCTGTAAGGCTAAACCGCCATTTTGTTCAATTTCTTGGTCTATTTCAACCGGAGATAATTCTTTCGCGCCAGCAAGATATAATTTATAAATTGTATTAAATATAACCTTTGCAGGTCTATAATCAAAATCTGTAACTTGTAGTTCAGGATATTCCAAAAATAAAAGAGGTTTGTATATTAAGCAACCGATAATTTGCTTATAAGCAGACATATCGGATAGAGTCATTTCCAATCCTCCTTAATCATCAAACAAACCGTCATCTAGATTTATTTCCTTTTTCTTAGATACATTTTCTTTAATTGGTACAACATATTCTTTCATTGGAGTATTTGCAATCGCGGCGGCAATACTACTCGCGCGAGCTTCTTCATTCTTTTTCCATTCACGCATTTTTTCCATTGACCAGGGTGCCACCAATCCTAATGAATCTTTTAAAATTTTATAATGTTCTACTTTGTATAGATATTCAAGACAATCAACAATAGATTCATCAGTATACCCATATTCAGCCTTTAACCGCTTTCTCTGCGTCCAGATAAGTGGCCCGGGAGCTTTAATGCCAAATATCATACATATCTTATTCATAAACTTTTCGCGCGACTGCTTTTCTGCTAAACATTTTGGACAATACCAATTTGAAGTTTTTCCTGACGGTGAAGAATATTCTACTAATTCTTCTTTACGGAAGTCTTCCTTACATCCAAAACACTTTCGAGTGATTTTCATATTCCACTCTCCTTTACATTTCATTCTATATATATTATACCATAATTCTAAAATTTGTCAAATAAAAAAGAGCCTTACGGCTCTAAAATATAGGTAAGGATTTGCACCTTACATGGTTTCGGCTATATCTCTTCGAATCGCTCTGGCACGTTCTACTTTGCACATAGGTCGCCATACTCTCACACCATTGTGTAGCGTCTACCTATTCCGCCACTATATTTATATTACATTAACTGCTTTACTTCATCAATAAAGTATTCAACAAGTGAAGATTGAGAAGGCACTGCTTGGCTGAGTTTAAATTCCTCAGATCCAAAGACCTTTTTAATAATATCCTTCATAATCATTAAATGCTGATCTTTCTCTTCATCATTCTTAGCGCTATCAAGATAGCTACTCCATACATTACGCGCTTCAGTCATTACCTCTGGGAAAGGTCTGTCCTTAATCTGCGCGATTTCAGTATGATCAGTAACTTGTGCACCATCAAGTTCTACTGCCTTATCAATAGCATCTCCAATAGCATCTACCAATTCTTGATATCCAAATTTAATCTTTGGAGCAAGATACTGATAACGACTACCTGCAAATACTGTCGGAGTAGAACGAGTATATAGATAACGTTCAGAAGTTCCGTCGGGATTCATCTGAACCTGTAAATATCCAATAATATCAACAATTGAGTTAATGATAGTATAAGCTTGATTTGGAAGATCAGGACATACAGCAGTAATTGCATTCCCATCCTCATCGCGCATTTCTGTTGGCTTATCCTTACTATGCGCAATAAAAAGAATACCAAAACCAAGTAGTGTAATTTCACGCCAGAATTCTGAGAACTCAGTCTTTAGCATATTCCAACCTTGGCCCCAAGGCACATCTCGAATACTATCTACATTTTCACGCTGGCAAATATACTTTTCACATAGTTGCCAAGCGATTGAAGCAGTATCAACAACAATACTATCATACATCTCTTTTGCCTGTGGCTTACGTAGCTGAGTTAAGACTTTCTTAGCATCAGTCCAACGTAGAATAGGAGCGCTACGAATACCAGCAAGCGCGTTAGTACCTTGTTCAAAGTTCATAAACAAAGCGCGTGGAAGCTGGCTACCAAAAGTAGATTTACCTGTCTTTGGCTGACCGTAGATTAGCAAGAATTTTCCCTTAAGATCTCTTGAAATCTTGGAAGGCTCCAGAGAAAAAATATCAATATCCGCCATTTAAATCACCTCTCATACAGAAAAGGAAAGTAAGGCTTATGCCTTACTCCCAACTGTACTTATTTGCCGCGGTAGAAGGAGCATTTGCTGTTGTTCCTTTTGTAGCATGAGCACGAGCATTTTCCTGCATCTGCTCAATTGCGGCCTTACGTTCATTAAATGCCTTCTTGATCTCTGTAGGATCATAAGCAAAATCTTCTTCTTTAGGATCTAGACCAGTTGTAACAATTAGTTCGCGCACATAACGAGTTGTGGTCTCAGGAACTTCTTCACCCCAACCACTAGAAGCAACTTCCTGTTCCTCAGAGGTCACACGAATACGTCCTTTTACAACTACTGTATCCTGAGTATTCCAATGCTGAGAAATATATTCTACTGCATCGGGAGCTTCAACAATAAAGTTTACAACATCAAGACGTCCATCGTACTGTACAATACCGCCACGAAGAACTAAACGTCCTGTAGGATCACCATTGTTATCTACTTCATCATGCATATCCATAATGAATATTTCTACAGCAAAAGACCCAACATCAGAAACCTTCGCTTCACTTACGAAGCTACCGCGTAGCTGCCAGCCATTAATAAGCTGACCAGTACGAGATACGAAATTATTCTCCTGAAGAGAAATACCACTAAACCGTACATTTGCGGCAGCATCAATGCCAACATTCTGAGCAGTATTCATTAACTTTAGATCGTGAATACTCTTCATCGCGGGATTAGGCTTACCAGTAGAAGTGAAATCAGTTGCGAACATTCCAACCGGAATTTCACTTGTTTCAGTCTTACCACCATAAGTCTGAGTTACACGAACTGTTACAGTAGCCCGCTCATAATGACGTCCATCGGATAGCTTACCATCACCAAAAGTTGCATCAAGTAATTTACCAACTAGATTGATTTTGTTTTCTGCCTATACTTTAATACTCTTCATTTTTCTTTTCCCCTTTTATTTATTCTTTTTATTTATTATACTTTATTTTTTAAATATTGTCAATTATTCAGCCGCGGCTTCCTTAGCAGCCTTCTTAGCAGCTCTTTCTGCGGCCCTACGTTCCTTATCCGCCTGCTTAGCAGCAGCCTTAGCGGCTTCTTCAGCAACTGGATCATAAGCTAGACCTTCTTCAGTTAGAGTATGATACTTAACTACCTTGGTCTTAGCCTTACGAGTTTCAGTAGCGGGCTCCAGTTCAACCGTTTCCTCACGCGCGATACGAGAATATCCCTTCGTTTCTAGTGGATTAATAGAGCCAATTACTGCACTGAGAGAAATCCCTAGTGCATCAGCAATCTCCTGCTTACTATATTCCTGTCCATAATGTTCCTTTAGAAAATTTAGTACCTTTTCAGAATTAATAGTCATATATAATTTCTCCTTTTCTTTGGGGCTTTTGCCCTCTTCTTTTTTTACATATTAATTATACTTTAAATTTCATTAAAAATCAAATATTTAGTTGTCTTTAATATTAAACTTTTCTTCAATCATTTCCACGATATTTTCATCAGTGGCTTTATCTACAATTTCCTGTAATTTAGGAATTAAGTCTGTTTGATATCCAACAATGGATTTTTTAAGTGCATTCATTCTATCTTGCAACTGATTTACCAGCACCATTGCGGCAACTGTGAATTTAGCACAATCGTTTTTAGTAGGGACATAATCCTCACCAAATTCTTTAATTTTATCAAGAAGCGCTTGATAATCATCACGCATTTGAAGCGCGGCTTTCTCACCTTTCTTATCATTATGCTACCTATCATATTCAGCGACAGTTTCAGCAGATACTGCCATAGCTTTAGACATTTCCTAAAATAGTTCAATATACTTTTTATTCATTCTTTACTCCTCTTACCGCACGACCGGTATTTTTATAACTAGAATCGCCTACCCATTTAGCTTCTTTTACATATTCATCTTGATTTAATTTAATCGCTTTAACACCCTTAGTAACTCTTCCAGTATATGTAAGTTCAGATAATGGATAGCAATTATAATAATTATTATTACTAATTATAACAATTCTATCATCTTCATCACTACTAAGAATAACTGCAATTACCATATCATTTTCGTCTAGCTTAATCGCGGCAGTTCCTTTTTTAGAACGCACGATATATTCTGCAATATGACTTTTCTTAACTAACCCATTTTTAGTTACGATAGTAACTGAATCAAAAGCATTAAAGGTTTTACTATCAAGTACTAATACTGGTTTCTCAGTACTGCTCTCAAATACTTCATTTACTTTATAGTCTTTATTGTACTTCAACTTAGAAATTGGAGCACTATAGAATTTACCATTTGAAGTAAAGAGTACCAAATTACTTAAATTAGTACTATAGAAGATTTCCTGATTCTTAATTGACTTTTTCACGCTAGATTTCTCAACAACTTTAATGGTCTTTGTATCATATACAATACAAATATCTTTTTCTTCAATTACCTCAGGTTCTTCTTCATCGCCCAAAATATTTTCAACTTTTGTGCGCCTTGAGTCACCGAATTTTTCAGATACTAGATTTAGTGTTTCAATTAATTTTTCATCTAAAGCGGTAGGTTCATTTAATAGGTAATTACAGTCGCCAATAAAACGTCTAGTTTCTTCCAGTTCTTTATTTAATTTTATCCCGTCAAGTCGGCACAAGGAAGATAGTTTCATGGATAGAATCGCATCTACTTGCGGTTTATTAAATTGGAAACGTTCAATCAATGCTTCAGCCGCGACGCTTGGATTTTCAGAACCTCGTATAATAGCAACTACTTCATCAATATTTGCTATAGCAACTAATAATCCATTAATTACATTCTCGCGCGCGAGTGCTTTATCAAGATCAAATTGAATGATATTGCGTTTACATTGCCTAATATGAGCAATATAAGCTTCACACGCTTCGCGCCATCCAAATACTTTTGGAAAGCGTCCTTTATCCAGAAGAATCATATTAATAGAATAATGATTTTCTAATGAAGTATCATGATAAAGCTTAGCAATCATCTTATCAGGGTTTTGACCTTTAGAAAGATAAATACGAATATCTGCTTCTTTCTTTGTATGGTCAATAACTTTATCTACTCCATATTCGGGATTATCATTTACTAATGCCGCAAGCTGATCCATTACTGTATTAGTAAATACGCCATAAGGAAGCTCTGTGGCTTGAAGCATATTTTCTTTTGGATTATACTTGATATTCGCGCGAATACGAATTGATTTCCCTTTACCAATTCGTAAGCTTTCTTTTACTTCATTCGCATTCGTAATTAATCCGCCAGTTGCAAAATCAGGAGCACAATAAATTTCATCATAAGTAGCATTAGGATTCTTAATTAATTTGATTAATGCTGCGTTTACTTCTTTTAAATTAAATTGCGGCACCGAAGTTGCCATTGCTACGGCAATACCTTGGCATCCATTCACAATATTCCAATATCCAATAGAAGGAAATACAGATGGGATTTTCTCTGTACTATCATAATTATCATACCATTCTGTAATAGCATTTTTCTTAAGGCCGTCAAACATAAAGTCTGCGACTTCGCCCGCTTTCATTTCTACATAACGGGCGGCCGCATGACTATCGGGAGATGAAGGATTACCATAACTTCCTTGTACATCTTCAAGTGGGTAACGGCTAGACCAAGGCCGAGCGGCGCGAATAAGAGCATCATACATTGCTACATCACCATGAACATATGACTGAGACATAGCTGCGGCAACACTCTTTTGCGCCTTCTGGAACTTATCTTTATGAGTGAGTTTATTAGTAAACTGTGCATATAGACCTTGCCGCAAACCAATTTTGAGCATATCCCTTACATCAGGCAATGACCGCTCTTGAGCTATAGAAGCTCCGTACTTTAGAAATGCATCCTCAATGGTGTGCTGAAAGTCTACATTCTTAATCATTATCTCACTCCTTTCTTTTTATTTATTATAACATAAATTTTATAGATTGTCAATTAATCCTTTATATTTAACTCTTCAAAAATTAAATCTTTTGGTAGTAAGTTGCGACATAAATAAAATGAACCAAAACTCACTCCTTTTTGAATTTCTTTTTTGATTGGATTAGTATAATAATTAATACGTTTATCAAAAATTAATGCTTGACAATCTTTCATATAAGGAAAACGCTTTTGCCCTTGTAGTGAAGGAATTGGGAGGAGCACTGCATAAGGTTTGTTTAGTTCATATAACCGCTTAATAATATCATCTTTAATTGAAAATGGTGGATTTGAAATAATTATATCATAATGTTCTTCTGGTTCATATTCAAAAAAATTATGACCCGTATCAATATGAGTCGCAATTACTTTGTTTTCATTCTCACGAATTAATTTTACATACTCACTATCTTCCATATCAAATGGACACCATATAATATCTGTAGGTTTTATATATTTTATAATTGGTTTTACCGCATAAGCTGGAGTATATACCTCATCAGAAGCTTTATCAGTTTTTGCGGTCAAATATCCTTTATTTAAAGCCATAATAAATCACTCCATAATTTGATAATCGCATCCTTCGATACTTTTAATATAATCAAGCATATCTTTATATTCTGGTTTAGCAAACCAAGAACTAAGTAAATATGTATAAGTAACTTTTTTCGCTCCAATTGCATTACCAATTTTCTTAAACTGATGAATCTTAAATCCACAAGTTTGAGGTTTTTCATCAGCTGAACCAGCAACTTGTTGATATTTTTTTTCATAAATTTTTAACTCTTTAGTAATAGGATTAAAATAAGCTTCATCAGGCAAAATTTTTTTACTAATAATATCATCCCATTTAATTCCGAGAGTATTTAGATATTTATATAGTTTATGCTTAGTAAGTTCAATTCCGGAAGTATTAGTTTTAATCTGCTCTTCAAATTTTAAACCGGTTGTTGTATCTCTAGATGCATGTGTCATTTTATTATTATTTCCTTTCTTTTTGATTATTATAATATAAATTTAAGTAAATGTCAATTATTCAAAATACTAAAATCCACATTCTCAAACAGGAAGTCCCGGCGCTCCTCAACTTCCGTACCCATCAACATTTTTAAACTTTCATATGCTGCTTCAGCATCATTTATAGTAAGAATCTCCAAACGCCGATTTGTTGGATGTAGCATAGAACCTTCCATATCCTCAGAAGTGCATTCTCCGAGGCCCTTAAAGCGGCTCTGTTCCCATCCAGGTCTAGTTTTTCTTAGCTCAGCAAGCTCATCTTCATCATAGGCGTACACACTCTGTTTTCCTTTGCTTAAACGATAAAGAGGCGCGCGCAGCCATCCGAGTCTGCCTTCTTCAATAAACTTAGGCATTAGGACATAAAAGAGTGTAGTAATAAGACACATAATATTATATCCATCTACATCAGCATCTACCGCAATAGCTACTTTACCATAATTAAGCTTCTTACTATTATACTTTTCTTGAATACCACATCCAAGCGCCATGATAATATCAGAAACTTCCTGATTTTCTAAGCATTCATCAAGTGGATGCTTCATTAGGTTTTTGACCTTTCCACGCACTGCATATAATGCTTCTGTCTTAACATCACGCGCGGGCATCAGACCACCTAACGCAGAATTACCTTCGCAGATAATTAGCATTGAGTCTTGACCATGTTTTTCGCAATCCTTATATTTATCAGAAGAAGTAACTTTGCGCTTACGCTGTTCAGTTTCCTTTTTCTCCATATTAAGAATTGCATCGCGGGCTTTTGTGGCGGCTGCTTCTGCTTTTTCAATCTTACGAAGCATTTCTACAATTGTACTAAATTCACTTGGATATTGAGTACTCATATCTTTAAGTGCATTAGTAAAAGCTGTAGAAGCCAATGTACGAAGTGAAGCATTATTAATTTTTGATTTAGTCTGATTAGCAAATGATGGATTTTCTACTTTACAATTAATTACATAAAATAGATTTTTACGAATATATTCGCCATCAAATGAAGCATCAGCTAAATTATTAAATGTTTTTGTAATAGCAGCACGAGCTCCGGTAATAGGAGAACCACCTTCTGGAACTCTAAGACCATTTACAAATACATATGCAGTTTCACGTTTAGTGCCCCATTGAAACGCAATTTCAATAGAATCAGTTCCATCATCTGCAGATGCTGTAATAATGTGCTTTTGTAGCGGCTTTTTTACATTGACTGTTACAAAATCAATAATACCATTTTTCGCGCAATAAGTTTTTACATCATTTTCATTTGAAACTATAAATTCAATTCCAGGATAAAGATACGAAATATCTTGAATGTCCTGACAAATTCGATTAAAATCATAACCAATCGGGCCATTTGAAAATACTTCAGGATCAGGACTAAAATCTATTCTAGTACCGTTAGGATTATTACATGGCTCTTCAATATAATTCTTTAAAATTCCTTTTTCAAATATAGCCGCGGCTCGTTTACCATCTCGAAAACTTTGAACAGTAAAATTTTTAGATGAAAGGCATACACAAGAACCACCGATTCCGTTTAAACCAGAGGCATTCTTATAGGCATCATGCGAAAACTTACCACCAGTATGACTTTTAGTAAATATAGATACTAAAACATTTTCGCCGTTTTCACGAATACCAAAAGGTACTCCGCGACCATAATCGCGTACCGTAACTGAATTATTCCGCTCGTCTAGCATTATTCGGATTTGCTTTCCATATCCTGCAAGTGCTTCATCAGTACTATTATTTATAATTTCTTTTAAAGCCTGGTAAGTTCCTTCATTATCATCCGAACCTAAATACATCTGAATTCGCGTACGGACACCTTCTCTGAAGTCCAAACTTTGAATTGAGTCTATACCATAATTATCAGGCATTAAATCACATCCATTCTCTTTCTCTTTACAAATAATTATAACATAAATTTAAAAAAGAGTCAATTATCTTGTATTGATAATTGGCTCTCCCCAATGCTTGCATTCAACTTGAAATACTATTTTTATATCTTCTGGTAACTCTCTATTCATATGTATACTTTCAATAGTTTCTTGTACATCTTTCATATATTTGCATACATTTTTATGTGAGCAATTATTACAAGTTTTTCCATTTATGTACATTTTCTTTTATCCTCTCCAAAGCTAAATCAATAGCACTACTTAAAATATAGCAACGTGTAGTACAATCTAAATAACGTCCAAGTGTTTTATTTGTATAACGTTCAATTATCTTATATATATTATCATTAATACAAAATTCACGCGCGGCTTCATATACTAGATCAGTATTTCCTGAAATATATTCAAAACATTTTTCTTCTGTATCATAATAATTACCACCATTACCAGTGATACTATCTTCTGCCCATAATTCTTCCCATAACTTTTCGCGCAATTCATCAGATTGATTTATTTCAGATAAATATTCAGGACAATTATATAATATATAATTTATAATATCATTAGCCATAGCATCTCTATAATCATACTTCATATTGATTCTCCATTAACATCACTTGTTTTCCATGTTCAAGTGCATACTTAATTTCGCTCTTCGTACTTTCACCAATATATCCGTTTTTATTAATTACATAAATAGCATCAGCCATATCAATCTTTCTTTTATGGATATCATCAAGCATTATTTTTTCTTCTTCAGTAAAAACATCGCCAGCGTGGCCAAAGCAACCAACACTAATGACGATATTACCCGCCAAAGTAAGTTCCCTGTTAACACGTTCAAAATCTTCCTTAAAACGTGTGCTACCACATAAAGTAATTACATTATATTTTTGCATATATATTCACTTCCTTTAATCTTCTTTACCTCTCATTCTCTGTTTTACTCCGCGCCAATAACGAATCCATTTAAATTTAGCAGGAGATATTTTACATTCATTTGCATTAGTATCGCAGCCACATATTGGACAACTTTCATAACTAGACCAGGAGTTAAAAAGTCCATCTTTTGGAAAATGTCTTTGCATGGGAAGGTCTGTAGAGTATAACGTGCCACATCGCCAACACTTAAGAAAAGTTAAATTATATGTGGCATTTCCTGGAATTATATTATTTACTGCCATAATTACCTCAAGTCAATACTGTTTTACATTTTCCATGATATTCAGTTGCTCCATGGTCGCAAATCCACTGTAGTTCATTGGCGAGTGGATTATATGCTGGATCATAATTAATAAAGTTAGTACAACCACAATAGATCATTAGAGAAGTTGGATTGTTTTCAACTTGAATTACATGAACTGGAATTCCGCGGCCATAGGCATACCCAATCTCCCAGTTGGTGCCGCCACTTCCAATGCGTCCTGGGCTAATAGCAACCATTAGATCACAATCATTCATAGCTTTAATATCTTCTGTAAAGACCAATCGCGCCCAATCTTCTTGCGAATAATCCCAAGCATTTTCAATTTTAAGTTCAAAAGGACAATACACTTCTTGTCCATTATCACGAAAGTACTTTGCAATTGACATCATCATTGTACGATGATCAGTATCACATGGGCCAGCAAGATAAATTTTCATTCAATCCACTCCTATTCTAATTCACGTTTATAATTAGATAATATGTGATTATCTGCAGCGGTATCTAACCTATCAATAGCATGATGTAAAGAAACTTCTTGTTGTTTAAATTCTTCTATAGTATAGCCATCTTCTAACCATTCCTATAGCATTTCAGTTACATCTTCTTCCCATTCATAAGAGATTTTAATATGTAATTTCATAATTTCACCACACGCTATCATCAGTAATATTTTCTTCTTCACCGCAAATGGGGCATTTAACATGTAAAATAACTCCAAGTCCAGTTCCCGTTGGAATTAAGTAAGGCGCGCGGCCACCATTATATCTTGAAGTTTCACGGTCATGCATATGCCGCTGTTCAAAATCATTATATGCATCAAGTTCTTTTTGAGAAGCAAAACTTCCATATGAAAGTCTTAGCTTTTCGCGCAAATAATTAATTTCATGTTCAAATTCTTTACTGACTTCTGCTTTAGCATTTTCGCGCATTTTCTTATTTTCATCATGTAAGCGTTTAAGTGAGCGCTCATAATAACTAATAGTATCATCTATAGATTTAACAAGTTCATCTTTACTATAAACATGTGATACCTGCTGGGTTTCAGTATCATAACTAGTAAACATTACTTAAAAAATCCTCCCCACTTAAAGAAAAAGTATTCAATAATGATAGCCAGTAAATTAGTCCAAAAATTATATTCACCTTCCTTTCGTTCTCCATTGTGAATACCTGTATAAACAATATCAATTATAGCGATTATAAACCAAATTATTTGCGGTGCTCCCATATTATACCTCCATAGCAACACTATAGCCCGCGAGCTTTAAACCAAAATCTAGTCTAAAATATTCTTCCATAGCATCATCAAGTTTATTTACATATAATGGTTTCTCGTGATCATAATCATTATAAAGAAGATCATTCCAATCAACAATACAGATATCATCAAATCCATATGCTTTTGCCTTTTCAATCAGTGCGCGCTTATTAGTTGTTAGGACAATTCCATCATTTTCTAATGCCGTTTCTAATAGCTCACGAGTTTTACCAGTACCAATCGGGCGAGCAATTACTTTCATTTCTTTTCAATCTCCTTTACTTGAATTACATCAGAATATTCAAAGTGCTTTGTTACTTCGTATTTTTCCACGAATTCCTGAGCTGGCATATCAGTAATGCGTACTATATATTCATTACGTTTAAATTCTGTATCGCCTAGTACAATAAGACCTACTAGTCCAGTTAATACAGCTAACGCGCCTATAAATAAGGCAATATAACATGCATATTTAGTTTCTGCAATACCAATAGAAAGGATTAATGCTCCAAAACCGCATACTATTAAAATAGTAACCCAAACAGGAGTACCATATATTGGAATTGTTTCAAGAATTTCCATTTTATTTATTCCTCATATTCATTTAATTTTCTTCCGCACCAAGGACAATAGTAAATAGGAATCTGAGTTAAAATTTCTGATTTTGGATAACCCATTGAGTTTAGCATATTTGTATATACTGTTAATTCTCTAGAGTCTAGTGAAATTTCAGTTTCATATTTAATTCTAGGATCATCTATTCCTTGTTGAGAATTTGCATAATATTTTACTGCGGATACCCCTTCTTCACATAATTTACATTTCATTTTTTATTCTCCTCTTTAATTTCAATTAGTGGGCAATTTTTATGCCGTTTTTGTAATGGTTTATCATTATCTGTAATATCCAAGCGCCATTCTATAGAGCAACGATAATAAAATTCAGGGCCATTAAGCTTACGAATTGAAAGATCATCAGTTCTACCTTGAAATAAGAATAAACAACCATCACAACCACGCGGCATATTCATATCAATAGCAATCATAACTTTACCACCTTCTTGCTTCACGTTGTTCTTTACTAGGTTTGCCTAGCCAAACTATCGTTCCATATTCAGCATGTACTACATCAATAAAATCTATTACTTTAGGTTCCATTTAGATAACCTCTCAATCTTTTGGCCGCACCAAGGACAGTAATTAATATGAAGTGCGGCCTCAACGTCTCTACTTCCTTGCAAATCATTTATATGAACAATTAGATCTCCTAGTAAATCAATGAATGCTTCGCCTTCAAAGCCTTGATTGACTTCTTGACCTTCATTTAAATCATAAGCAGATTGTGTAATTTTGCGGCAAAAACTACATTCTTTCATATTATTACCTCTTTTTTCTTTATTATAATATAAATTTGATTATATGTCAATTATTAAATTTAAAGTCCCAACATTTATCAAATAATTCTTTTTTATTATAATAACACTCAACACAAACACCATCCGTTCCATCAGGATTACCGAAATTACGGCATCCTGTTATTTTATACATTCGATTACGTAAATTCTCAAGTTCTAATTCTGTATTATGAAGATAGATTATAAGTTGTTTTTTTGTTTGATGTTTTAAGAAATTTTCATCTGTTAAATTACTCATATTTACTCCTTTCGCGGCGGTTTGCGCGCCAGCGCAAACTTGCGCCGCATTTATTTTATTTTTATTATGTTAATTTTATTATGTTTTATTATATTATGTGTGTTCTCACAACATAGATGAAGAGTGTTTTCACGACACACCTTCTGGATTTGAAGACACACATCAGGTGTGTCTTCACGACATACCTGTGTTCTCAAAACATACATTGATGAAGTGTGTCGTGAAGACACAGGTGTGTTCTCAAAACATACATTATTCCATAATTTTTTTGTACATAATTTTAAGATATTTATATGGCTCATATTCTAAAAATCCGCGCTCAATAAGCGCATCGCGTGCAGCATTATAGCGTTTATGATCAAAATTACACGCTTTAAGAATAGTTGCTTCTGCTGGGTGAAAATCACCATTTTGCCGCTGAAAGATTAAATAAAGTAATAATGTCTTTTGTGCTCCACTTTTGTTATCAATTTTTTGGTTGATCTTTTCAAACATTTCGGGTGCAATTTGATAAAATAAATTCTTTTCATTATAAGTAGATTTATCTACATCGCTCAATAATGCGAGTGCTTTCTTTTCTGCTGCCATAACCTGAATACCTCCTGAATTACCGCTTAGCCATTTTTACAGCTGTAGGAATTGCCGCGCGTAATTCAGGCGTGTCATTAAACCAATATACATCATATTGAGGTTTCTTTATATTGGGTGTTACTTTTATAATTTTAAAGCCTAATTCACGTAATGCGGCTGCTACTCGTGGCATATAAATAATATAAAGTTTATCTGTCATTCTGTATAACCTCTTCCATTTTATCTAATAGTTTAACTGAAGGATTTTTTGTTCCTTTAAAGATACGGCTTAGGTGTTCTTGGCTGCATCCAATATATTCTGCCGCTTCAGTTTGAGTCCATCCTTTATTATATACAAATAGCTCATATTGTTTTATAATATCTCGTGTCATATTCTCACCTGCCTCAGAGACATAATTAAAAGTAAAAGAAATATACCTATTCTCACATAGAATAGGTAATTTAATTATTCTGCATTCATTCTAAAATTTTTCGATTTAACAAACTTTTTTATAGCATCCGGACTTGTCAATATATATCCATTCAAATAACTTTCAGGGTCAAATAAATAAGCTACCTGTTCGCGCCGATATTTATCTGTTGTAAGCTCTTCAAGTGGCCAACCAAGCTTTATCGCAAGCTTATCATCGGGAAATATTACTTTAGGATCGGATGGGTCAATTTTTGTCCAGCCAAAATCTTCGGAGTATGTAGCTGGATAAAAGTTATCAGGATCATCTGTTTCATTTAGATATCCTTTAACTCTATCAAATAAGAAGCTCCAACAAGTAAATTTATTATCAAATGGCTCATAAGTTATGAATGCATAACTGTTATTATCTTCCCAAAAAGGATTATCGCGCCACTTTTCAATATTATCTACACTTCTACCAACGGATATGCTAAAAGACTGCTCAGTATCATAATATCCAACTAATGTATCATTAAGTGGAAAGTTTTTAACACAATCTTTAAATTTCATCTTTAGTCTCCAATAAAACCAATGCTGCTTCAATTATAGAACGGTCAAATGTCAATGAAAGCTGTGGATACTCGGTTTCTTTTATTTTAATAGGAATAAGATTTTTATAAGTAACTGTACATATTGTATAAGATTTATTCAGTTCTGCTTTAAATGCATCAATTATTTCTTGTCTTGTCATTATCAGAATTCCACTATCCTTTCTTTCTATAAAAATTATAAAATAATTTTTATTTTTAAAAGTTTTCAAATGAGATTAGCTTTTATACCAAACCGAAAGTTTCCGCCCACCACGTTTCAACCATCTCATAGATTTTACTTGTGTGAAAATCTTCAATAGCGTCATTAACAGTACAATCTACCATTTGGATCAACTCAGCATAATCCCAAAACTCTTTGATCTTAGGATACCACTGATACTTAGCCACATCATCATGCAACTGATCCTCAATATGCTGCAGCATATAATCGAATGCTTGCTGCAGAAAATCTTGGAACTTGAATTCATTTACAGTAGAATCCCACTGATTTTTTAATTCCATATCTACCAGATGTGCGTGCGCGGCATTGATCAATTCATTGGCGTCCTGATCATTGAACTGAGTCATTTCTTTCCAATTAGTCATTATCATCGCCCCTCACTTTCTATATAAATTATATCTTAATTTTTATAGAAAGTCAAATAAGGAGAGTTGAAATTTCAACTCCCCAATTTTATTATTATCATTGTTTTTCTTCCAATATTGCAGCGTCATCTAGAACATTAAGTTGCGCGCGCAATCCGCGTTGTGGTTTTTCTTTTATATCAAAAGATTCACCAGTTTTAGTGTTAGTAAATGTAATCGTTGCGGGTTCATTTACACCGAATTTTGGTTTATCTTTAAGAATAAGATTTAATACAATACCAACAATCATTGCTAATGCTGTGGTTCCAATACTTACTATTCCAAAGTTACATACTGCGCCAGATACGCCAAGAGTTAATACCGCGGCGATAATAGTAACATTCTTATTATTATTTAAATCAATATTACTATCTTTAATAGTACGGATACCACTTAGAGTAATATATCCATAAAGGATCGCCGCACACCCACCAAAGATAGCACTGGGAATACTAACAAGGAAAGCCTGCAATGGCCCAATAAATGCGGCAATACCCATAATAATTGCGGCAAGTGTAATCACATACTTAGAACAGATTTTACTAAATCCTGTAGTTCCTACACTTTCGCCATAGCTCGTATTAGGCATTGCACCAATAAGAGTACCAAGAGCAGTGGCAGCACCATCACCCATTAGAGTATAACCAAGGCCAGGCTTCTGTGTTAAATCTGTACCGATAACAGCGCTTAGGGCCTTATGGTCTGACGTATGCTCACATAGTGTTACCAGTGATAGAGGCAGGAAAAGTAATAGAATCTGTGGTAATAGACTCCAATCAAAAGCGCCAAAATGTAAGAATGCAAAGTCTGGCATCTGGAATAATCTTACTCCATTAAATACGCTAAAGTCAATAATTGGAATACCGCATACTGTTAATATTGCGGCAAAGGCATACACAATAAGAATAGCAATTAGGAATGGAAGATTCTTAATAAAGCCTTTTCCATAATGAGAAATTAGTGCGGTAATTAGAAGTGTAAGCATTCCTAGACCAAAGCCAATTAAACTATACTGCCCATTAATTTGGAAATATGTTGGCAGGAATGTAGCAAGATTTAAGCCGATAACTGCTACGATTGGGCCAATTACAACTGGCGGCAATACTTTGTTAATCCAATCTGTACCAAAATGATTAATTGCTAGCCCGACCGCAAAATATACAAGGCATACAATTAGGCCGCCAATAAATACAGCGAGGTAGTTTGGGGCAGTTCCAAGTGCTAATGCGCCTAATACTGCTGCTACGAATGCTCCAGAAGAGCTAATAAACATAGGACTTTGACCCTTAGTAAATAGCTGATAAAGCAGTGTGCCTAATGCGGCACCTAGCATAGCGGGCGCGATAGGCACTCCACAAATCTGTGGAATTAGTACTGTAGCAACGAAACAGGCAATAACTTGCTGCATTGCCGCGACAAAGAGTCTTTTTGCAGGTAGCTTATCATTAATGTTATATAACATATTATTTAGTCTCCTTTGGTGTTTTTAAACTATAAAAATTATGTATACCATCAGTTACCACTGATTCAGTAGTATAATGGCACTAATCGGGATTAGTACAATTCCAAGCAGTAGTTACTGAATTTGGATTAATTTTATTGGATTGTGTATTATTAAAATTTACATATGTATTTTCCGTTTTATAATCACTACCACCAACTTTGTAAATGTTAGGATTATTTAATACGTTATCTGCTTCGTTGCATTTAACAATATAATCATACCACCACGGTTTTGCGCAATCATCTTTGTTCCAAGTAATATCCCATTTATCACTTCTAGAACAATCACATTGCCTTACCCAAGGTGCGTTAATGCGGCCGCAGCGAGGACACTCCCATCCCTATTCTGCTTTTGGTTTGATATATGGACACTAACAGGTTGTGCCCGTGCCTGTGGTTGTGGTTGTAACTTTATCTGTAGTAGCCATAATTACCTCCATTCAGATACAGCGCTAGCTGATTCTTCTTTAAATTCATCTTCATGTTCTTTAATAAAGACAATAGCATCTTCAATATTACTCACAAGGATGCCACCCTGTTTAATTAGACCAGTAACATAAAGATTCTGATAACTATACTGCTGCTCACCTAATGCCGCAGCGCCGCCTTTATCTTTGGCTTCACTATGAGTTAGGAACATTTGTCTATTATCAGTACAAATACCAACAATATATTTATGATCTCCACGTTCAATCTTTTCATGAAATTTACCAATTTCCGCACACGTGCCGGATGGGAGGACATCTCCATCTATGCAAGCCACAAGAATATCAGTTTTATTTAATCTAATATTATCCCCATTAGCAATTTCTTGAGAGCCCGCAAATTTCTTTTTCCCTTCGACTCCATTGATATCAGTGTTTTCAACAGGGGAATATAGATCTACTCCTGGAATTGCAGCTCGTATTTTAACTGCCCATTCAGTATTTCTAAGTAAATCACCATAAGTAAAAATTGGTCCTGCTAAATAAATTTTCATTTTATCACTCCAATTATATATTAATCCCATTTTATCGCTTGTCCGCATTCAGAACAGAATTTCGTTCCTTTCTGAAGAATACATTCGCACTTTGGGCATTTATATTCATCTATTACGCACGGCCCATCATCAAATCCATTGGGTTCGCAATGAATGCAAAATGAGTGATAACATCTTTTACATACAGGGCCATTGTGAAAGTCATAACTCATAGCCCATTCATCTATGTTGCCATCTTCATCTGTCTCCCAATCGTGCTGCGGATACTTTTCGTAAATATGTATCGGTGTTTTAGGTTCTTGTTCTTTCAGCAAGGCAAGGGCGTCTGGCAATAATCCTTCTATACAGTATCCATATCCGTTCCGTGGTTCGTACAAACTTGTATATGGGCATTTGTTTTTACATATTGTTGGTGAACAACAACATTCTAGCCCTTTGATAACTCTCTCCCTGTCAGTCATTACTATTTATCTCCTTTAATGGACACCAATATGGTCTATATTCAGAATATCTTCGTTCTTTGTCAGCCTGACAATAGCAATGCTCACCGTTGTAACACGGGCATTCATAGCAATAATCCGGGAGTGTATCAATTGTTGTTATTACTATCATTTTCATTTTACTGCACATCCGTATTTTGCTCTTTATGCGTTAAATTCCACATAATATCATACATTTCTTGTTTAAAGCCTTCTGGTTGCTGTTCAAGTGGTAGCATCCACCAAGCTAAGCCTGCATCTGGATGACGATTAAAGTACTCGTCAATTAGTTTGTCATAGAAGTTCTCCATTTTATTCCTCCATTTTATACTGTGCCATAGGCATAAGTTTAAATAGATTTTGCTTATGCCGTTCGTCAATTTTCTTTTTAATTTCAGGTGCGGGTTGAATATTGTACCTAATATAATCATTTAGTTCTTTATAAGTAAATCCAATATTATCTTCATCAGTCTTTCCGCATAAACCATCAGATGGCGGCTTGATAAGAAGATCCACTGGCAGACCAAGTTCGCAGCCAACCGCAATAACTTCCTCAGAAGTTAAATCTTTAAGCGGCGCAAAATCGCCCGCTGTATCGCCGTATTTTGTACTATATCCAATATAATCTTCACTATAGTTACAAGTATTTGCAACTCGTCCATTCATACACTGAGAAATGTAATAAAGAGTTGTCATACGAACACGGGGAGGAAGATTAATCATAGCTTGTTCAGTACTAATTTCGCCCATACAAGCAGATATAGCTTTGACAGCAGGATGAATATCAACTTTTAAATAATCAATTTTAAGAAAATCGCAAATTCTAATACTATCGTTAATATCATTTTGCACTCCATCTGGCATAAGTATGCCGCATACTCGATCATGACCGAGTGCCTTAACGCATAGACCAGCAACCACGGTGCTATCTTTTCCACCGCTAATTCCAATTACAGCATTACAATTAGGTCCATTTTCATTAAACCAATTACGAATCCATTCAACAATTTCGTTAGTAATTTTTTTTGCGTCAAACATCTTATTCCCCATATATAATTTATTGGCAATGATATAATCATATACTTGCGGTGGCAGCATGGATTTAGCTATGTTATCATAATAGGGAAGCGTGGTCCGAATTAATGTAGAGGAAATTTTAAGTTCACGTTCAATTATTACAATAGAATCAGCGAGCGCCTGAATTTCATAAGGGTCTTTCCACGTTCTCATCTGTTCATATGCATCTCTACCAACAATTAGACACAAATGATCATTAGGATACATAGCTTTAAATTTTCGTAATGTATCTACAGTGTAAGAATTTCCTTCTGTTTTACACTCAATATCACTAACTTCAAATTTTGGATTATCTTTAATTGCTAGCTTCACCATATTAAGACGATGGTGCGCGGAAGCAATCTCATTTTGAGGTTTCATATAAGGAGTTCCTGCGGGAACAAAGATTACCTTATCAAGTCCCTTTCCCAAAGCGGTTGTTGCCGCGAATAAATGTCCCCAATGAATTGGATTAAATGTGCCACCATAAATTCCGATTCTCATTTTTTTTACTCCTTAAACAAGTCTTTAATATCCATAACTTCACGCATTAGTGCAGAACCTTTAATAAATGTGGTTTCAAGAGGATATTCTTCATACTCTGTAGCAAGATATCGCGCGAACTCAAATCCCTGCGCAACAAGGTTTGTGGCATCTTCAACACTAAACCAATGCATTAAATCTTCTTTATTGCTGCAAGAGCTAAACCATTGACGACCATCTTTCTGATATCGAACATCATAGCCCATAGGAAGATTCTTTGTTTCGCAATTAGGAAGTGCATTAATGCCCCAACAAAATTCTCCATAACTATTATACCAAAGTCCATTATTGGGATCAGTGCTTTCGAGGCGATACACCCATTTTGGCTCTTTTTTAGTCTGCGTGCTTCCTTCTCTATTAAGTCTAAAATTAACAGAGGACTGAAGATAAATTTTATATTTCGGATCAGCACACATTGTTTTCCCACTTGCATCAGAAAGCTTCGCAACGGGATTACCGTTGACATACTGCAGCTTGATCACAATGTTCAGTGGCTCTACGGCAGTATCATTAGATACAAAAGTTCCGATACCAAAAGAAACTTTTACGCGGTTATTGAAGTAATTATATAATTTTTGCGCTCTATCAAAATCCAAACTATCACTAAAAAGTAAAGTTTTAGTTTTAGGATCAATTCCGAATTTCTGATAATGAGCAATCATTTTTTCGCCCCAGATAAATGGATCACCGCTATCGTGGCGAACACCAGTAAAGTTATTGGCCATTGATCTATCAAAATCCAGTAAGAATATATCAGTAGTGATAGTGTCAGTTAGCGCTGTTCCATTATCACCATTATATTCATGATACCAATCCTTCATAGCATAATAATTTGTATATGCTAGTGGAATTTTATTAATGCCCTGATACATCTGAACAAATTCATGGGCATATGTTCCAATTGGTAATAGATTGTATTTATAAGCTAAATATACATTAGAAGTGCCAACCATATTATTGGTTTCTTTAGCAAATCGGCGTACAACTACATCCTGCCATTCACGTGAAAGGCGCCGCCGGCATCCAAATTCCGCGAACTTAAATGTATATTTTTGATTCTGAAAATCTTTAATTTTCTGATCTAATCTTTCTTTAGCTGACTTCAGAAGATCATTATAATCATATTTCATTCTGAAGTAAACTTCATTTACAATTTCCAGAAGATAAATTTCAAACTGCATACAAGAAAACAACGGGCCATTTACATGAATACCGAGATAACCATCAGGGGACCAAGTAGTATGCACATAGTCTCTAATAGGATGCCACAACCGCAAGAATTCTACGTAATCGGGTTTAATGAATCTAATAGAACGCAGATAATTCAATTCTCCTGGCTTGAAAGTTAGAGTGCAAAGATGGTCAATCTGCTCATTAATTTCATTAAACATTTCTTCAGTAAAGAAAACATTTTCATTGCGGCATTTAAAATGATATTCGCCCATCAGGTCTGTATGCTGATGGAACATTACTTGGTTCATATTAAACTTATACAAATCAGTATCGAGTAGAGATGTAATAATCGGATCAAATTTCATTTTATACTCCTTTCACAATCGTTGCTTGACAAGACTGCATTACTTTTAGCGCGGCTTCATGTAATTCTGGTGTTACTCCAGCGCAGCAATCTGCGAATACTTTAATTGGGACTTCAGGAAACTGTGCCTTTAATATCTGAAAATTTGCAGATACACAAATATCAGTACAAAAACCACAAAGCCAAATTTCCTCTGGAGCAGTTAGACGATTATCCCATTTTGTATAGCCGAATGTTGGCTTGGCAATATAACAATTGAAATCTGTTAGCTCATGACAAATTTTCCAACCAGGAGTGGTTGCAATACAATGGGGAACAGGAAGATTTCTACCTTCTTGACTAGTCATATAAGTTTCTTCATGATGAGTGTCTTGAGTAGCAATAAGGTAAAACCCTTCTGCGCGCGCCTTTTCAATTAATTTTTGAATATTAGGGATCGCCGCGATTGCTTCCTCATTTCTAAGGGCGCCACGTGTAAAATCTTCTTGTGCATCAATAACAATTAGATATTTCATTTTTTAATCCTCCTTTTTCTATAATAATTATACAGCAAATTTAAAAAAAGTCAAATAAAAAAGAGGGCGCTTTCGCGCCCATAAATTTAGATAGCTATCCAGCCATATACGCCGGGTTGCCATACATTATTATCAACTGTAGACTCCCAAGTCTGCTCATTGTATGTTACTCTGTCTCCTGTATTGTAAGCATCTTGTGCACCAGTTGGCTGTTTCCATTCAGCAATAGTACCTGGCATTGTTATTTCAGTAAATAAAGCAGGTGTAATATCAGGTTCCCATCCTAGTTGAGAAGTATGTGCCTGTACTACACGATATAATTTATCATTATAACGTATTCGTGCACCAACTTCATAAGCTTCACCCTAGTGCCATACTGGGAAAAGTACTGCACTTTCTAATGCGGTTTCGTCTGTTAAGGTAGTAAGTATAGTATTCATTTGTGCGATTCGCGCGCGGACGGCCGCAATGAGCTCATCTCGTGTCATACTCCCACCCCCAACATCTGAAGTGCTTCAATGTAATCAGCAGAAGATGCATCTGTAGATTCTACAATATCTGCTGGTTCGCCATTGAAGATAGCGATATCGGAGTAGAAGCTTTCAAATGTGCCAAAAGTCATGCGGTATTGTCCTAGGTCAGGGTTGATAATTACTACTTTGTCTTCAACGTCGTGACCGCAGCATATAACGAAATGGTTATGTTTCCACCATACGATACTCGGACGGTCCTAACGCACGACTTCGGCCGCGTCCATTTTATAAGCCTGCATATCAAGACCATGATTACGACCAACTACAAGTAAGTCTTTTGCGCTGCACCCAACTATCGTGGTATTACATTCCTTAGTTAATGCAGTTAAGTCAGCTTCAGTATTATAGTAGGATAATAGCATTTTTAGACAAGTAGCGCCGCAATCAGATGGATGAGGAGAAACTACTGGTGTAATGTTAAACATAGTTATTCCTCCTTATCGTAATGGATCTACGGGAGTGTCTATAATATCAAAAGTGAAGCGCTTGCCCGCGGCCAAAGTGTTACTTTCTGCATTTAAATTAAGAGGCTATACATTTAGTGCGCGGTCAATTTCCTTTTCTTTTTCCGCCTAAATATGTGCCATCATATCTATTTCTCGTGTCATATTATATACCTCCAACAATAAAGCCGCCAGTGATACCTAGAGTATTAGCCATGTCCTCAAACAATAGCATTTCCTCGCTCTTAGTACCAATATTGTATGTATCTTCTATTGTATAGTCATCTATCATTTTTTGTGTAGTAGTAATATATTGAGTCTGAGGATTGTAGTCTCCTACAATTTCTTTTATTTCTTCATTCGTATGTGTAATATGCTTAATCCATCCACGTGCCCGATATTCATTTGGATTTTCATCAAACCATTGTTTGACACCTAAAATAATTTTTCCAGTGATGGAGCCGTCTGTATCATTAATTGGCAAATATTCAAGAGTGCCATCTTCCTTTAGTCGTTCATATGTCCAAGTCATTAATTGTCACTTCCTTATGCTGGAATAGTAGAATGTGTATTCATAAAGCGCCATAGTTTAACGCCGCAAACATTAGTGTAATGTAAATTAATCATGTTTAGACCCTTAGTTTCGGCTTGAGTATGTTCAGTAGCAATTTTTACAGTGTCATCAGGCGGCGTTAGGGTCATACTGTAAGAGCCATTATGACGGCATCTTATTTCAAACCAGCATCCATGCGTATCATTATCAACGGCAGGCAGAATAAATTCCATTGGGCAGTCAATAATTGTATTACATTTATATGTAATATTTGGTGTAAGGCCGGAGAAGATTACTTTAGTATGATTATAGTAAGTATTTTCCGGTACTTCATCACCTACAGTTACTTCGGCTGCGATATACTCGCCATCAGAAAGTGTATAGTATGTTTTATCTTCGACAAAAGTAGTATCAGTAGTTAGGCCATATTCCCATGTTAGGTAGTCATCTACATCATATACATAGAAAGTAACGCGGTAGTCTAAATTATTAATTGCTAAGTCAGTAGCTTTAAAAATAAAAGTTTCTTCTTCAGAACCCCAATTAATGGTTATTGTTTTTGAAGTTGCCGCGACATCAAAACGAATTGCAATATCAATATGATCAGTGCCAGATGTAAGTATATATCCATCTGCACCGGTAATTGTAGTAGAAGCACTAACAATAGTATTTTCTGGCGCGGCAATGCGGCTAAAAACATACCAGCCAGTATTAGTTAGTCCATAATTGGCATACTATGATATATCTTCTACATAAGTTGGAGTTCCAATAGCTTCTATTATATTTCCAGATAATAATTTAGATGGCTCTAAGGATGACACACGAGTTGGCGCGAGAAGTGTTTTTAAAACAGCAGTATTAATACCACTATTGCCACCAGTTTCACTACCGGATACTAATAATTCATGCCATTCTTTATTTGAATCTGCCATATAAGCTTCTAATGCATTAGCTGAGCCAGAAAGCACAATACAAGTAGAGCCCAAAGTAATATATTTTTTTTCAATATTATTCATATCAGCAATAGTATCGCAAATATGTTCATAGGTTAATACATTATCCATATTACCCTATTTTGAAATAATATGCATTTATTTCACCTCTTAAATTAAATCTGACTTGCTAGCTCAGCTACTTCAGATCTTTCTGTTTTTAATAATTTTACAGTACCAAATAGTTTATTTCCTGCTAGTGCTTTATTTAATCTTTCAATACCATTATTACTTTCAAACTTCTTACCATCAGTTTGTAATGTATCACCGTTAATCCATAGCTCACTATTTTTACCACAACGACTTACTAATAATTTATATCCACCTCCGGTAATATTTTGCCCTTCAGATACATATAAAATTGTATTATCCCAGCTACAGCCACGAATGAAACCTAAATTAACGGCTTCAATTTGTCCTGTCTGTTGTGCCATCTGTAAGCCATCTTCACCTAAAATACTAGTTAATGGACCAAGGCCCCATTCAATTTTCTTTTGTAAGGAACCTTCCAAGAAACCAATTTCAGGTGCATCTTTAAATGGTACTAGATTACGAATATAAATAATCTTATCTTTCTTACCTCGTTGTACTAAGTCCCAAGCGTGTAAAAACATTAAATAATCTTTTCCAGACCCAGGTACTCCTGTCAATAATTTAACAGGAATATTAGGATTTTGTAATAAATCAAAAGTCATTTTTTGTTCAATATTTAATGGACGTACAGATTTACCAAGAAAGTCATTATGGATTTCTTTATATTTTAATGGTCGATATTCATTTCCAGTCCAGAATAAAATATCTTTTAATTCATTGCCTTCATATATACGCGCGAATTCATTAGTTTTACAACCTAATATATTAATATTAGGACTAGTATATAACATATTTAGCTGTTCTTCAGAAGGAGTATATTTTTCCCAACCAGCCCATTCTTCTTCATCTAATGAATCATTACCACTATATGCGGCTAATAGATGCGGCATCTGTAATGCAAATAAATATTGAGTAGCATCACAAGTTAAAAATATAATTTCTTGTCCTTGCTGAATAGCAGTTAATTCAGCCGCACATAAAATTCTATGATCATTAATATCGCTTAAAAATTCATATTTTTTAAGCATCTTATCTATCTTATGATTATCTACTAATATAGTCTCAAAATGACTAGTATTTAAAATTGCGCGAATAGCTTCTCGCGCAGTAAATTTAATTTTATCATCTTCTTTAGAAGTTTTAATATGTTCAAGCTCAGATACAGTTATAGGGCTAATACCAATCTTATCACAATCATCTAGTCCTTTCCAATGTAAAACTGCGGAAGTATCCGCCCAATGTGTTATATTCATTCTTCAGTCACTCCTATGATTCTATCAATTAATCCTTTTTCTAACATATCATCAGCATAAAGGAACCATTGATGTCTCATATGGGAGTCATATTCTTCTTTTGTGATATTGGTATTCTTAACTATAAAGTCTTTAATTTGTTCATCTACCTTATCATTAAAAGCCATAATGTCAGCAGCGGTTTTAGATTCTGAAGCTGCTAATGCTACATAGCCATCATGAATAAGAGCATATGAACAGGGGAAACAACTTCTAATTACATTTTCATTCTTGCCGCCACCTGCTAATATAACTGCGGCCATAGAGCAAGCATATCCAGGAACCAATATATTAAGTGGCTTAGAATATTGCGAAATATAATGCGCTAAAAAGAATCCATCAGATACTGAGCCACCACTACTATTTAAAATTAGTGTAACTGGCTCATTAGAATCATCATCTTCAAATTCTTTTAAAGGCAGATATACTCTCTCAACTATATCATCAGATACATCATAATTTAATAGAACTGTGCGCCGTTCTAATAGTTGATGAAAATATTGATAAGTTACCGGGTCTAGTCCATAACGATCTAAACCACTAAATAGTTCTTCTAGTTCCATAAATCCTCCTCAGCACCTATATACATAGGGCTTAACCAAAAATTTTTGCTAAAGTGCAGTCTTCTTTTGATAGATCATTTTCTCTAATACGTTTTAATAATGGATGACGTATAGAAATACCATTACCATTAGAATCTGCCTTTGCAGAAGATACCATCATGCCGCCAATGGTTACTGGACATCCAATCCATCTTGTTGGATTATCACGTAATTCAGTCTTAAACTCATCTGTTAATCCAGCAACTTTACATAATGGAACTTCATTATGATTATTATCATAAACTGATACTTGAATCGCGCCAGGCCAATTATTATAATAGTTTTTAGTAATTGGTAAATAAGCACCACCGGTTTGATATTCACCAAAATAAGAGCCATATAATAATTCTCCGGTACGCTGATTTTCCCATAGCTGCCAGCTACCTAAATCTTTACCAGTATAAATATGTTCACCGGGTACAATACCACTAATAAAAGCATCAATTTCAGAAGTAATTTCTTGTTTTACTTTTACTGTATCCCACGCGTGCGGGCCTCTTTTTCCAGGAATATAAATAGAATCTTTACGATAGCATACTGCTCCTTCTCCACCCGCAGCGAATATATCACTCATTTTATCAAAGAAAGTATCATCCATTTCATAATATGAAACACCTTCTACTAGAGGTGAATTAATACGAGACACTACTTGTGGAATTAATTTAATACGCTCTTCAAAATGAGTATTCATATAATCTGTGCCATCAAGTGCAAGCACATCAAAAATACGCCAACGTAGAGGAATATCTTTTTGCCGCGATAGCGCTTTGGGTACGAGGCAACGAAGTATAGCCCCTACATCTTTATCTATCGCACCGGGGAGATAGATTTCTCCAAGTATTACTGTAGTATCTGTAAAAGCATTACAAATATCATTGAAGAACAATACTTTATCTTGTACTTCACCATATGTCCCTGTAGTTTTAGAAATGCCACGTGTTTGTAACAGTTTCTGCTCAGGAGAAATTATAGCTCGGCTCCAATTTCCATCGGTTTTAAGACCAAATAAATAATTTCCTGAAGCGGCGAGCTGTTCTAGCTTAGTACGCCTTGCCTCAGAAGACATTGTAGCTGAAGGCGCAAAGTATTTCATTGGTTCAGAAGTAGCATAATCTATCATATAATTCTCCTTTAAATTAGTTTCAAATCTTTAAGTACGGTCTCGGCGCTTTCTTTAAGAAGTTCCAATCCTTCATCATTATGTACAATATAATCCCAACCAAATACATCTAAAGAAGTTTCACTAGGATGCTTTAATTGATCTTCAGTAAGATTAGGATTAACCCAAGGAGTTCCATTCTCATTAGTTCTTTCAATTCTAATACTATAGCAATTATTTAATGTAGATAAGGCAATATTAACTTCATTTTCAAATCTACCATCAGGAATAATTGCTACATCAAAGTCACTATAATCTTCAATAGCTTTTAAGAAATCTACTACTACATGAGTCCAATAGTCTGGATTGTGCGCGCGAACCTGATCAGTTCCAACACCCTGTAATAAAGATCTACCAATAGCATCTTTCTGGCCATCCCAGCCATAGAATTCTTTTAAGAAAAATTTTAATACATCTGCATAATGTATAATAATGGTGCGTTTATTATGTGCGGCTAATATTTCTTTCATATACTGTGCGAATTGGTCTTTTCCGCTACCAGATTTGCCGCTTAATACTAATGAACAATTCATTTATTTTTTTCTTCCTCCATCTTCATTCTAAAATAGAAACGAATAAATTCTGTTTCTTCGGGAGTGCATATTCCAGAATAATAATCTGTAACTGTAGATAGGAATTCAGCTGCATCTAATAAATTATGTTTATGCATAGCGATATCCCACGCCGCTTCTGCGGCTTCTTTTATATCTTGTCTAACATTTGTATAAATCTCATTCATTCTTTTTCTCCTACATTTTATTTAATATATTAAAAAAAGTTTGAACTTCTTCTTTGGATTCTAATTTTAATTGCCACACTGGCTTTGGCGCGATGCGCTCATCAGCATCTGGATAATTAAAAATAAAATATTGCTCTTTCCCTTCATCCTCACCATGATATATAACTCGTGTACTTAAATGTGTACCGGTTTTCTTACTAATAATTTTTAAGAAATTACAATCTTTATAAGCATATTCTTCTAAATCCATTTTTTGTTTATCTAACTATCCAATGAACGCTATATAATCATCGCGCTCAACTTCAAACATGTTATCCATTTAGTTCTCCTCTAAAATTATCTTTTAGTGTTTGTGATTCTTCTTGTGCCAATCTATCACATTCATTATTCCAATATACATTTTCATGACCTTTTACTTTAGAAAAATTATACCAGAAATTATCAAAATAAGGCACAATTTCAACCCATAAATCTTGATTAGCTACATCTTTACCTTTAGAGTTTACCCAACCATTATCTTGCCAAGTAGTGTACCATTCTTGTGTAAAACAATTTATAGCATAAGCAGAATCGCTATATATAATAACAGGTTCATTAGGGTGTCTATTCTTTTGCGCGAACTCTAAGGCATTGCGTATCGCCAATAATTCCATACGCTGATTTGTGGTACCATATTCGCTACCAGACACTTCATAAATGCGTTCGCCGCCACGTAAGGCAATGAAGCTCCAGCCGCCGAATGTACTTTTACCTAATTTTTTACAAGATCCATCAGTATAAATTTCTAAAGTTGAAATTTGAGCCGTACTTCTTTTGCCTTTTATCATAACGGTTTCCTCCTATTTATTATATTATAATTTAATTTATTTAAAAAGTCAAATCTTTTCCTCAGGTAGCAGCATAATCTATTGATAATATATTTCTCCTTGACCATTACCACCTAATTCATCATGATAGACTTCATAAATATGGGTAATTTCCTTCTTTTCTGCTGGACTGGCCCAGCCGCGGTCATCTACTAGAATTTTCTTCCAGTTATATAAGGTATCAAATAATTCCATTTTGGTGCCTTTTCCAATTACTTCTAAACGTCCATTAATATGATCAATATCGTCTGTAATTTTATTAACTTTATTATCTATTTTTTCAATAGATTTTTGCATTGTATTCATATTATTACTAATACGTTCTATATTTGTACAATTATCTCTTGCGCCCGAAAGGAATTCGTCCATTTTTTGGTTACGAATAATTTGATTTTCGTAACGTTCTTTAAAGTTTTTAAAAAAATCAACAATCCATCCCATTGGTATCACCTCCTTAGAAAGAATATATGTTAAAACCCTTATTCAGGATTGAACATTGCATTTAATAAATCTAAAAAACCAGCTAAAAAAGTAATTTCCAATTTAGTAGAAGAAATACCTTTTTGATAAACATCTTGCCAACTAGCTGGAGTCATAGGATTAAATTTAGGATCAAATTTAGGAGGATGATGTGCGAAGCCTGAAAGAGTGGCACGGACTCCATATGCTCCATTACTTAATTCGCTATCTGCTGCCTAATATACTTTTGCTAAATGATCTTTGGTAGCCTTTAATAAGAATGATAGTGGATAATATCCACCATTAATTGAAAATACATGTAATTGTTTTACAGAAGTGCCACTAGCAGGAATATTTTGAATAATTTCACGAGCTAATCCTAACTAATTATCAAATAGTAATATTGCTGCAATTGCGGAAAAATAATTTTCAAGATTATTTTTATTACCTTCTCCTATCATTCCAGGACCAGCGTTGATACATGCATCTAATAGCCATGTGGTATCAAAAGTAGATAAACCTCCTGCGGTATATAAAGCATTAATTTTACTTAACTATGATTCTAAATTACTACCAAGACTGCCACCTTGAAATGCCTCCCAAGTCATGTCTCCTTGAATATTTTTTGTTACTCGAAAGGAATCATAGTATTTTGTTGAGTCTTCTATAACAAAGCAGTCTGCTAAGCCATTATAAATTTCTTTAAATTTAGCAATGGCTTTATCAATTTTTTTCATCGCAGTTGCCCAATTTTTTTCTTGTTTTTCATAATATTCTACAGTATTTAGACCACTAAATTTATCTTCTAAAGCAGTTAATGCATCAGAAATTTCTTGTGCGGCAGTTGCATATGCATTAAGTTCTGTTTCTGACGTTAATAAATTAGGATCAATAGATAAATATCCTAATATTACGTCTGCACGGCCTTGTGCTTGGCCCACTCTATGACTATGAACTGCGCCATTGAATATGCCAATCATAGCATCTTTTATTTCAGATAGTGCGCTTTTATTCTAAGTTACATGAAATGCTTTTTCTAATGAACGTTCATTCGCTACCTAACGAGAATATAATTTAGATAAATCTTTAGCTAATTCAGAAGCTTTTTCTTCTTCTCGCATTTTCTTTTCTGTATTTTTAGCATAATTTTTAATCGCTGCCTAAAAATTAGCATTTTTATTTGTATTAGATAAATCTACAGCATACTCCTAAACAAATTTATTAGCAATCATAGGTAAATTATTAGTTGTAATTAAATTATCAAATAATGTATTAATATACTCATTTCCCTCTAAAATACTCTCTAAATCGCGCGTAACTGCATAATTGTTTTTTTGTCCTTTTGCTAAATCATTTAATTTTAATTCATTAACAATTGTATTATATTCATCTAAAATCATGTGTGAAACACCAATTAAGAGTCCAGCCAACTATCGTTTATTTAAAGTTATACCAGAGGTTTGCCAATCAATTAAATGTGGACCAATACGTGTAAGAATATATTGTAATACCTTTTCACCTGTTTTTGCACGACGATTGCCACTTAAAAAATCAACAACTTTAGAAAGCTGAGCGGCGGTATTTAAGTTGGCACTACGTATATAGCCTTTTTGAGCCTGTTCAAAATCTTCGGGGGTATATTCTCCTGATAGTAATTTAGTTTCATTTTTTTGCCGCATTGTATTAATATTATATTCTAATCTTTTACGTTCTATTTCAAGACGCTATATAGCATCTTGACCATCCTATACATTTTTATTAAATTCTTTAATAAAATCACTCCAATTAGAATAGAGATCTGGCAAAGTAACATCTAAACCTTCATTTTTTTTTGAAGCCATCCATTGTAAAAATGCCATTTCTTTGCTTTGTTCATTAGCTATAATTTGATCTAAGAATGTAAATACAGTATCTATAGTAATACTTGAATGATTTTGTATTACTGTATGTGGATCATATTTTGTAGAAGCTAATACGGTATTACTATATAAATAATTATAAGCATTAGATGCAATATTTGTGCCTTCAGGCCCTTTACTTAATAAAGAGGTAAAATAAATATAATGCGCCATTGAACCGCCATAAATCGAATCTGGCACCAAACCTTTCCATGAAAATAATGCTCCAGGTTTCATTATTATATCACCTCCAATAAAATAAGCCATTCCTTAGAATGGCTCTTCCCCATAAAAATATGTAATTCTATTACATCTGAATCATTTCAATTTTTTCTATATTATGCTCTCTAATTTCATTATCATTTAAATTAGTATCTTTAAATCCTTGTGCCTTCATTGTTAGCACATTTAAAACATACGCGCGCCCGCTCCAAAATGTACCACAATCCATATTGATTTTTTTACCAGTAAATCTGTCATCAAGAAGACCAACATAAGCGCAAGGACGCGCGTGTTCTTCAGCCTTATCTTTTCCATAATATTTCGCGGCTAGATGCCATACTGGAGTATGACCATAAACGCAGATTCTACCAGTTGTCCATCCTTCAGTTAAATAATTTCTATCCCATAAAATATGGGTTAAATCATCTTTATCAATAAATTCACCTTCATATTCATCGTCAGATACACGTTTAAATACTCGCGGATCACCACCTGCGTGGCAGAAATCAATATTCTCATAAGATAATGCTGCATTTAAATTATTAATGCGAGAGACAAACTCATTGGACATACCTGCAAGCATCCAATCCATAAGCGTCTTTTTCCCGCCATTTATAATTGAAAGCTGTACTTGGGATGCGGCGAAATCTTTTAGAGAACAACTATATAAATATGCTTTTACTTTTTCTTCAGTTAATTCATCTTTATAGTAATTAATAATAAAGCGCGCAGCTTTAACAAACATATCTTCATGATTACCTTTTAGATAAATAACTTTTGGGTTATCTAAAAGTTCATTCATGATCTTATATCCATCTGGGCCACGATCACAGGCATCGCCGCCATAAATAATAGTTGCTTCTGGATCTTGTTTATAACAGTAATCCATAATTGCTTTATATAAATCATAGCAGCCATGAATGTCTGTAAAATAAAAAATATCGTGCATTTTATCTTCCTTCTTTCTTTATATACCAATCCAAACCTTTTTCCCACATATCTAGTAATTTTATATCTTGAAATCCATATAATCCACAGGCTACAAATGGATGTACTTCTAATGGAATTGTATCTTCCAGTGTTACCATTACATCTAAAGTATAAGCCTTTGGCGCGGTAGTAAATGAATATTCATAGATCATTTTAGAAATTATTTCTGCATTTGGAAAGCTTAGAGGACTTCCACTATAATGCTGACATCCTAATATTTTATCATAATATACAAAAATTCGATATTCAGCAAGTATGCAATGTAAAGGACTTACTGCATATAATCCGTTCTTACTAATATGAGGTCTTGCGCTCTCGTATGGATTCATCAAATCAGTCCAACTTTTCATTTTGTCAATACGTTTAATAAAATATTTATCATTATCATAGCCTAGTTTTAATAGTTCTTCACCGGTAAGCTTCTGGTATCCCGGAGAATATTTCATTAATACTTCAGGTAATTCAATAGGTTTAAGTGAAGTATGAAAATTTGTTTTTAGCCATTTTCTAGTATGTTCTACACTAGAGATTGGAATTACTTTTAATATACCTGAAGTTTTACCATATTGTGATAAACTATCTGTACGTACTACTTGATCACAATTATACTTGGAAAAATGGTCACAGATATATTCAATAATTTTTCCATCAGCTTCAAAATTAGTTAATGCAGGCATATCTAATACATATAATCTATCCATACTATCACTCCTTTTATATAAATATTATATAATAATTTTAGAAAAAAATCAAATAAAAAAATGAGGTTGAATTATTCAACCCCACTAAAATTTACAATTGGAACTGTACCGCCAGTAAATTTCGGTAGCTGTCCATCCCAATGTAGAATTTTATTATATTCAATCAGTTCGGAAGTTAATGATGAATTAAGTTTCTTATTAGCTTCTGCTTCAGCTTCGGCTTTTGCGCGAATAGCATATGCTTCTGCATCAGCTTCAATCTTCTTTACATCTGCTTCAGCCTGAGCAGCAATACGTGCACGCTCAGCCTTCTGCTCTTCTTCCATAGTTTGCTGTTCCTGCAGAGTTTGAGCACGTTGCTTTTCCTGGGTAGCAACCTGTTTAGCTTCTACAGCTGCTTCAAATACATCCGTAAAATCTACATTTTCAATAGCTAAAGAAATCATATTAATGCCTTTTGGCGCGAGTTCTGTCTTCAATAGTTCGAAAATCGTGTCTGACATAGCTTGACGATTTTCAATTAGATTTTCAGCAGTATATTTAGCAATAACAATCTTTACATCTTCTTGAATACGAGGGCCAATCAAAATAGTAGGATACTCAATACCTACATCTCTATAAAGATTCATTGCAGTAACTTTATCAATATTATAGTTTACGCTGCCCTGGACGCCTACCTGCTGAATATCTTTAGAAAAAGCTTCAAGCGTGAAAGTAGTACGCTGTTCACGGTTATCCATCTTAATTACATTATCCCATGGGGCATGAAAATTAATACCGGCATCAAGTGTTTCATTATGTACCTTACCAAATGTAGTTACAATTCCTGTATAACCTGTTGGTACATATGAAATACAAGAACATAGAATACAAATAATACATATCACTGCGCCACCAATTGAAAATACTTTATTAAAATCTGTAACCATTGCACTGGCGATAATACCACCAATAAGAATTAAAATACCAAGAATAAGTAAAATCATTCTTCTTTATGCTCCTCTTCATACTTACGAATTTTTCTATTTAGTTTTCCAATAATACCATGATTTACTTCTTCACTACGTGACCGTAGTAAATTACGCCGATAACACCATTTCAAATAAGTAGCATTTGATTCCATTATTTTTCATTCTCCTTTTTCTTTTATTTCTGCCCAAGCTGTCATATTTAAATCATACATTACTTTAGCATTCTAATAACCATAATTATATCCATTTTTATATGCCTAATAAAGTAAATCATTTAACTCTTCTGTAGATAAATCATATCTTTCTCCATTATTTGGGAGCAGCATTTTATAAAGTTCCATTATCATTCTGTAATTTACTGTTCCTCCTTCGTTGATACATTTAGTATATCACTGACAATTTCTTCACGAACCTGCATTAAAAGTTTACCCAGTTTATTCTGACCGGGTATATTTTTACATTTTTCACACTGACAATCGCCCCAATAGTTATCATGCCACCAATTATCTTCACAAAATCCATCAATACCATCAACAATAGTACCCATCATACGTGCACGCATATCTGGATCTTTAAATTTAATTCTTAAAATATCAAGCATAACTTGATCTTTAATTTCTTCCCAGTCTTTGCGCAGACAAACATTATGTCCCTTACGCTTTGCTTCACCGGGAGTAGTGGCGGCAGCTACCCAATGCATTTCTTGTGGGGAACGAGCCTTCGCTGCTTGGAAAGCGTGCTCAGATGTTTTATAATGCCATCCTTCTGGATCGACGTCATTCGCATAAAAGATCTCACAAGCAGCGAAGTTGCTCAAAAATTCATATTTATTATTGGAAAATCCATGGAGCATATTCATTCATCTAATACCTCCTAAGCTTCTTTATATAAAGATATTATTTTTATCAATATTTCTTTTAAATTATTCATGATATTTCAGCAAAAAGCTATTGCTTACCGCCTTAAAAGACTTAGTGCCATCAATAGAACGGAATACAATTCCTTCACGAGGCTTGCCATCTTTTACAGAATTACCATCTGCATAAGCTAGAATAGCATCAACATTTTCAAACTGGTTAATTTTCATGCATTCTTCAAGTACGGGAACACAAGGAATATCGTATTCTGCAAGAATCTTGAGCATTTCCAGAGTTCCGACTCGTCCTTTAGAAGAGAAAATCAAGTTAAAGGCGGCAAAATCATGTTCAGTTAGAGAATAATCACGCCGCTGTACACCATCACCATAGGTTTCACCTTGAATGGTAATCCACTCTTCCTGCGGGTACTTTTCAAGCATCTTAGAAAGTACTTCAAAAATATTATACTTCTTTGCCATTTCCCAATATACATTAGTGTCATAATAGCAAGGCTTATTTTCTTCACCAAAGCAAACATTACGAGAGCATACATAGAAGTTCTTTTTATCGAACTTCCCGCGCTTCATAGTGAAAGTAGTGCTAGTACCATCAATCTTTTCAGTAGCTACCCAATCACCGGAATCTTCCAATATCCAAGGCATATTCTGCACACGTTCTTCATCAGTCTTAGATACCCAAGAAGGCCATCCATTCTTCTTATCCTTTTTCTTCCCAAAGAAGAAAAACATAACTTCGCGGCCAAACTTATACTGCATAAACCAATGAATCACAGGATTCTTAAACAGTTTACGATGCCGCATTTCCATCTTCTTGTATTTATCTACAGAAGGAGCCTTACGTGCGTTGTCTTCATCATCAGCGTAGGTTACGCCAAGTTGCTTAGTAAGAAAACGAGTTTCATCGGTAGAATAGTGTAGATATTCATCACTATCTTTAATACACCATTCTTTATTATCTTCATCCCAGTAATTAGTCCACCCAAAATCATTAGCGTGCATCAGTAGGCCCTGCGACAGGGTTTTACACATCTTCAAAGTCTTTACCTTATAATGCCGTTTTTCGAGGAAAGCAAAACACTCCTTATCAGAAGGCACACGAGAGTCAATTTCAAAATAAATAGCAGGATCGCCTACTTTAAACTGGTCTTTCTGTACAATTACACGCCAACCGCCAACGATTGCGTGTTCTACGCGGTCATAACCAGGAATCGGTTCAATACCATCAATTAGAACTACGTAAGCAAGTTCACGTTCTTGATTCTTATTTAGCATTTATATCATCCTTTCTCTCTTTCTTACATAATAATTATATCATAAATTTAGAAAATGTCAATTATTTATAAAGTGTAACTCGCCAATCATTTAAGTGATATGTAGTTCCATTAATTTGTACTGTCATCCAATTGTTAGAATATCGCATATAATCTTCGCACTTTCCTTTAATAATTGAACCATCAGGCATAATAATCATAGCATAAGTATAAGTAGTAGAGCCTTCAGGTTTACTTACTTGAGTACATCCCGTAAGCAAAAATACACAACATAAACAAAGTATAATAATTATAATTTTCTTCATTTACCTGTCTCCCTATATTCAACTCGCCATTCTCCTAGTTCGTGATCAAACCAAACTTCAAATCGAACTGGTGCGCCATCTTTAAGTCCATCTACAAACCTTGTAGTGGAAGTACCAAAAACTTTGTCGGCTAGTCCGCGTTCAAGTACAATATCTTGCACTTTATCCCAAAGCCAGTCTCTATATTCATTCGACATAATATTTACCTCAATAATTGTTATTTATCTTTTATTTCCTTTAAAATTACC